ATACTATCATGAGAAATAGAAAGCTCTTTATCATAACTTGCATAGGTATTACTAGCACTGTTATAGAATTTATGTTGTAACCACTCTACATTAGATAACTCATAAACTATTTCATCACACTTGTTATCATCAAAGGCTTTATACTTACGTATGTAATAAGATAAATTTTTTTCCATAGTCTTGGACCGCCCTAGAAGAGTCGAACTCCTAACCTCTTGGTCCGTAGCCAAGTGCTCTTGTCCATTGAGCTAAGGGCGGAAAATTGGTCCGGCGTGAGGGAATCGAACCCCCATCTAGAGATTAGAAGTCTCCTGTATTGTCCATTATACTAACGCCAGGTTAAAGGGTTGGAACAAATGTTCTATCAATCTTTTGATCTAGTTTTCTAGAATCAAAACTAACGCTCACTTTACCTTCTTGACCTAAGGTTACCGTAAAGTCATCATAGTTACGAAAGTGATCGTATATTTTTAATAGATTAAAAATTTGTTGTTTAGTTAAAACTATATCTTCCATAATTATCCTTGGTGCGGATAGAGGGACTTGAACCCCCACGCCTTACGGCACTGGCTTCTAAGACCAGCGTGGCTACCATTACACCATATCCGCTATTTTAGTAAACATAACACCTTAAAATCAGGTGGTGGGTTATTTACCTTAATCCATTCTTCTCTTGCTTGCATACATTGTTGATAGGATGGATATTCTTTCTTATAAACAAATTGCATCTTAGGTGGTGGGTCAGTCCATAAATGTATGACTAGTAACCAAGGTAAAGCATCGATTAAAGTATCCATTGTATCTCCTGGTGGTGATAATTGGTAACGATCCAATCTCCTAAGCTTATGAAACTTGTGCGCATCCGTCTACGCCATATCACCTTGGCGGAGATAGTTGGATTCGAACCAACGGATCATTTTAAATGATCGACGGTTTAGCAAACCGCTGCCTTAAGCCTCTCAGCCATATCTCCTTGTAATGGCGGAAGTGGTAGGATTCGAACCCACGGACCCTTTCGAGCCTCTAGTTTTCAAGACTAGCGCCATAGACCACTCGACCACACTTCCATTTACTTATGGTGCTACCTCCAGGAATCGAACCTGGTTCAACGGTTCTTCAGACCGCCGCTATGACCACATCAGCTAAAGTAGCATTGGGTTGAACCGGGGAATCGAACCCTCTCTACCTGTTTCACAGACAGGTGTGCGACCACTACACTAGGAACAACATATAGAAACACACTAGGACTTCATAGAAGATAATTACCTTCGGAACAACCCTTAGAACTAATGTGTTTTTATATGGTGGGAGCACAGGGACTCGAACCCTGACCTGACGGATTAAAAGTCCGCTGTCTTAACCGTTTGACTATACTCCCTTCACCTTACCACTCTTGTCACTATCCATAACAGGATCTCCTTAAAAATTCTTATGCACAAAAATTAAAAATATTACTACAAAGATACAAACCAGCATTGCCCCATTTGTTATTCTCCTTATAGGTGGCAGGGGTACTAGGAATCGAACCTAGGACACGGGAATCAAAATCCTGTGTGATACCATTTCACCATACCCCAATTGGTCCGAGTTGAGAGATTTGAACTCCCGACCCTCTGCTCCCAAAGCAGATGCGCTACCGGGCTGCGCTAAACTCGGATATGGTGGAGGTAAACGGGATTGAACCGATGACCTTTAGCTTGCAAAGCTACTGCTCTCCCAGCTGAGCTATACCCCCTTGGTGCGTCGTGATGGAATCGAACCACCGACAACTGCCGTGTAAAGACAGCGTTCTACCTCTGAACTAACGACGCTTACTACTGGTGGGTGGCCAGGGAATCGAACCCCGTGTGCCGTAGGCGACGGATTTACAGTCCGCTGCAGTCACCAATGCTGCTCGCCACCCTTACAACTGGCTGCCGAGGTAGGGATCGAACCTACGACCAATTGATTAACAGTCAACTGCTACTACCACTGAGCTACTCGGCAATAATCTTACGTTTTCTTATTACTATACCAACATAGGTTCCAACAAATGCTCCTGCAAGAGCAGGTATAACCATAGTATTATCTCTTGTATAGCTAATAATAGCAACACTTGAAGCTAAGGTTACTACTACAGCCCATACACTAGCCATAAAAGGTCTTTCATCACTAATAGCTTTAATATACCAAGCATTAACAATATCAAGAAAAAATATAGCAAAAAAAGTTACAACATAGTCCATAAAAATCCTTTGGCGACTCGTACCGGGCTCGAACCGGTGACCTCATGCGTGACAGGCATGCGCTCTAACCAACTGAGCTAACGAGCCGTATTGGTGGGCCGGGTGAGACTCGAACTCACTGTCCCCCGATTATGAGTCGGACGCTTATACCAATTAAGCTTCCGGCCCTTGGAGGTATGGGTCGGATTTGAACCGACGACTTTACGGTTTTGCAGACCGTTCTATTGGACCACTCTAGCACCATACCATTAAATATGCCAGCTGCACTATTTGCTATGCTCAACGGAGTGTCCGGCCGGCTTTACCGTTTGTGTACATAGTTACTCAGGTTTGATCGAACCCATGGCTTACAACTAGCATATTGAATGGCACACCGTAGGAGAATCGAACTCCTCTTACTGCCGTGAAAGGGCAATGTCCTAACCGATAGACGAACGGTGCACTGGTCCTTCCTCCTGGTTTCGATCCAGGTACCTTTCGCTTATCAAGCGAACGCTCTCCCAATTGAGCTAAGGAAGGTAAGGTACGCAAATTTTTAAAGATTATATTATACTACTCAAGTAAATGCAACAGCGTTGTGTGTTACATAAAAAAACCCTCGGGTCTTTTGGAGCCGAGGGTTTGGTGTATTTGTAGTACTAGTTACACGTCCCTCGACTCCTCTGGCTCCCATGTATTGCGATCGATCGAACCAAAGCAATACCCGAGTAAACTATTATTTACTCTAATAAAATGCTGTAGTGTTGATGATTTGCTTAACATAGAACTATATTGTATACCATAAGTGAGTTACTTGCAACTGTTACGGGGCCTAGGCCCCGTAACTACATTTTATTTATGCTACCTCAGCATATTCTACTGCCAGGTTTAGAGCTTTTTCTTTCTTGATTCTATTCTGACCATACCAGGCTGAAGTAAGACGTGTATCAGCCGAGCGACCTAGAACGTGGTCAGTCATATACGTTACTGTATTAAATGCCTGCCACCAGGAGCCTTCGGCAAAGTTAGCACCCGGTTGAGTATGCAAGTAATCCATAGCATCTTCTGCTTGACGCGAGATAGGTGCTTTACGCATGTCGTCACTAGTAACTTGATCCTTACTCATTGACGGGAACACACGATTAAAATACTCGATGATCGTCTCCCCATTGTACTTTTTCTTACCCAGGAACGATGCCTGCTCTTTGTAGAAGGCCAGTTTCTCCTTCGCAATACCCAAGGTTTCCTTAACTCGGTCTCCGTTAAATACGTTTCTGTGGTTGACGGTAACCCTTGTATCAGAGGTAGAATTAAGAGCCATGGTAAGAGTGTTATTACAAACCACACGTACGGGTGTAAATCTAATGTCGATAGAACGACCGAAAATATGAGGATTTGAAAATAGAAGGAATCCTTCAACCTTATCTCCACCGAACAGCTCGAAGCTGTCTTTGATTTGAGCCATTCCCCATACAATAGTACCACCCTTCAAGGAACCAGCCGTATGCATCTCCATATCACCAGCACTTACGAAGTCGTTGAAAAACTCGAACGCTTCTTGATTCTGAACTGGATTCCATTTCTCAGTTACAACCGTAAGAACTTTTTCATCGGTTGAACGGATCAGTGCTTGTGCTTTAGTAAGAACAGGAGAACCGTTACGGTCAGTGAAGAACATGCTACGTTTCTCTACCGTCCAATCCAGATTAGCAGCCTTCAACATCTGCTCAGGTGTTACATCATGTGGTACTCGCTTACCAAGACCATGCCAAGGCACTTCACCTGCATAAGCCATATTAGCAACACCGTCGACGATCTCAATTTCATGTGACATAATATATCCTTTATCAATTAACTACATGTACATTATATAGCGGTCGCCTGACAAAATCAATGGTTACGTCTTAAAGATATCGGAATAAATTTTTAAACGTTCTGCTTTAACCGTAATACGTTCACGTAACATATCTTCGTCTTTTTCTAAAACACCTTTATCGTATACTAAATTAATCATACAAAGTACATCAGCAATCTCTTGTAACAGATTCTCCTTGTTTTCTTGTAACCCGAAACGTTTTACTTTACAGATGGCTTGAATAAGCTCTGCACACTCTTCTTGAAGTATGAGTAACACTTCATCATGCTGTTTATTCATCTCAATCATTATAGAAACCTCGAAACAGTGTCAATAGTATCCAATTTTTTGTAAAAATCCTCATCACTTTCATCTAAGTCAATGTCTTCCCATGGGGCAACCTCTACCCAACCAGTAATTATGTACTTATTTTGTGTTGGAGAAGGGATACCACGGTGTGTATGTGTAAAATATGCAGGCCAAATCAATGTTTTACCCTTTTTTGCCCGGGTTTTCATGTCTTGGAACATAAATTCCGTCTCACCCCCATCATCTACTGTGTTCAAATACGTCATGAACGCAAGAACCCGGGTTTGAAACGCCTGATGACCGTTATTTTCACAGTGCCACCGTGAATAAAACTGATTTGGTTCGTATCTTTGCACGTTAAACGGTTCAGTTAGCTGTAAAGCCGCAAAACCCTCAAAGGCGGCTGGAAAAACTTCCTTATAGAACTGTAGATGTTTAAAAATTTCACGTTTGTACCTCATCATAAGGTCTTGATCCATGTGATTACTAGATACTAACCAGTAGCCACGGGTAGAATTAGTCCATGAAGGGTTACTCTCGTTAAAATTCTTTACAATATCATCACATAAACCGGAATTTATGTAGCGTTCTACAATAAAGTTACTCATCGTAGCCTCTATGTTTAACTTTTCGTTTATACACTTTCTTAGACTTAACAACCCGCATCTTATACTTGGGTGTTCTTAGGTCTTTGTGTACGGGATTGCTTTTTCTCATTTTGTTTCTCTATCTTTTTAATCATTGAGTTGTGAACGGCTAGCGCTAGTGACTCTTGTCGAGAGTATGCTTCCACTTCCCAAGGCTGCTTCATGTAACTATTAAAAGTAGCACCTCTTGACTTATTTACTTTACCATTCCAGTAACATACCCAACCAATTCTATCTTTCCATTTATTTTGTAAGCGCCCTTGATGGTACTGTTCGGCATGAACCAGTTCATGAGCAAGAGATATTAGGGCCTGCTCGGGTGTTTGACTAGTACATATCTCTACCGTCTTAGATCTACTCCAATACCTACCTGTAGCAGTACGCTTCTTAATAGGTCCGACTCGAAACTTTATATCTTTAGGAAACTTAAGTAACTTACGGTACTCTGGAAGTGTTGCCTTTATAAGCTTAGCAATAAGAATAGCCTTGTCGTTATTTAACACGGACTGAGCCATCCAGATGTTACTAGATACTTTACGGTCGGTTTTATTAAAGCACATAGAATCTCCTCACTATACCTATATTATAGCGGGAAACGGTGTTACGATCAACTGTTACGTTTGTTAATACTTTTATAAGTAGTCTTCACTAGGATCGTTATACAATCCGCTGATCCAATCATCTACTTTACGTAACGCATCATCTTTAGAGGTAGCCAGTACTTTAAAAGCTGCAACACCGGCTTTGTTGATTTTAATGTCGAAAGGGATCGGGCCGTTAAAAGGTAACGGCTCCAACAATTGTTTCTTAACCGTAAAGAACTCCATATTCTTTACAGAGTCGAGATACTCTTTGATGTTAAGTTTTTCCATTATCTTGTGTTCCCTTCTTTTTAGAAGGATCGTCCTGTCTTAAGGACTCATTGATCCATTTAAACAGATTAACAGGTATCCAGTACCTATGAAACATTTGATTAAGTGCAATAGCTGTTACAGCGAGAACCATAACACCGATACAAATAATTGTTGCAGCTACTGAAAACTGTGCGGCGTAAATAATACTTGATAAAACATTTTCATTCATTTTAGATACTTTGTGTTAATAAACGTTTTGCAGTATCAGTGACATGTTTACGTCTCTGATCCCCTAGGATTACTATAGAGTAAAACTCATCATTTTTACGTACAAGTAAGACTAGGCATTTACCTGCTTGACTGGTTGTGCCAGTTTTAGATATTATAATCTCATTAAATTCTTTTAGCAACTCGTGACTAGTATTAGACAGTTTTACTTCACGAACTTTTTCAATCAGTTTCTTTTTCTTTTTCTGCTGTACCTCTGCTGTAAGATGTGTTACAGGGGAACTAGCCATATGTTTAATAGTATCGTAACGATAAGCTTCTTTAAGTAGTATGGTTAGCTCTTTAGCTGTAGAACGATTACCACCACCAAGACCGGATGCATCTACAAAGGTAGATTCTTTCATACCTAACTTTTCGGCCGTTCTATTCATCTGTAGGTAGAATTCTTGATTACCCCCGGGGTAGTTTTTAGCCAAAGTTTCTGCAGCCACGTTATCTGATTTTACTAACATAGCCGATAGTAACTCTTCACGTGTATACTTACCTCTGGGTAATGAGCGTGAACCTTTAAATGCTAGCTTTTCGTTCAGAGGTTGGCATTTATCCAATACGACGATAGCAGACATAAGCTTAGTAATAGAGGCAATAGGTCTGACTAGATCGGAGTTAATGTCTACCAGAGTTTCTTTTTTCGATTCATTAGCCACGTAGAGTGTATCGTAGCTGGGCGTGGGAGGGTGTTTAGATTTGGCTTGAACAGAAAAAGAAAAAAGCACCATCAGTGCCAAAAAGAAGTTTTTCATTTTTTAAATTGTGTGTGTAAATTATTATTTATTACTTTGCAACTGATGCAGTAGCTTTAAATGCAGCACGTTGAACGTTATCGAAGATATCTGGTTCACCCTTAAAGATAAACCAGAGAAACAAGACTGTCATAACAATAGAACCAATGTTCATAATATCTCACTTTTTCTTCACGCACCAGAACACCGTATTAGAGTTCACTGGTGTACTCATATTCATATAGCGTTGAAACATTAAACACTCATTATAAGTCTTAAACGACAGATCAGGTTGTAAATTTACCTGAATGGTATCGCTTACAAACAGTATAGCTATTATATACTTCATCGGCGCATCTTAGCCAGCTCTTTACAATTTTCTTCTTGAAAGACTGGTACCAGATTACTCTTATGCATCGTTGCAATACCGATCATACTAGTTCCGGTATAGCGTTTACCTTCGATAGGTTTCGTTGCATTGCCTATACCAGAATCCAAAGAAGGAACAAAAACAGTAGGACGAGTAATAGATTTCGGGGGAACATATTCTTTCTTCTCTACCTTAACATTAGTTTTATGTTTTGCCAGCCATTGCTCATATTCAAACAAAGCCTTCTTACTTGCTGCAGAAGAGTAACCTTTAGGTTTCTTAAAAGTATTTTTCGTATAGACTAGCATAACACCTCACACATAACGATCAATAAAGATACCTCTTACCGTAGACCGAGCCAGAAGTTGTTGCTCTTTTACACCTTCGTAGTAGGCGTACTGTCGTAACTCTTCTGTATCTTTCTGGTAATTAACATTTCTCATTATTCTAATAGCTTCTTGGTTGCCAATCAACTTTAACTGCTCTTCAGCCAGCTTTTCACGATTCATTTCATCGATACGTTCCTTGACCCAGTAACTACGTAGCTGGTCCATAGATACGGCTTTAAGTAACGTAGACGATACTCTAGGGATGATCATATTCTTCGGCGTAAGAAAAGAAAGGAAGAAACAGAGACAGTAATACCAGAACCCCTACCCAATCTCCATTATGTAACGCCAGCGTTAGAAAGGAAAGAAAGTAAAGGAAGATGGCCAGTTGTCTCATTGGTAGTTTAATTTACGGCTCTTGTATCTATCCACAAAGGCGAGGTTATAATTTATAAAGGAAGACATTCCTTCATTCTTTTTAATAAAGCGTTTACCAATAGAATCTCTTGGGTGTAGTCTATAGTTAGGTAGATCGAAGTTACCTATCATGTTACGATCGTCTATACTGTTCATGAATTCCTCAGCCATTAATTTTGCCGTAGTATGATTAAAGTGTTCGCTTTCCCAGGGTACGCTATCGTTATAGAATAGATGGAAGTCCAGGTATGGTTTTTCTTCCCGTATGGCCGGATTAATCTTATATCCGTATTTAGGTAGATCCAAACTTATCTTACTAGGTTTAAGAGCGATACTTTCTGGTGATGGTATATCCAGACCCCAGCACAGAGTATGATGATTAGGTAGCCAATTTTCTGTTACCCATTTAAAGGTAGCCTTCTGAGACTCCACGGTTTCTTTTGGTAGGCCTACGACCAGGGCCAGGGTGCCTCTATAGGGTAGATTTAGATCTCTAAAGTACTTATCCACCTCCAGTAAGCCATCTTGTAGACGTTCGGTTTTAATTCCTTTACCGATCACTTTAGATGTTTCCTGGTTCATACTTTCGACACCATAGAAGTGTCCCAAGAACCCCATCCGTGCCATATGTTCACGATCTTCTTTTCTAATCACCAGAAGATCGGCTCTTGCAAATCCGGAATAATAGGGTTGGAAGTTTAGTTGTTCGGTAGCATCGGCAAACTTAATAATCTTTTCGGTCGTATCATTAAACGTTTCATCGGCCACCAGATATTTACTAATACCGTAGTTATCGTAGGCATGTCTAACTTGTTTTAGATAGTCATCGGTATCTCTGGTAAAGTCACCTTTAATACCCAGGATGGGAAAGTTACAGTATGGGCATTCGAATTTACAGCCTCTTCCAAACTCAATCCCCACCCATTCGTCTGGGTCCAAAAAGTCTCGTTTCTCATATTCCACATACAACGCCTTCATCGGCGCACTAGGATAGAATCCAGTACCGTCGATGACTTTCTTACCTCGACCGATTTTAAACTTAACCGATTCCCCGTTACTAAAGAGATACCTGGTGAGGGCTAACATAGCATTCTCACCAAAGCCCGTTATAAAGTAATCGGCGGCCTCGGTCATATGCTCGGGCAAATACTGCCCCCCGATCAATATCTTTACATAAGGATAATATTGCTTGACCCAAAAGACAAACGCATCAAACGTTTGATCATACACACCAAAGTTACAGCTGACACCAATAAACTTCAAATCCTGAGTATACCTGGATTTAAATAATTGAATTAGCTCTTCGGTGGTAAAGTAACTAGCATAGTTCACCACCTCCATATCCCAACCATGCTGGCGAAGGAAACTGGATATTCTATGTGCACCTAAACTACGGTATGGAATGGGTGCTTCCATACTAAAAATAATAGCCTTCATTTAGGGATATTGTACTCCCTGGTATACTGTGAAGTAATAGAACCATGAGGATCAGGTCCTGGATACTGAACGTTAGACTCTACTGGCATTCCAAATCGCTTTAATATGTTACGTTTATCGGCCTGTGATCCACAACAGGCAGCACATTCCTTAGCAATCATCTCAGCAAAACGTCTACCGGTCCCACTCCATAAGTCACTATGGTATATATTGAAATGTGCTCTATCAGCTATCTCTTTGAATGGATCGTTCATTCGTAAAGTCCAAAATGTTTAAGAATAGTTTTGTCAATCCTACGTTGATATTGTTCATCTGTATATACCAGTCTAAATTGATCGGCACATTCCCGAACAATCAACTCGGCGAACTTTTCATGGTTAAAATAAGAATAATCTTCACACATACCTACGGCATCTGGATGTTTGTATCCAGCCTGTTCAGCAAGTAGTCGAATTCGTTCATTCATGGTGTGAGCGCGAGCGGAAAAATTTTGAGATATTAGTATTATAGCGGGATCTATAGAAGTGAACTATAGCGCGCGGGAAAATTTTGTGTTTAAAGGACCGTTAATGCCTGTAACCTGGTTGTATAGAGTAACAATACTTTTTTTGAAAAGTTGTACTACATATCTCTAATTTACGGCTTCATCACAAATAACATGTAGTAGAAAAACGGTCCGCCGATAGCTACTATAGAGGCTATAAAAGCTAACAGCTCAATTAGGAATGATTTCATATTCTTTCAGCCTTATCTAAATTATAGTTCTTCAGAATGTTCTCTTCTACAGCCTCCACCCATACTAGAGGTATTTGTAGTTTATCGGCTATCTGCTGATAGGTGAGCTTGCTATTCTCTAGAAGCTCCATAATTTCAATATGCAATTCGCTCATATTAGTCTCTGGATTAGGTGGAGGACTTATTGACATTGCCTCCAGCCTCACACGCGATAATTATACGCCCAATGCTGCGAAGACCGATGCTGGTTGAGCTTTAGCCTTCTCTGCTATACGCTTTTGAGCATTCTCGAAGAAGGCGGCTACCTTCTGTTCATCAGCCAGCTCCTTGACTTTTGCTTTAGTCACACGCTTGCCATCCTTGACTACGGTGACACCTTCAGCAGGTGCGGCTACTTTCGTCGCACCCTTATCTTTAGTGATCGTGAACCCTAAAGCTTTCGAGGCTTTGGTGAAGTACACGAACGCGTTAGCCTTCGAGATATTGAGTTCGGCCACCAATTGAGCTATAATATCGGCTTTAGGGGTGCGAGCCTCAACGGCTACTTTTACCATCTCGGTGGCTTTGGAAAGATTAGTTACTTTAGTCATTTAGATACTCCTCAAAAAGTTGAAAAATTTACTACACTATGATTATCGTCACAAACGGGTTTTGAGTCAACTGTTACTTCATCCCGTAACTTAAACAATCTGCATCATACGAGCGTGCTGCATATTCCAACATCTCGAATTCAGCACACATCTCGTTGACCATCTCATCGTAGATGGCTTTGGTTTCCATCTCCAGGTTATACGCCGCCAGAGCCTTCAGCTCCATGTTAATTTCATCTAGAGTCATCATACACGCTCCATATCAATCACAAAATCGACCATCTCACCAAACAACGCGTAAGCCTCACCAAACGTCCGACCCTCATCTACCATCTCGTCGAGGATCACTTCCATATACTCGAAACCCATATCTTTGGGCATCGACAGGTAGATCTTAATAGATTCGTAATATTTGTTTATTAACATTTTATTAACCTCCTAATCAATGTCTATATGGTGATTATGGAGGCAAACGGGACCAAAATCAACTGTTATTTACACCACGGTTTCTGTGGTGTTTTCCGTTATCTTTTTGATAACACTATACTGGAATCCGGCTTTCTCACCATATTCTTTAGCCTGTTCAAGGGTATCGAACCAGTGAGTGATATCGAAGTTATAGAAGTAGCATCCGTACATATTAGACATACCAGCGCTCACCTCTGAAGTACGATACGGTGACTTCGGTCCGTACACCGCCTCGATCGTAATCGCGGTTCACCTTAAAGCCATGTGCGGTTAGGAAGTTTTCTAATTCCCTACGCGAATCGGTGAATCCACAATTGATGTAGATGCAGGACTTCCTACCATAGGTCTCGTTGGAGATGCCTTTGGCGTTCAATTTATCAGTAGTGAAGCGATTAGTAGCAAAATACATATCCAACACTTCAAATAGGGCTTTTTTCGATTTCATTTGTACTCCACAGTAAAGGGTATATTATCTTTCACATACGTATTGATCAGATTCAAGGCCGCTTTGATCTCATAGGATTCGAACACGGTAATCGATGGTGATACATCATTGTACGCGATTACACGAATACATTCAGCTATCAACGGGCCGCTCATTAGAGCCTCACCGTATAAGAATCAATCACAGTACCATCAGATGATACCAGCTCATATTCTTCTTCGAATTCCATCTCGATGACTTTCAGCTTCATCATCTTGATATATTGATCAGTACCACATAGAGTCACCTTAGTACCGGTATCGAGTCTGCTGATCACGATCCATGGAACAATGGTATCAGCAGCATTCATATCCAGCTTCATGTTGACTACCTCGCCGAGCAATTGGCCGGCGCCTGAACTCCATGTCACTATTGAGCCGATTTCGATTCTCATTATGCAGCCTCCTTCTCACGTCTAGCATCCATCATCTCGAACAGCACGAACTTCGCGATGTTCAGATTCTTCCTAGCTTGATCCAACAACGGGTTCCTCTCATTACCACCCATGGCCATTAGCTCCTGGGTATCGGACAACAAACCGGCTACCACCATCTCAAGACCGCAAAATTTTGCCGTCAGGCTATCCATATACTGCTCTTGAATGTCTTCCTGCGACATACCGTACATACGCTTTTCTGCTTCATTCATCTCGTTTCTCCTTATCTCTTAACGTACCTCTATTATGGAAGCAAACGGGACCAAAATCAAGCTTTTTTCGTAACAAAAAACCCCACAGAATCCGTGGGGTCTCTCAGGGTGTTTTGCATCGTAAAACCATAGTTTATATTCTAATAACAGGTTTTACATTATAAAATTATTAACAGCGTTTTGCATCGTAAAATATTTTGCATTATAAAACATTCGTAGCGCGTTTTACATTATAAAAAATACCCACGAAGACTAGTTTAAGTTAACACGACTATCCTCGTGGTTTCTTATCTTCGATCGTACACCACACCAATGACACCATAGATGAGTCACACCTGGTTCTATATACGGGTTACGCGACATATGATGCCAATTATAACGGTGCATCAACTTCATGAGAGGTCTATAGAGAAATCGATAGAAGAGATATTTCATCGTAGAATCCAGACCAAGATGACCAGGCATATCATCAACCAAAACATCATTCTATTCCAAAAAATTTTCGCACACGGCTAACAAAAGAATTTGTTTTTCGTTCTTGTTTCAATTGTTCCTGATATTCAATAACCTCAATAGCCTCGCTGAAGTCAATCGGTTCGCCTCGACGAACCTTATCACTCAACATCTCCAATCGTTCGTTCATTCTTCAACTCCAAATATATTTCTAATAGTTGTTTCCATTTCAATACCTGCATCACCACCAACTGTTCTAGCGGCTTCGATACATTCAGCGATAATCAACTCAGCGAACTTCCAATAGGCAAAATGATTAGTATGTACCGAACCTGTATATACGTAGCATTCTTTGGCTAATTCATGAATTCGATCGTTCATATCTTTGCCCTTACTGGTAAATTATTCCAAATCTTTTCCCAATATTCATCATGGATATCTACATAGAAGAAATCAGCAGTCATACTTATTTCCATATCGCAATGCTTCTTATGGTCATCTTTACATCTCACACCATACGTTTGCCATGCCCAACCATAACATTCTGACGTACCCGTGGAGAAGATTTCGGCTTCAGAATTACATTGCGGGCAGGGTAGAAGGCTCATTTTCTTACTTTGCTAACGTCATTCTAATAAGATTAGCTGCACCCGTACTAGTCATCTGAGATGTCGATCCTTCTTCGCATATTTCTATACATCTTTGAATAATTAATTCTGCAAATAATTCTAACTCACGATCATAATTGCAGCACCAATCGATGATAGCTCCATTGGGTTTCCAGGGCTCATCTTCCCATAGAGAAAATCCAGCTCTCTCGGCTAATTCTTTGATTGATTCGTTCATTTTATATCCTCAGAGATTATTCTCTTGCATAGGCGGCAGTCACGGTGATATTGTCCATCATATATCCATCCTTTGTTAATCATCGGATGATTCATTCTCTCACATACCCACCATAACAATCTCACATACCAAGGCTGATTCATTCAAAATCCTCTAAAAACTTCAGGTCTAATTCTAACGACTCATTAATCCAACGAGCACCTTCGGTATGATCTCTTACATGATCTAGACCAATATCTTCATGCAGTAGAATAGACATGGATTGAGCTTTTAGTAACGATTCTACCTCGGTTTTATTGGAGCTATCATACATGGCTTGATACATCGGCAATGGATGAGGACCTATTGGCTTATCATGAATAGCACCTAAACCACATCCTAATGATTCTAGTAGCGGACGAAGTGATAAGGCCTGGACGCGTTCACCTATATGCTTCCAGTAGATATGAGCATGATAATTCATTTACCCTCGGCATTCTTTCTTAATCATGGATTCCAAACGCGTCGATACAGACCATGCGTAAGATCGACATTCGGATACTACATCATCCCAATCATTGTATTGAGTAGCAACAGGCCCGGCTGGCAATGATTTCATACACTCGTTGAATAACTCACGACGCAAACATTGATCTGAAACTATAGGCTCTTTTATAATCTCCGTTCTCTCACATGCTGCTAGAAACAGAACGAAAACAATAGCTAACTTCTTCATGTCGCAGTTCCTCGAAATACTTCTACCGACTTAAGCATGGCTGCCGCGCGATTAATGGCCATTTGCTCGGCCTGCTCTTTAGTCCTATAATGAATAGGGTATTTGTTATCTGGCTTATCGAATTTGTAGCTGCTATCGAAGTTCCATACAAACCAGTTGCGATACCAAATCTCATAAGACTCATCTATAGCATTATAGATTACCTTGACGGTCTTAAACAATGGTTTCATCTTGCTTCCTCAAACGCTCAATCTCTATAGCGGCCTCTTCTAATAAATCAGCTAATCGATCGGCCTGACCCTCTTGTACGGACTTACGCGTTGGAATCTGCCGACGAATCTCAGCACGCTTTCTTAAACGATAAACAATGTCATTCTCATTCATGAGTAAGTACGTACATCGAAAATAATAAAAGCACCCATGCTGAGCCAAAATAGACCTAAGACCACATTACCTATAAGAATGTTTAATAGCCCCGATAGAATGTTAGCCCCACCGATAAAATAACTAATCTTGACTCGATGCTGATATAGAAAATTCTTAATCTTATCCATCATTGTATACACTCCTTCATTTCACGCCAATAGTTACGAGATGCCCAATGGACGATACACCAGTCTTCAATGCACCTCTCAGAAGTTAAATCCTCTAACGATTGCTGGTTATTAATCATCTTTGTAAACCAGTATACCCAGTATTGATCTAAAATCTCTTTCTCTGATAACGTCTCCCAATGATCGTACTCTGCACCTGTAGACGTTACATCTGGATAAACTATAGTCCAATACCTCATACGTAAACTCTAATCCAACCGCGGCCCTGCTTGACATTCTTCACATACGGAATCTGCAACAGACGAGGTCCTCTATTCTTAAAGAGCGATTCTGTAAAGTATCCTGTAAACCACTTCAACGAACGACCTGTGGAAATCTTGTCGTTAAAGAGTGCAGGTTCACCCATAATATAATTTACATCGAAATATTTGGTTTTTCTCATCATGACCCCCTATCATTGAACCTCTATTATATGATATCCAGCTCGCCATTTCTAGCATTACGGTCTTTTTCAATTAGGAATCTGACGTAATCTATATCACCCTCGGCGTCTTGAATAAAATCTTCTACATTGTCCATGGCATATTCATATCCATGATCGAAATCTATAGAACGAATATTATCCAACCATCCATAGTAAAAGTCTTCAAAGGTCATCTGCCCGGCTTTGATCTTGTTGTAAGCATCCTGACAATCTAACCTCTCCAGGCGACATTGTTCGGCTAACTCTTCTCTATTCATTGTTTGCTTTCCTCCTAGCTAATTCTGCCATAGCACGAGTTGCCGCTTGATTAGCTTCTGAATATGCATAATCATTACTTAATGAATTGTAGCCAGAATACATAGTCCATTCACTGTCTTCTGTCTCACGCCATTCTACCTTAATGTCATAAGCGGTGTTGAACGGACTACCGTCATGAACGATTCTGACTAGTCCGTAGTTATGGGCGATATACATGATAATTTACTCCAATTCTTGTCAATAAACTTACTCAATAAACCTAATTCGTTTAGCGCAAGCATCACCGAGCGCTCAATACCTACATTCTCACGATACATCTCATACAGGAAATTAAACTCTGTATACCGAATATTATCCAGACAAAAGTCTTCTGCTAATTGTAAAATATCGTTCGTCATACATACTCCATTTTCTTGAGATAACCAAACGGGAGACCGTTAATGAATTCGAAACTCTCGATTTCATTTTCATGATTTTCTGCTCGCAAGAACCAACCTACAATAGCCTTACGATTTGAACAATCATGCATTAAGTTGTCAATACGAGCTTCAAATTCTTCTACAGCCATCTTGTAACCCTCTTCTTCATCCTCAATAGCACGAGTAAGATCAGCTAGCATACTATCCCACAACGCCTGCTTTTGAATAGGATTGAAAGCTGCCCATGTTCCCCAGAACGAACCGTCTGGACGAAAGCCATATGCATCTTTGTGCAAATCGCTGATAATGTTCTCGTCGTAAGAGATCTTCATGTCGTTTTCCTTTCTCGTTTTCATATTGTCATTATGCAGGCAAACGGGTTTTGGTGCAAGCGTTACGTAACAAAAAAACCCACGGAAATCGTGGGTTCGGAAATTATTTAGTTAACATTTTAGTAACTATTCGGGTTTATAGTTAATAAAGTTAATATTTTGATAACTGTTGTAATAGTCGTAGAAGTAATTAAGACCTATCTCCATTGGATTGTGAACTGGTCCATAGTCACTAGCTTGTCTCTTATGTAATTGCTTTCTACCTAAATCCATACGCTCGGCAATCTCATCATCCTCATCGCATGTCTCCATGTAAGCGGCCTGATGACACTCTACAAACTCAGATTCAAAATGAACGATCTCTTCTGGATAATAGAACTCAACTATGTTCCTGGTTTTCTCAGGTGACTCAGGCCATAATGTAGAGATGACCAGAACCTCAGGATACCATTCTACCATAATATTAGGATAGATAGTTAGCCAGATCGCTCCATGCTCCGGAACTTTACCTTTAGTATAGTCCAGTAAAGCTTTATGCCATTTCTTATAGGTAGCCGTACCTGGTGTCTGAAGCTTGTTCTTGATTCCTACAGCTTGAACAGAATAGCTAGGTCCATGCTCCCATAACAAACTATTACAATCCACAAAATTACCTAAACCTGGATGAAATGGATCTACATGATAGTCATCGAGGTAGACCTCAATAAACGTCTTCCAGTTATAGTTACAGATATGCTCGACTTTAGAATGAAATGCATAACCGGTGAAGTCGAAATACTTACCCAGCTGCATACGGCTTAAGTCACTAACGATGTCTTTACCTTTCTTCTCAAAGATAAGACCATTCCATGTTTGTGTGTTAAACTTATCTAGATGCCTATCTTGCTGATCGAAATGAGGAGCACCGATTAATTTACCTTCCATGTCATATGTCCAGCCATGCAAAGGACATACTAGATTGGCACAGTTACCAGATCTATTCATGATAGTGGCCTGGCGATGTCTACATACATTACTGAGACATTCTATACCATTTTTATTATTAACCAGGACTTTACCAGGATCGTGAGGAGGACAATAATAATTGTTAGTTTGAAGATGAATCTCATGACCTAGGTAACCTGCTTGATTAAATAGACCTTGCTCTTTCTGAAAAATGGTATCGCTAAAATAAAAATGTGAGGGCTTCATTCTTTCCACTTATTAGTTAAATCTTCCCATAGTGCATCAGCAATCTCAGTCTCATCGTATTGATCGATGTAGTGTGCTATCATTAACTCATACACCGTGATAGCGTCCTTTTTATCTATATCGGGAAGGGATTCTATAAACTGATTGATCTGATCTACATAATCAAACTCTTGTAAGATCTTTGCAAATGTTTTTTGTTTCTTAGTTAATCCATTAATCATTCTAGCAGCGTCCTAGATTCTATTTCCCAGTAATTAATAACAGCTCTTCTTGCAAAGTCCATATCTATATACTGACCAAGACCGATTTCATTACCTGCAATGTGCCTTTCATTACCTACGTAAATTACTGAATTCCAAATAGAGGTAAGGGCATGTTTATGAACAAACCCAACAATCTTACCTGAATTGGTTTCATAGTAATAAAATCTATCATCTATAATCTTCCAATCAAAACTTAGCATTATTTACCACTCTATCGTTAGAATCTAATTCAGGAAACTCTGGCCTATCAGCACAGTAGTCGCATTCTGGGTCACTACACTTACCATCTATCCATAACATGTCTTCATCATCATACAATGCGTCATATCGCTCAGAGTATCGGACAGTCATAGCTTACCTCTTTACTTTACACCAGTACCTAAAGTCATCTAAAGACACATTACCTTTTAGAATACCAAAGTATATATCTTCTGTAAGACACTGGTCTAATTTGTCTAAATTCTCGATAAGTTCTAAAATAGGAATAGCACTGTCTTCCTGTCTAAGAATGTCTCTATGGTTTCGATAAGCTACAAGGTCAAGAATGGCCATTAGTAATCCTTTAAAGCTTTCTTCATCGCATTATAGGCAGCATCAGGAGATAATACACCTATAAAGATGAAGAGAATGCCTAGTAGAGTTGTAAGAATGCGACTTAGAAACTCATACCAAATAAGAACAATTGCGTCAATCAATTTTATGCTCCTCACAAGCTACATTCCACCAGCCACTAGTATACAATACTCCAGGTTTACCACAAGTCATACAAATTTTAATAGACATAGCCTCTGCCATATTTACTAGACCGCGTACATGTTCATCTCCACCATCATAGTAGAAACGAAGCATACCGAACTTCTCTTTAACTTGAACAGCTACCACCTGAGGAACCTCTTCAGGAATATAGCCTGTCGGCTTGGCTAACATAATCTCACGATGTCTGTTTGTACTTTCTATATGTAGTTGGATCCTTTCACATAGCGTATCGATAAGATCGTACCATCCGTTACCACACTCAAAGCCCCAGCACATAGCCGTTTCCATCATAGACCTATGCCTGTCAGCAAAGATGAGCGGATACTTACTACAAAGTTTTTCGTCTAGTTCTCTATCCATAATAAAACCCCCTATAAGAAGATTATAGGGGGTCAGAAGAAGTAAATCAACTAATTAGAAATTTAACTGGCTTCTAAACATAATTGCTCTATCTCCGTTTACTCTTCCGCCGGAAGAGCCAACTAAATGGTCGTATTTAGTGTCTACATAGTTTACCATAAAACGTAAATTTTCTGTAGCAAACCAGGTAATACCATAAGTTGTTGCTACAGCACGATTAGTTTTACCTGCAGCCACAGCAATAGGGCTTGCATCAAACTCACTCATACGAACACCAACCTGCCATGCCCCTTTGCCACCTTTGTCTATAGGTGAAGCAGGTTTAATTGAGCTGAATACACCGTCTTTGTAATTAAAGCTCTCACCAGTTAGGTTATAGACAGCTTGAACATAGTAACCTTTAATCTCTTGATCACTACCTGTTGTAGGATCGTATTTAAAGTTAAATTGCTCTGCTTGAACTTTGAATGCATTATATGCAAAAGCTGCTTCTATACCTTGACGTGTTCTTGTGGTAACTCCACCCAATGCAGGGCCTGTGAAGAATGCATTTTGTGAACGTGATTCAGTTCTTCCGCTAGAAGGAGTAACACCACCTCTTACTTCACCTTGGCTATACGCAGCACCTAAATGAGCTGTAAAAGCTTTACTTCCTGTTAAGTCAGCGATGTTAGTTGTTACTCTACCGATATAATCTAAACCATCTGACACAGCGTCTTTGTTAGTTCTGCCTCGGCTTAAAGCAACAGCATAGGTAAGACCAGGCTTAGGTACCCCGTGCAGCATGAAGCCAGTTTCTTTACCAGGGATGAACTCACCTTCTACTTGACCAATTAAACTACGCTCCATAAAGTCAATATTGTTAGAGCTAGTTAGTTGCTCCAAGCTAAATGGCATCTTGAACAAACCAAACTGAAACTGAGCTTCTGGGCTAGCAGCATAATTAACCCAGGCTACGTCCATAGTAGTAGAAGTACTAGATGCTCCGACATCATTACCAAAGTTACCTACAACTTCGTACTTAAAGTCTTTTGCAAATTGGCCTCTTACACCTAATCGTGCACGACGCATTTCAATTACGTTTTGATACGTATCCGTGGCTTGATTGAGACCGTAAGAGGGTGAATAGTGTCTATAGTCATTATGAATTCGACCTGTAAGTTGGATGGTATTGTTTCCATCTTTACTCTTGAGCCCGATTCCATTTTCGGTGACTGATCCGTCATTAACTCTGGCTTGTCTCCACTTGTTGTTATCGCTAACATCTTTGTCGATTCTTTGCTCAGCGAACTTTTTATTTTCTTCTCTTTCTTCGTACGCTTTAAGTTTATCTTCATACTCCTGTTGAGATATTATGAATTTTTCTTTAAGAATAAGAAGAGTATTTTTATACTCATCAGCATATGAAGGACATGCAGCTGCTAAAGCTGTAATTAAAATAATTTTTTTGAACAGAGTCATGATTTACCCTTATTTCCAAATAGGATTACTGTCGGGACCTTTAAAGTCACGCTTCCAATTTTCTTGTACTAACTTAATTACATCAGCAGGCATGTGTACGTACTCCAACTCTTCAGACATCTTGCTTCCGTTTTTATAGCTCCAGTCAAAGAACTTTAATACAGCACGACCTGTCAATGCATCAGCTTGTTGTTTATGCATTAAAATAAAACTAGCACCTGTAGCTGGCCATGCATCTTTACCTGTTTGCCAGGTTAAGAGTAGATACATACCAGGAGCGTTTTTCCAATCAGCATTAGCTGCTGCAGCTTTAAATGTAGTGTCGTCTGGTAATACAAAGTTACCATCGCGGTTCTTTACAGCTGCAAAAGGAATCTTATTACGCTTAGCATATGCGTATTCTACGTAACCAAAAGCACCTTTTAGTCTTTGTACTTGAGCGGCTACACCTTCATTACCTTTACCACCGACCCCTGTAGGCCATTTAACAGCTGTACCTTCACCTACCACTTTAGCAAACTCAGCATTAGCTTTGCCTAAGAAATTTGTCCAAATAAAAGTAGTACCTGAACCATCCGCGCGATGTATGACTGTAATGTTAAGAGCAGGAAGAGTTAAACCTGGATTTAAATCTGAAATAGCTTTATCATTCCATTTGGTAATTTTACCTAAATGAATGTTAGCAATTAATTCTGGGGTTAATTTTAGTTTACCTGCTTCTATTCCTTCTAGATTATAAACAGGTACTACACCTCCGATAATAGCAGGAAATTGTACTAGACCCTCTTTTTCTAATTCCTCTGGCTTTAACGGCATATCACTAGCACCAAAGTCTACTGTCTTAGCTTTGATTTGACGAATACCGCCGCCTGAACCTATAGATTGATAATTGAGACCGATACCAGTCTGGGCTTTATAAGCCTCTGCCCATTTAGCGTAGATTGGATATGGAAATGTAGCTCCTGCTCCAGTAAATTCCGCAGCAAAAGCAGGACCAGCTAAAAGAAACAACAATGCTAAAATAATTTTTTTCATAATAACTCCTAGATAAAGCCAACATTGGCTATATTATCTAGCTATTCATCGATTTTAAATATTTGCTAGGCAACTAACCAATCAACAAAGTTTCTTAATAGTTTATGGTGTACGCCTTGATGATAATATGGTTCTAGATACTTTTTATCGTACCAATATCGTTCACTTTCCAGATGACAACCAATCAAACCTATGTTACCTTGAATGATTGCCATTGGATCACCATTACTATAACGAGCTATAGTTTTAAATTTACTCTCGTCTCCAACGAATGCTGGTCCGTCATAGAAGAAAGCATGATGATGAGCCCCGTTCCATGTTACAGGAATGGCTTTAGAATAGTATCTACGAATTCCTGAGTTAGGCCGCTTAATGTACTGCTCGCAAGTAACACCGTCAAGGATATTGAGATAATGATGGCCAGCCCAATATGCGCCCATGCATATGCCCAGGTATTTGCCCCCTGCATTAAGAAAATTACGTACAGGATTAGAATGAAACTTAAATAAATGATCAAAGTTGTCGGAGTCACCTACTCCTCCCGGAAAAGCTACTACATCAACACCATCAAAAAAATCATCTTCAATTTCATGCTTAGAAAATATTTTAAAGTCATAATGAGGAGTTAGCGCTTTTATTAAACCATTGCAAGATTGTACAGAGCACTTTGGGTGTTGTACAAATATAGCAATAGTCTTACGGGTCATTTTTTTGTTCTATCACTTTCTTCTCTTCTATTTTGTTATCTTCTACTTTTTTCTCAATAGGAGGTTTATCTGGAGCAATTTTTTCTACAGTCCAGTTAGCTGTCATCCATCCCATAGCAGAGAAAAATCCCCAAACTATCATGTATGGTATTTCTGCAACCATTATATTACTCCAAAAACAAACCCAAGCAAGAAACCTATACCAAAAATAACTAATGGGTTAGTAATAAACATGACAAAGAGAGATGGTTGTTTAGACCATCTCCTCTTTGCTCGCTCTTCACAATCTCTCGAATTAATACATTCGTCGTTACAACAATGTTTCATTTGCAGATAGCTTGAACATCCGATGCTGAAAGACCTTGTTGAATAGCATATTGTCTACATTCTAGCTTTGCATTCTCAGCATAACCGAGAGTTATCAAAAAAGCTAAAATAATAACAACAACCCCGATAATAAAGTATGTATCTTTTTCCATATTTATTTGCTTTTTTTAACCTGTTCTTGAATTTTACGCTTACGCCATAGACTAGGCTTGGGGTTTCCAACCGTCATACAATGACCCTCCTGAAATAGTACTGATTTGAGCTGTAGTAAGAGATGCTACAGGGGCAATATTAAGCCCGGCAGCTGGAGATGATGCTGTGTATGTATAGCTGGTAGGATTATTATTCCACCAAGGGTTTGTATTTACAACGGGGGCTGTATTAATTTTACTTATATCAAACGTTTGAGTTTTTTCAATATCTTCAAACGTACCATCAGTATAAAATACAGTAATTTTCTTAATCGATTTCATGTCAACTCCTAATAAAAAGAACCCCGATATTATAGATACACAGGATCCAAAAAACAATATTAATTTACCAAATCATTTACTACTTTTTCTATATGCTTACATGTACCGTGATACTTAAAACCAACACAGGTACATTTGTACTCTCCATTTACTGACGTTACATAATAAACGTCACCTTTAGAACCAGTTACAGCTATACCTTTATCCTGATCAGCATATTTTTCTACCACATCAAACTTTCTACCTTTTGGAAAGAAGTCTATAGGATTCTTGAACTCTTTACTTATACCGCAATCGGACATATAAGCAAACATCTTCATTTTATCGTTAGATAAGAGATAGTAATGATTAGGAGTATTATCACTCCATTCAGTAGTTTCGCGAACTAGTATCATATTGACTCCTTAATGTTCTCTTATTGTATATAGTATTATATCGTAAATCAACTGTTTCGTTACGATAAATATACGAAAACATAAGAAAAGGAGATAAAAATGGGTATTTTGTTACGAGTTTTAACTGCAGAAGGTGAAAATTACCCTAGTAGTAAGAGGACTATTACGTTTCTTGCTTTTCTTTTAGTTGCTATAGGATTTGTTACTGAATTGTTCTTTAATTTAAAAGTAAGCCCTCAAACCTATGAAGCCATGATGTATATAGTTATTGGCGGATTAGGATTCACAGCATCAGAAAAATTTACCAAAAAACAGAATGGAGAGTAAATGAAGAAACTATTGTTACTAGTTCCTATTTTCCTACTCTTATCTGGGTGTGAAGAAAGATATCGTTACCCTTGTCAAGACCCTAATAATTGGAAAGAATCCTACTGCAAGAAACCTATTTGCAGTGCTAATGGAACATGTCCAGAAGATTTAACACCTTATGAAAAAGAAAAGGTTGTTAGTTCATCCAATCACACAACACCAAGCATGCAACCTTCACAATGTGGAGCAGTAAAAAAAGGAGAATGTAAATGATTAAACAGCTATGGTCAGAAGAAAAATATACTACCGAAGAATTGAATGCAAGACTGAAGTTCTTTATTGGTATTATTCTTGGTCTAACACTATTCGGAATTGTATTTGTAGTTCTGTATAGCCTTATTTTTGTTACTCAGCCAATGAATGGAATGTCACCGGTTGATAATAAATTCTTTGAGCTTATAATTCCTGTAGCGACATTCCTGACTGGTACTCTATCAGGTATTATGCTTGCTGGAGATGATAAAGAGTTAAGAGCTAAAGCTATTGATGCAGCTAACAAGCCATACACTCCTCCCCCAGCACCTCCTTCAACTCCCAGCTTTACCAGAAGCGAGCCTACTTTAGATGCTCCTCCTATGTCTATGGATTCTAGTCCATCACCGGCACCTACTATGGGTAGTACGCCGACCATGGGTAGTTCTTTAGAAGGAAAAAGATTAATCACACCTAAGCTAGATTAATCTTCATCCCAGTCTGGGTGTATGGAGAGAAGAACCTTATCAAACACTGGATCTTCCTCCATACACTCACATAACGTATCACAATCATGATCTTCTAAAACTGTAATTAAGTCCGAATAAACTTTTTCTCTAGTCTTATCGTCTTTAACATTTTTCTTTAAAGACTTAATCATTTGATATGCTACATCTGATCCACTAGCCCAGCCCATTTAGACCTCCACATATTTTAGAACAAATTGATCTGCTCTATCCTCGTAGCCATCATAACCTCTAGGGTTACAAACGATACGTGTTGAACCAACCATATAGTCAAACACATGATGAGTATGACCGTGAGTCCAAAGTTTGATCTGAGGATTGTCTAAAATAAACTCACTTAGATCAGAACTATAACAGCCATTAATGTAGTGGTCGTCTTTGTATCTTGGATGAGTACTCATCTTGGTTGGAGCATGATGACCAACAACTACAAACTTATCTTCTGGATTCGAAGCAGCCAAAGTATCCTTAATTAGCTTAAGCATTTCTTTATGCTCTTCTACTGTATCCTGAGGAAGGAATCTACCATTAACATTATGCTTTGAATTTCTAATCTGACGATAGTCATTCATGTAGCCCAAAGCTTGATTAATTGTAATAGGATCTTCCTTGTTCATATCAGTCCATAATGAACCACCGATAAAAGTAAGATCGTCAATCTTAAACACATCATTGTTTAGGATATGAAGATTATCGTAGTTTAAATGCTCAAGTAAATAATCAACAACAAATGCATAGTCACCATGATAGTATTCATGATTACCCATAACGTAAAGAACGTTCTTAAACTCCTTACAGCAATTGGCGAAGAACTCATACACCTGTTCACTACGACCAAATCTATCTAGCTGCTTATAGTATGGGTCATCTTTAGGTTTAATGTCTGCAGCAACACAGATATCTCCTGAGAGAATCAATACGTCAGCATTCTCTTTATTCTTAAGAGTGATCGGTCCGAACTCTAAATGGAGATCTGATGCTACTGCGATTTTCATCTTCCTTGTCCTCTATATCTTTTAAAACATCTTTTCTTATGTTTACTTAGAGTGGATGTTTTAATTTTACCACCCTGATTAGTTCTCTTTACTAGAGATTCATGTTTAGCTACGCCTGTTGATACTTGTTTAGCCATCTACACCTCCCATGGCGAGTCTTTTTAACATAGTAAGCTCAGCTGAACTAAGCTCACCTTCTTTATGATATAATTCAGCATCACGAATAGCTTGACGGAGCATTGCAGGTTTATTTCTGAATGCCCGTATAGCTTTAATAAATTGTTCCAATAGCATTAAGATTCAATCCAATAAGGGTTAGGTCTAGTACGTACTTCACCTTCTGACAATGGCTTCTCTTCTAGATTTTCTAGAGAGCCAAATTCTTTCTCCATGTAATACCTAGCCATTTTACGTTGTAGTTGGTCGATAAGATTATAATTATCTTCTTCTAACCAGAACCTAATAGGCGATCGACCCCAGGTACGATACTTCATCATATCGTAAAAAATCTTACGATGAAGTTTTTTAGTAGGATCAAATGCTACAATAGGTCTGTTTTGTAACTGCACCTTACTCATATTCGTAGTCCTCTTCTTCGTCATAGTATTCCTCATCGGAATCTGTATGTATTATAACATCACCGAAGGTGATAACTCCATCTCTTGAACCTGTACTAAAGCTATAATCAAAATGAATAACGGCACCCAGTTCTTCCATATTTTCTTCATCTAGTTTTTCTGGGTTAATATCATCAATACGAATACATCCAATCAAACCAGCATCTACGGAATGCTTTGTGTTAATGTTAGAGCGATAGATACCATCACCCCATTTAGTACCATACGTTGCAAAACGACGACCGTCTGCAAAAGTAAACTCACCATGTACACAATCATTGTCAACGATAGTAAGAGCGCAGAATTCATCCCACTCTTTATCAGTCATAACATAGCACAAGTCACCTACATAGTAACGTCCAGCTGGCATCATAATATATCTCCTTATCAAGTAACATACATATTATATGAGCAAAACTTATTCCGTGCAACATGTTACATATTTACTGCAATTATACTGTTAAAAAAATTATAATATCGGATTTCCCCACGGCTTCCGTGAAGAAACGCTATGGTTACGGCTATGAGATATTGAATTCGTTTAAAGAAAAAAGCAGTTACGAACTTTACAAAGATAAGTTGTTACGTCAACATTCTAATTATAACATAGAAGAATGGTTTAAACCACCTAAGCCTATCGTTACGGAAGAAGCTCGTAAGAAGATGAGAGACGCTAAAATGGGTGGAAAGCAAAGTGAAGAAACTAAACGTAAAATATCTATGACCATGAAAGGTAAATCAAACTTTCAAGGAAAGCAGCATAGTAGGCAATCTAAACTACTAATTGGTAACGCCCAAGTAGGTAATAAAAACGTAAGAGGAACTTACTGGGCATATAACCCTGATACATCAAAAGAAATAAGATCAAAGTCCAGACACTTTTTACCTAAAGGTTTTATTCTAGGTAAAGACTATGATTCAATTGAATCTCTAATTATAGCCGGTCGTGCCACCAGGTTTCCCAAGGGAAGACGATCCAGTTAGGCTCTTCTGTTTTGTTGTAAGAATACCCAAAGTAATTAATGTCAAACTTAGATGCTTCGTTGTTAATTACAGCAGCATATTTTACGTTTCTAAACCTAGGTCTAACCTTCTCATCGAAATAAGCAAGCGTATTACCTGTATCGTTTATATCGTCAATAACAAGAACGTTGTCATAGTCTAACCTGTTATCAAACTCTTTATCTTTATTAATAGCTATCATAGGTATATCATACCAGTGACTAATAAAGATAGCAGGAATTAAACCCCCTCTTGCAAAACCTAACACTACATCAGGAGTCCAATTATCCTGATTCATTTGCTTGATAATCTCTAGTGTATAGTTTCTTATAGACGAGTTGTCTAAATATAGGTCTTTATCTCTTTTACTAAACATTAGCTTCTTGTAATCCCTAAAATTTTATCAATTTGCTTTTGTATCTGTGGAGCTCTATTAGGCCACTTAATATAATCCTTATCAGGATTCTTCATCAGGTTAACTAGCAAAGGAATAATAAGTTGCTCTACAGCTTTTAATTTAGCTTTATACTCACCTTCTACTGTAGTGTAGGTTTCTGTTAATACTGGTGAGGTAATGTATTCTTCGTCTACAGCTGTAAAGCCAAAGTCAAAGCTATCATCTAGATACTCTGGAGGTATGTTTGACATTTTTTCTCTCTTTCATTATCTCCATCTAGGACCCTGAACCCAACCAACTAGGGCTCTTCTTTCTCCTTGCAGTACAGGAGAGACTCCATGTACAATGTATGCTGGAAAGAAAGAAATCGATCCTTTTTTACGAGATAGAACTACCGGTTTAACTTCTATGTGTTTCAACGATAAGTCTCCACCCTTATATGTGTCACCATCAGTTAGTTGAATAGAAAAACTTAGCTTTCGTATTCCCATTCTCCCTGCACTACTAATGTCTATGTGGTCAGTAAAATGCTCATACTTACCGTAAATAGCATATTGAAGATGATCTATTGAGAACAAATCATATTTGTACTTATCGTTATTAACTTCAAATATTTTATTCTGAAGCTTCTTAAATAACCAATGAGCATTAGTATTATTAGAAGGAATCCAGCTTATGGTAGACTTTCTTACTTCAGGATCTTCACTTCCATCTGTATAGGTAGACGCTCTTCTCATCACTTGAGCATTGCCTAGTTGGTGTACCTTATCTACCTCTTCAGGGGTTAGAAAGTCTTCAAAGGTAATATAAAGCGGACCTTCTATAACATCTAGAGGCCAATCATATAATTGATGTTCCATTAGTTTCTCGCAATCTGACTATAACCATTCTTCTTTTCAAACTTAATTACACTTCTGAACTTATCGAATAAAGCATCCTTATGACTAATAATAAACACATTAGTCTCATCACCCAGAGTGTGTAGTAATGTCATTACAAAGTCGGTACCATTTATATCTAGTGAGGAGTCGAATACTTCGTCTAACATCAATAAGTTTGTACTTATTGAGTTCTTCATCTTTGCAATAGTACGCCAAGCAAAAAGAAGAGCAAGATCAATACGCTGCTTCTCACCCTCGCTAAACGACGCATATGAGAACTCGTCTCTATGTCTTGATTTGATTGTTTCATTAAATGTCTCGTCTAATTCGAAATGGACAAAAAAGTCCATAGCCTGTAAATACTTATTAACGAGCTTATTAATGACTGGTAAATATTGCTTTATGACTTTAGTTTTAATTCCGGTGTCTTTGAGAAGGATACCTGCCACTTCCAGGTAGAACCTTTCCTCCGATAATTCACTTTTTTTATTGGCGAGTTCAACCACTTGTTTCGCCAAGTCTTTGATTTTCTTCTTCTCGTCCTCGACATTAGCGTTGTCAGTCGCTTGAGCCTGAAGCTCATCCTGGAGCTTTTTAATGTAGTTTTGTTCGGCGATAATTTTTGTATTGAGCTCGATAATATTTTCTTTACATTGAGAAATTTCTTCCTCGATAGCAGCAATCTCATCAAGTCTAGTTTCAATAACTTCAAGCTGTGAGGAGAGAGATTCGATGGCAGTTTGTACTTCTCCGATCTTATGCGTATGCGTGGTGATCGCTTCATGCTTGTGTGACTCATCAAGCCCTTGATTACATGTCGGGCATACATCATGTTGCTCGTAAAACCCAATATGCTTTTCTTGAGTCTTAATTTTTTCGGCAAGTTTTCTAAGGAGAGCTTCCATTTCAGATCTCTTGCCACGCTTCTCCTTCGCGTCGAGTATACTGGATTGAAGGCCAGTTTCTTTTTCTTTCTCGACTGTAACGCTAGCATTGAGTTTTGTAATCTCTGCAGACGATTCAGATATGCGTTTTTGTACATCTTCTACCTTCTTTTGCTTATCATCTTCTAAGGTCTTAACATAGTCTTGCTGTAGCTTGACTTTTGTCTTACCTACACTAATTTCACTTTCAAGAGCACTGACCTTATCTTTTATATCGTTATACTTTTGCTTTAATACATCGTATGCCCTGTGGGTAGTTGCATAAAAGGTGTAAAGGATGCTGAACCAAGAATAACGATCTGCGTAAAAGACTTGAAGTTAAGTTTAAGAACATGCTCTTCTAAGTACTTTTGGTAGTCTCTAGCAGCTGCATCTTGATTCAGCAATTGGTCGTTCAAGTATATTTCAAAGATATTTGGCTTTGCACCTCGTCTTATCTTATACTCTTTTGTACCAATGCTGAACTCAACCTCAACTTCTAGCTGCTTGTTGTTGATACTATTAATCAGTTGAGGCTTGTTAATATTTCTAAACGGTTTACCAAACAATACAAAACATAACGCATCAAGCACGGTAGACTTTCCCGCACCATTCTCACCTACAATCAACGTCATAGGTGATTTGTTAAAGTATATTTCTGTAAACTGGCTACCGGTCGATAGAAAATTACGATACTTGATCGATTTAAATATAATCATTCTTCAATGTTTTGTGCTTCCACATACAATGTTTTCATAATAGTCTTAATTCTGTCTTTGTTAGCTTCAGTCTCAAGACTATCAACATACTGTGATAGTAGTGACATAGTATCTTCTAGGTCTAGATTCTCATCATCTAAAGCATCTGACTCAAACTCAGATAGGTCTTCTATAATTTTAAGCTCTAATGGATTAGATTGATATATCTTTTCGAGAAATTTGTCAAATTTATAGTGATCAGTCTTATTAACAACAATAAGTTTTAGATGCTTGCCTTCGAAATCTTCTTTACTATAACTGATATCTTTTGTATCGTCGTAGTAGATTTTTGAGAAGATATTGAAAGGGTTTTGTATGAACTCTAAGGAAAGATCTTTCGTATCGAATATATGAAAGCCACGGGGGTCATCATAATCAGCCCAAGTAAGCTCATAAGGGTTCCCAAGATAATGAATATTACCATTATTGGAACGATGATGATAGTGGCCAGAACATACGATATCGAATCTACTAAAAATGTTAGGATCAAATCCATCATCGTTTTCATGCCCTTTATACATTTGGAAACCAGCAATTTCAAAATGTCCAAAACAAACTTTTGAGTCTGTTGTTTTAAGCGCATCCATCGATTCTTCATAATTTTCAGTACATATCCATGGCATCAATAGAATAGTTCTTCCGCTAATACTATAATCAGTAGGACCACTATAAGCAAGGATGTTATCATATTCTTTTAGTAGTAGACTATGTGCATTAACACCGTTAGTATTTTTAAAAAACGTGTCATGATTACCTACAATCATTACTAGCTGAATATCTCTTTTCTTTGCTTGATCGAAGAAATATTCTCTACATGATTTTAGAGTATTGAAATTAATATACTTGCGGCGATCAAAGCAATCACCGAGATGAAAAATAGTTCTAATTTCATTTCTGTCTATTTCAGGCCAGAACTTTAGCCATTTAATTGTTTGCTCAATACTTCGATTTCATCTTTAAGTTGTAGTTTCTTCTTTTTCATATGTTTTACAAGATTATCATCTTTGAAATGCCTATACTCCTCATCAATAATTTTATCTAAATCGTCGTGTTGTTTTTGAAGCGCTTCAAGATAATCTACTTTTTTCATATGCTATCCTTCGAAAAGATCTTCGTTCCACTCCCTATGACCTTCACGCCATGCCATGTTGCTCTGTGTTTCTCTTACTTCTACTCTATAACACCATAAGCGATCGGCTTCACCGGGACCCCACATGTCGGGGATATATACCCCGTTTACATACTTATAAAGCATATCAGCTAGACCCTCACATCCTAACCTAGGTAGTATAGTAAGCTTAGCTAATTTTTTCTCCTGTAGTTTATAAAACATATCAATTTCTGGATCATCCTGAGCTACAAGTAAAGTATGATCAAATTGATCCTCTAGGACGTTCTTCAGCTCTTTTAAACCACCATAATCAGCTACCCAATTACGTACATCTAGATGATCTGTACCGAAATAAAACTTCATGTTAAAACTGTAACCATGAATTAGGTTACAATGTGAGTCGGCACGCCATTGGCGATATGCACAAGGAAACGAATCGTGATACTCTTTTGTACTTACATATTTGTAAGTTCTTGAAATGCGTTGATCGGACATTTTTACCTCTTAATAAAACTTTATTTTTCTATAGTTAGAAGATTTATACCATTCATCTAGATCATTAACTATATCTGATAATGTACAAACTGGTGTCCATTGTAATATCATTTTAGCTTTAGATATATCTGCTACTAGCTTATCACAATCTCCAGGTCTTCTAGGACCTATGCGTATTGGTTGTTCACCAATCTTCTCAAACACTTTGTTAATAATTTGCTGGTTGGACATGCCTACACCACTACCTAGATTATATACTCCTATGGCATGTCTTTCCATAGCTCTAACATGTGCTGTAGCAATATCGTTAATATGAATATAATCTCTTACACAAGTACCGTCTTCAGTTTTATAATCCGTACCATTTAATACAAATGATTTAGATTCGAATAACTGAGGAAAGATATGTGTCGAGTGAGGTTCTTGACCATGTATACTACCTACGGATCCACATGCATTGAAATACCTGAAGGCTGTATATTTAAAGTCATGAGCTTTTCTATAGTCTTCAAGAACCTCCTCAACCATTAACTTTGTTCTGGCATAAGGTGATTGTGGTTCTTTTACAGCTTCTTCGTCTAATAGATTGTTATTAGTTCTATAGACAGATGCACTACTACTAAACATGAAGTGTGTGTGTTTTTGATATCTACTAAGTAAGCTTATTAGATGTATAGTCTTAGATACGTTATTTACATAATAGTTGTCTGGCCAATGTATACTTGGACCAACTAGGTTTGTACCCGCACAGTGTATTACAGCATCAAACTTATATTGCTGTAAAAATTCTGGAGTAATAACATCTAATATGTCCCCCTTATAGAACTTATCTATGTAGGGGTTAATTCTTTCTCGGTATACTTTATCAACACCGATTACATTATGTTTTAACCTATTTAACTCAATGCAGATAGCGCCACCAATAAAACCGGTAGCGCCTGTAACGAGAATATTCTTTGCCATAATGTTATACTTGGCTATATTTTTTATCGTGCTCTTTGTTTATACCGTAATCACCATCATAGTTATGTAGTGCTTCGGCATCAAACGATAGATACTGACCTACCCTTGTACCCTTTTTAATCCTCGCCGTACCAACCTGAATATGTAGTACCCCGGCCATAACACCATGATAACCAGAATCATACAAACCTGAAGTAATGAAGCAGCCGTTTCTGTTAAGAGTGCTCCTAGTAATGACCCAACCAGCTTCACCCTCTCCCACATGGATGATGTTCTCCATAACGATCTCATAAGACCCCGGTGAAAGCGTAAAATATCCATCCTCGTCAGGAAAGATTTCCGTAGACCCACGATGTTTTTTATGATCATTACTAATCTCAAATATTTGTTCGTTAATGGAATATACTTTATCTAGTCTCAGGTCTATTGCATTAGGCTGTACGTCACCTTCTTGTACATTAGTGAGAGTTGTTTTGCTGTTGGATCCAGCTACATGCTTCATAATCACTCCGGTATAAAATAAGGATTCTCTTTTGTATCAAAACTATGTATTTCAGACATAGGTAGTTCTTTATAGTTATGTAAGTTGATTCTGAATATTTTATTAGGTGGTAATAATGTACTACCTTCGAACTCAGTAGAAGATATGTTTAGATTCTCGTCATAATAAAGAGGAGAAATTTCATTTCGGAAAACCATCAACTCATAGTTATTATAGTATACACAGGCAAAAGTACCATCTACTTCGGATAACGCATGATAACCTTTATAAACCAGTTTTTCATGTAACCAGAGTGTATCCCAGTACCCTTCAGGTATATTAGATTGTTTAATAATACCATTATGCCATAGGTACGTACCGTTAACTACACTGGGGTGCTGATTATCGTTATCTGTAGTTGGTGCTTGACTATGCCCTACATAGTAATAACCTGGTGCACCTATTTTAGAAATAAAATCTTCAGGATAAGGTTCTCTTTCTTGGAAAAGATTTTGTATAACAGCAACTGCTTCTGCTTTAAAGATGCCTAATGAGTAACCAAGCTCACCTCGATATGCATTTAGCTTATAAAGTTTATTGAGTGTGTTTACATCAAAAGAACAGAATATAGCGCACATATTATACTTTCATTTTACTAATCAAGTCATCCCAAGGTATACTCATAGAGTAAGTCTTAGGATCTCTTTCACCTATCTTAGCAAAGTTAGCGATTCTTTCAGAGCAACTAGGACATTTACCGCATGAGTCTCCATCTTCATTGGGATTATAGCATGTTAATGTGAAAGCAGTCAATTGTAGATTGCCTTCCATTTCCCGAAGTAGCTGTAACTCATCATACTTGGATAGTTTACTAAACGGTGCTACCAGTTTAATTTTTATAATTCTATTTTCTGATAGTAGATCGTTTACTTTATTAACCCACCTTTGAGTAGTATCATGATAACCATACTCGTCATGTACCTGTAAGCCACAAAGAATAGTATCTACGTTTCTCGTTTCAGCATAGGCTGCTGCAATAGACATTAAGATCATATTACGATTAGGTACATATGTCTTTGGTCTAGGATCACCTAACACTTCTTTAATCGTTGGCATGGCGATATCTTTATCTACATTGGCTGAAAAGCCTTTAGATATATCACCTAAGAACGAAGCATCTATTACTTTATGAGTAACACGAAGTATAGCAGTTGAAATACCTGCCATAGTAATCTCTTTTGATTGCTTTTGACCATAATCAAAAGTTAAGGCAGATACGTTTTTACTACCATATTTTTCTACAGCCAATCTCATAGCAATAGTAGAATCCATACCACCGGATAAAATAACTACACATCCGGAAGTATCTGGTAAAAGGTCTAGGGCGTCATTTAATGTCATCTCTGTACTTAGTTCTTTCTTTTTGTATACGATGAATATAAACTACAGCATCCATAAGTTCTTCTTTCAGATGCTGTATCCATTGATCAAAGTCTAAGTCAGTACGTTCAGTAGTTACCCCGTACTTATTAAACCCATGTTGCGAACGAGTTACAAACTGTTCACATATTTCATTTACATTATTATCTGGTGACTTCATTCTGCACCACTTTCTCTATATTCATAAATTGGCTCGTCGGGCACTACATAAGGAAAAGTTACAGGTACTCTAGATTCAAAACAGGTATAGTATGATTTTTGTTTTTCACCAGTTTCTTTATCAATATACCATTCCCAAAATACCTTACCATCGATGTCATATGCTTCACCATTCTTACCATCTTTGAATACAGAACCACAACGTTTATTTTGGAAATGTGGGTATCCACTCCTTTGTGTAACTTCTGACCATTCATCATCTTCACCTGTCAATGGTGATAGTGGTTTAAAGTTAAGAAGTTTTTTAAGACATTGTAAGGCATAACTGGCTGAAAACCCAGAGTGACCTTCTTCAGCGAACTCATGTACCATATGAAGGAGATGTTTACGCATAATACCATTCATATCTCCGTCATCGGTCATACCGATACGATCTAATTCATTTTCTGCATAGGCAACTAATCCCATAATATCCTCACTGTCTAGCTGTTTTAGTACATGCTGTAATTGAACTGGCTATGTTACCGTACGTGTAGAGCACATCATGGCTTGAAGCTCGTACAGGGTTAATATCAATACCACCTCTCCGAGTATAGAGGCATGCCACGAATAGTTCCTCGGGTTGTAATAGATCCCACAAACGTTTGTAAATACATTCACAAATTTCTTCGTGGAAGTGGTTCTCTTTGCGCATGCTAACAATATATTGCAATAGAGATTCTGGAGTAACTGCCTTATCACCTTTAATATGTACATACACATCACCCCAATCCGGTTGATTAGTTACTCGACAATTTGAACGTAGAGAATGTGAACGCCATCTTTCATAACGACCAATAGAAGGAACAACTTCTAAAATACTGGCAGACTCATTATAGTCTGTAAACTGCATTTTTTCTACATTACAGTAAGATTCGAGAGATACAAAATCACTACTAATAGGTCTTGTAGTATCTACATCTCCAAAGAACGCATATACTTCTACTTCACCACCGGTAGCATCACTCAAGTCTCTGGCAATCCTATCTTCTACCATCCAGAAGTCAGATGTAGATGTAATGAGACGCGCCATGTTATAAGAGTTAAGGTATAGCTTTACTGATTTAGACTCCACAATATTAGGGGAATCAGAATCATAGACAAACTTAAGCCAACCAGAGACGGGAAAACCATTATCCAAAAGAGTTGAGAACTCATAAGCGTTCCACGCATCGACTCCCACAAACGGTAAGTCATCTTCTTGAATATCATATTGCGTCCTGTTTAAATGTCTTGGTACAGCTACTAGTAGAGTAGGATCTACATCGTCAGGTGTAACATAAGGTTTTACAACCGTACCGTCACCTGCCTTACCTAAGTGAACTGATACTAGCTTATTAAGTTCTTCTTGATTGCTCATGCTCAACATCCTTTATATATTTAAGTACCGTATCTACTCTTTCTCTAACTGAACCTACTAGGTAGACGGTAGTTAATTGTTTTTCTTTAATATAACTATCAAATAATGTTACAATTCTATCTCTAAAATGCCTATTAATACTTCTTGTTCCGTCATCTTCTATTTCAAATTCTGGTGGAATATAAAAGACTAGGTCATACTTTGGCATGAGTTTGTTGAATATGTTATCAGCAAAATCATATGTCTTCTGAGTTATTTTTTTATTTTCTGCTAAGTAGTGAGAGTAAACAATACCGTCTAATGCACATCTATCTGATATCATATTGTCGTTCATAAAGACATTAACAATATGTTCTTGCATTATCAATCTCTGCGTAATGTCATCACCTTCTTCATTTATGTTTAACCCATAACCCTTAACACGTCTAGTCACTTCGGTACAAAAGGTATACTGCTTTAATGCTTCTTCAGAACGTAAAGCATTAATTAATGTAGTCTTACCTACTGATTGAGCGCCGCTTATCGCTATTTTCATTTAACTTTCCCCACATAAACTTTTCCCATAAGTATAGCGATTTTCTCTTTAATAGGCTATACAATTCGTCTAATGAATTAGCTGTATTCGGTACGCCTGTCTGGTCGACAATAGGACCTTCATCTACACCTGCTGTTACTTTGTGTATAACGCAACCTACCCAACGATGCCTGGCTTCCCAAGCTTTTACTTGTGGGTCTTTACCTTTAAGTTCAGGGTATGCTGTAATGTAGCCGGGATGGCCGTTATAGATTTCAAATCGTTCACAAACGTCTGGTGGTATAATTCTTAAATACCCGTGTAGAGTAATCAGTACTTCTTTAGGGTTATTATAATTATCACGAAGAAATTGCATTAGACCATCATGCCCTGCTACGTACATTGGTATACTTAGAAGTACCATATCAGGGTGATATGTTGAAACATCTTTGTTATTAGTAAGAATTAAATCAGGTGAGCGACCTAGTTCTTTAGATAGATGAACTATCTCTGATCCTGTTTGACTAAAAAAAGCAATCCAGTACATTACTCTGTACCTTTTACATACGATCTAAAGTAATTAATGTTTGCTTGAATAAAACTCATCTGCTCATGATCGGGTACGGAATATAATAAGTCGACCAGTTTAATGGACTGCTTATCAACCAAACCACCAGGCTCGTAAAGAGTATTAAGAAGCCCATGAACCACAGGGCTGGAAGTATCCATGGTCTCAATCCATTCGAACCCTTGTCTATAAAACAAGAATTCGATAGGTAGTGAACAACCCAGTAGGTGATGTGGTTTATCCTTGTTAATAATTCCTTCATTTAACATTCTCGTTAGTGTTTGTACTCTACCTAGTGTAAAGGACATCCATTTGTTAGGGTGCTTATATAAATCTTCATAATAACTATAGTCAAATGAAAAAGCAATTTTATCTACACCTAGTATATCTAGTTCCTCATAACATGTAACTAGATCCCTATAATTTTTGCCTTGAACGACACCAATAGATTTTCCTGGTAGATCAGGGAATAGCTCTTTAAACATCATAGCATTACCAATTGTTCTTTCCATATTCTCTAGAACATCTGGTATAATATACTCTGTAGGTTTAAGCTGGTTAACATATTTTGCAAACGTATTCATGTTAAAAGCTTCACCTAATTCAAACACCGAGTTATCTAAGATAACTTTTCTTCCTTGAGCTAGTGACTCCTCAAAAAACTTATAGTATAGTGGCTCTGTTTCAAACAGATGAACTAGAGCATAGTCATAATCATTAAATGCTATAGATTTTCCTAGTAAAGATAGTGGTACTTCATGGCTGATTAACATATATTTTTTTCCATTGCTCATTAAGATTACGAACTTCCTGAATAGCTGCGTATCTAGTAGATTTGCTCATCTTAACTATTTCAGTTACCCCTACAATTTTTTCTTCTAACCAAAAATTCTTAGGATATTTTTTCTTCAATCTCTCTTCTGTTTGCTCAATAACACTTTTGTCTGGATGATAAGCGGTGCAAAGAATACGTATATCCCACTTTGAGTATTGCTCTGGCTCAAAACGAAATCTATCAGCAGCATCTTTATAACCTGTGTAACCAAATTTTAAAAATGTATCACCATTTACCTTATCGGTGAATTCTGCTAAGTATATCTTAGCACCCCTCATATATCGATTCATAATTATTTTTTAATCAAGGTCATAAACTCAGCACGTGCTTCTGGTTCACTTCTAAAACAACCACCAAGCTTAGCTGTGTAGGTATAAGACGAATGATCTTCTACACCTCTGCTCTTTACACAGTAGTGTGTACCTTCAATTACAACAGCAATATCATCTGTACCCAGAATAAACGCTAGTGCATGATAGATTTGTTCTGCAATACGTTCCTGTACTTGAGGTCTACGTGCAAAATATTCAACGATACGATTAAGTTTAGATAAACCTAATACTTTACCTTTAGGAATATAAGCCACATGGGCCTTACCATCAATAGTAACAAAATGGTGTTCACAGTTAGACATTAGTGTAATGTCCTTCTCGATAACCATTTCATCGTACCCCATCTTGTTCTCGATGACAGTACATTTAGGAAAGTTCTCTGGTTTCAAACCCCAGAAGATTTCATTTACATACATCTTAGCTACTCGCAGAGGAGTATCAGTCAATGAGTCATCTTCACGATCAAGACCAAGAATATCCATAATAGCAGCAAAGTGCTTTTCGATCTTGTTAATCTTCGACTTTTCTTTTACATTAAGCTTATCGATGATAGTAGGTGTATGTACACCCTTCTCACGAAGATATTCCTCAATCTTATAACCTAGCTCTGGATCTGTTTTACCGACTTGTAATGACATTTAGTTCTCCGTTTCCGTATCCCATTTAATTTTTAACCAAGCTCTTTCATGTATGTAATGAGCTATTGTCATGAAGATATTAATTATGATAGCTCCCGACAAACCTGTCCATACAGCTGTTACCAAAGTAGCAACAATTCGCCATGTAATAGCTCTTACTATAGTCCTTCTATGTGTCTCTGACATTATGTACCCCATTCATTTTTAAAAAGAGGTACCTGTAATCTATCTGAGTACCTAAAACCCTTATTCATAGCTAATTCAGCTACTTTTCTATTATTCATGTGGTATACAGATTCTACACCACCTACAGGCATTAAATAAACCGGGCCACTAAAACCTGCACTTTGATATTGGAAGACAGCCTTTTGCGCTTCTTCCGCGTCTTCTTCTGTAGCAACGACAAACTTAAGATAGGTGTAACCAACCTTTTCATATTCACGAACAACTTCTGGCTTGATAGCCTCTTCCCACTTCTCACCTGATACAGATAGTTTAGGTGAAACTGAAAAAGTTATTTCGTCGTAATTAAAAGAGTTAGTTAGATATTTTCTAAACTCGCTAGACAGCTCTTGAGTACCGTTAGTCTCAAAAGTAACTTCTTTAAGACCTAACATAAGTCTATGGCTTAGTAAATCAGGATAAGCTTTTTGCCATCCTAATAGAGGCTCACCACCAGTAATAACTAGATGTTCATCTTTCCATCTTTTATGCGGAAGCATTTCGATAATGGCTTGTGCAATTGCTTCACTATCCAGAACAGGGGATAAGTGCTTAAAGCGAGGATCCCAAGAAGCGTAAGAATCACAGCCAGTAGATACAAGAGGAAGATCCTGGTAAGATTTGTAACTATCAGGGTTAACTTTAAGATACTCATCGGTCCTTTCACCTTTAGGCATACCGAAACCTTCACATTTGAAGTTACATCCGAAGGTTCTTAGGAAGACAGAAGGTACGCCCATATAGCGACCTTCACCTTGAATGGAGTAAAATAACTCCGCGACTTTAATCTTTGACATTAATGCTCCTAGTTAGATGACGGGTGGAAGGGCACCCGATCACACGTACATGATATAATATATTATTTATTCTAAATCATCAAGAAAGTTTGGTATATTTTCTTCTTTTTCTTTCTTTTTCTTTTTAGTAGTTACTTCTCTTCGCTCAGGCTCTATAGTATCTACTTGTTTACGCATAAGTTCTATAATGTGATTTGTATATTCTTCGTTATCCGAAGAATGTTCAAGTAACTGTTCAAAGTCAATATTTTCTAGTAACTTATATTTTGTTGCTTGTTGTTTCTTTTCTTTCTGAATACGCCTTACAAACGCAAAGTAAATAATCTGTGTATAATATGCAAATGGGTTTGTAGATCGAGTAGGGTCAAATTTTTCTACAGCAGTAAGACAATTTTCGATACCGTCCGATATCATATCGTCTTTGTAGGAATAGTTTATAAAATTAGCTTTATAGGATAAGTGAGTTGCAATTTTTAAAAAACATTCTCCTAAGTAATTACTAACTCTAGGCTTTTCTAAACCATTAGCTACTGCGTGATCCACCTGCTTCTTATACTCAACTAGCGCTTCAAAAAATTTTTTGTTATCTACGTAATGAGCAGGAACCTTTTTTTGTTCAGTGGTATGTTCTTGTTGCTCCATCATCTTCTTCCTCTTCATCATACAACTCATCACGAGCTGATACTGCTTCCATTAATTGTTGCAAGATGTCACTTTCTGATAAAGCTTCAGGTGATGCTTCTTGACTCTCTTGAAATTCTTGATCGTGTTTCATTTGTAAAAACTCATTATACTGCTCTACAGCACTATCCGTAATATCTACAGCAGTTAGTATAGAAGAAGTAGGTATAACCATGATGTTAGATTTAGATATCTTAATCCATGGTTGCATAATATAAGTTTCAATTACCATATTACCCCGAGGAAATCTTGCGGATCTAATCAGTACAGGGTCTTGTATTTGTATAAAGGAGATAGTAGCACCGGGTAAATAATCATCACTCACCATAGCTATAACATCCTCACCATTAGTTAGCTTTAAAAATTTACATTGCATTAATATCTACCTTTATAAGTTTATACTCAAAATGCTCATCATTGTAAATCTTGACTCTTTCAATCATATGTAGTAGAGTATAATTCTTCCTTGTCTTCCAGGTTAAATCATCACCAATGTCGAAGAGTGTACAGGTATTCTTAGTATCACTTTTTCTTAATCCTCTACCTATAGATTGAAGATTTCGAATTCTTGACTTGGTAGGTGATGCAAATATAACATTGTGTAGGTTTCTTATATTTATCCCTGTGGAAAATGTACCGTAAGAAGCTACAATAATAGCATCTGTTTCCTCTTCTGTAATCTTCCTAATATCTTCTCTAATTTGAGTCTCTACACCACCATGGACAAAAAATACTTTTCTATCTTGAGCTTTTGCTTGAATTAAATCATTCAGTATTTTACCGTGTTTTTCTACGAATTGATATAGTACTAGTGTGTTTCCTGTCTGTGCTAAAGCTAGGTTGCGAATAAACTTATTTCTAGGGGGAAACGTGCATAAAAACTCCATTTCCTCTGCATAAGTATATTCTTTGCATTGTTTTCTTATACTATCTTCATACTGTAAAACAATACCTTTGATTTTTAGTTCTGCCAATTGCTCACGATCCATGAGCTCTTTAGTTGTTGTGACCTTATATACCGGTCCAAACAAGCCTTCTAGAACTAACTTGTGTGTCTTTGTGCCGTCTAGTGTACCTGTAGTTCCAACTCTATAAGGGGAGTTAACCATCTTATGCATAATACTAGTTAACGACTTAGCCTTGAATGTATGTGCTTCGTCACCATAGACTACTTGAAATGGGGCAAAGAATTGCTTAGGAAGTTCATATACTGACTGCCAAGTAGATATAACTATCTCTGATTCATTAGACTTCTCAAACCCTGAATATATCTTTGCACAATGTCTAGATACTTTCCATTCGTTATTCTTTGAATAGGATTGAAAGTCTGAATACATCTGTTCAACTAGAGATGTAGTAGGAACTAAAATGAGCTGCTTTCTTTTAAACAACTCATTCCATCTAAGAAGACAATATATGATTAGAGATTTACCTGACCCGGTAGGTGATAGGAGTAAACGTCTTCCGTCTTGTATAGCTCTGAATACTGCGTCGATTTGATAGTCTCGAATAGTCTCATTGCCAGGTAAAGATAAATCTAACTCTTTACAAAACTTTTCAACTATCTCGTATGTAACACTATCGCTTGTCTCTACATATTCAGAGTTATCTACAGTATAACCGTTTACTTGCGCGAAATGCTCTAGATAAGATTTTAACCCAACATATAACTCTCGAGTTAGCATAGAAAATAATCTTATCTTTCCATCCCACATCTTGTTTCTGTATAATGGACTGAATTTAGCGCCAGGTACTTCAAAAGTAAAATGATCAGATATCTCCTGTGATGTAGAAGGATCTGTATGCACACTTAAGTATACATCATTTTTCTTTATTAATTTGATTACCGACATTAAATCATACCATTAGAAAACTTATGCCATTCTATAGCCGATTTTATATCCCAAGTTCTAGAGTTAAGTGAACGAATAATTTGTTCTAACGTATACACTATAGTTCTAAAGTATTCTATTTTATCTTCAAATTCTATAAGATCTTTATCACAGTTAAGAAACTCGTCCATCTCGTTTTTAAGTGGTTTATTACCTTGCCACTGTTCCCAACCATACTGGATGAGTTCTTCCTGCGATAGCTCACCTCGATAATAACGATACTTCATTCTTCGGGTATTATAATACTCTGACTCAGCTTTGCGAAGTTTTAATTTCGCATTAGATAGAAAGGTAATATATTTGGAGTGAAGAGTGGGAACCTTAGTAGATTCTCTACCTAGATTAAGTTCATCTATAACAGAGTCCCTTTTCCACTCTTCTTGTAATTCACTTAATTTCATAATATAAGGTGTTATTAAGCGCGCTCTAGCTCGTCAGGGAGGTCAATGGTCTTAATATCTTGACGAACAGGTTGTGTTGTCTCAATAGGAGGCCCGAATTGAATGATAGCCTGAGGATTACCCTGGAAGCAGAAGTGACCATAGTGGTTAAGCGAGATAGAAGGGTCAAGCCAGATATCACCACCTAGTTCTTGCCAACGACGACAGAAGGTATAATCTTCTGATAGATAACGACGATCAATAGGATCGATCATAGTATCGAATAAGGCATAGAAATTATCACCTAGATCAGTATTACCTAGAGCAACATCGTTGTTGTATCTTAGCTCAGGATAGGCTTTGATCATTTTAAGAATTGCGTCTCTCTTAATCATCATAAAGCCGGTCCCTGCATCATGTAGTTTAATTACTCCACGATCTACAGCAACAGACTTTGCCTCTTTATCTACAAACTTGAAGTTAATAGCATAGTCAGAACCAAAGGCAGCAATCTCTTTATCAGACAATTGCTTGTCTTTAAAATTACTATCCTGCATGGTTTCTTTAATACGCTGCCATGCAACACCCTTTTTAGGATAAGCACCAACCACTACATCTCTATCATGGTAGTATAGTTTAAGAACATCTTCTACTTGAAACTCAATATCAGCATCGATGAAGAGTAGATGTGTATAATCGGAGTTAAGGAAGTAAGCTACTAGCACATTACGTGCGCGTGTTACTAGCGATTCGTTAGCAATAGTACCAAATGCTAGAGGTACTTGATGCTGATTAAAGAATGTCATCATCTTGATGACAGAACGGAAGTACGGTTCGTTTAACTGACCACCATAACAAGGAGTGGCGATGAAGAATTTATTCTTACGCAATTCTTCAACGTTGATCTGAATTTGTCTTTGATTCTTACTCATATTTTCTACTTCCATAATAACTCCAATAAAAAATTAAAGTGTTTTCACTTCAAATGTCGTATATTTAAATGAAGCGATTCCTACAAAATATTCTACACTACTCGACGTTATATCAAAATCTAATGCTTCAACTGAAACTGGGAATGTGTCCTTAAATAATATTTCTGTTTTTGGTATATTATTACTATCTAAGATAGTTAACGTTGCATCAGAATAAGCTATACCTCCAGTTGATCTAGTACCATCTGCTGAAACAAATGGAAAACGGTTTAGCCTTTCACCTACAAATGCACTATAATCATTATAGTTGTTAGGGAAGCCAAGTGCAATCATCCATTCCAATAATTCCAGATAATTTGACATATCTTCTGCAATTAGGAACCTAATAGCAAAATCACCGTAACCTAACTTATCACCAAAAACAGGAACGTCTACAAAAGGTGTAGGTTGAATTGCTGAACCTAATGCCAGTTGCGGTAAATTAGCCGATTGACAAGTGTAAGCCACTCTGGGTAAATCCTTAATTACGAATCTAAACGCATTAGGACGTAAGTAATTATATACTACCGGAGGACCGGAACTAATAGACTCTTTTAACTCTGCTATATTAGTAGTAAACATGAAAAAAATCCATCCTTTTTAGTACTTTTATATATTTATCCATAAAAAAAGAGGGCCCGAAGGCCCTCTTAAACCCGATCTATGTCGGTTACTTTCTAGCCCCGCAGAGCTAGATTACATTAAGTTTACAACCTTAGTACGACGATAGTACTGGTTACGGTTTGCAGTAAATGTATCTGTATCTGCAACTGCACTATTAGCGTTAGTTGTTACATATGGGTTAGCAATCATACCGTAACGAGTCTTGAAGCCAATCTTTGGCTGGAAGCTGCTAGGATCAACTGCACGAACCATCTGTAGAGGAACATATGGGCAGTAGAACATACCTGCGTCATATGGTGAAGTACCCTTATAACCAACAACGTAGAACTGCGATGCAGCACCTAGGTTAGCTGAATATGGGTCGATGTAGACACGATAACGACCGTTTAGGATACCAGCAAAAGTGTTACCTGTGTCATCAACGTTTAAGTTAGTTGATAGAGCAGGTGCGTAGTCAAGTACGCCAGCCATTGACAATGCAGAAGCTACGTCAGCTGAACATACGATGAAGTTACCTTTCCCTCTACGGGTGTCTTGACCGATGTGATTAGCATCACGCTCGATGTTGAATAAGAGACCCTTGAAGCGCTCAACAGACCAACGGCCATTTGAGTCAACATCTAGGTTAAAGGTACCAGCTGTTGCTGTAGCAGGTGAACCTGGCTTAGCAACTTTGTAGATTGTACGAACTACTTCACGGTTGATTTCAAACATAATTTCTTGTGAAAGAATGTTTGATAACTCTGACTCAGCGTCAAGACCATGAACTGCTTTTAAGTCTTGTGCTAATTCTAGAGTGTACTCAGCTTTTAGAGCACGTGAACGAGCTGTAACAGTTGTCTTGTCAATAGCAAATGCCATTGAACCGAAGTTGTTAGTAGAAGCATCACCTAAAGCTTCTGCTTCAGCTGTGGTCATACCACCACCAGTTGTGTAAGAACCATCAACTGGGTTTGAACCAGTGTGTGAACCGTTCTTAGCTGTACCAGCGTATGCTGTATCGTAACCTGAAGACGAGAAGTCGGTATCAGCTTCGTTGTATAGAGCTTCAGTTAGACCTGAATCTGTACGAACGTTACCGTATACGGAACGCATTGCAAAAATTAGACCTGTAGGACCAGTCATTGGCTGAACACCGCAAATGTCATATGCCATTAAGTTAGGCATTGCACGACGAACTAGACCAATAAGAATTGGGTCATACTTGTCGATACCAGCTGTGTCAGAAATGTTGTTTGCAGGTGCTGCTTCTTGCAACATTGCACGCTCTTCACGAAGAGCTTTCTCTTGGTTTTCAAGAAGAACGGCGGTAACCGACTTCTTATATTGATCTTTAATTTCAGGAAGATCTTCGTGGTTTAGGATCTTGCCCCACTTTTCCTGAAGTTGTTCTGATAGGTACATTACCTTCTCCTTTTATGGAAATGTTTTATTATTTATAAATTAACGTGACTTGACGGTTCTTGATAAGCTCTGAACGTACTTAGCCATTGGATCGTTACTGTTGAAAGTAGGTGTTGTACCACTTTCTTCAACGAGCATTTTCTCTGGAGAATTCTTTGCAGCTTTAGGGAAATAATTTTCTTTAATAACTGAAATTTTCTCACGGTAGAGATCTTCTGAACCAAAGTCAATACCTTCCACTAACTTCTTAAGTTTTGCAACTTCAGTGTCGGCTAAACCTTTGGTTTGCTCTTCAAAAATCTTAGAAGCTTTTAGTTCTTCTAATTCTTTTGCGAGCTCAATATTTGCATCAATAGATTCATTTAACTTGCTTTCTAGTTCTTCAGTCTTAGTCTGAAGTTCATCCATCACATCATACTTCTCTTCAGGTACTTCGATGTAATGTTCAACAAATAAGTTCTTAAGACCAGAAATAAAGTCTTCAGCAATCTCTGTTCTTAAACCAGAGTCAATAGCAACTTGGTTTTCTTCCATCCATTGCTCAACAACATAATTAAGATAACCGTCAACCTTCTCAACGATTGTCTCTTTAAATGTTGCTAATTCAGCAGCTGCTTGCTCTTCTAGCTTTGCAACTACTTTATCCATTTCGGAATTAACTCTTGCAATAACTGCTGCTTCGAAAATAGAAGTAGCTTTTGATTTAAATTCTTCTGATAGTTCTTCACCGAAGATAGAGTTTAGTTCAGCACTAACATCTAGTGCTTCTTCCTCTTCTTCAACGATAACTTCTTCGTCATGTTCTTCTTCTTCCATTGCTTGAGTCTTTACAGACTTAGCATCACCCTTTGTGTTAAGAGTGTTTGGCTCTTTAGACATTTTAGAAGAAGCAGTTTTACCTGGCTCTAAATCGTCTAGTTTTTCCATGGAAGGATCTTCAGATGAACCTTGCTTAGGTTGAGTGGTATCACCAGCAATGGCAGCCTGACCAGCTTTAGAAGTGTCTTTCTTCGCGCTACTAGCTGCTTTGCTGCCGGCATCACCATAGCCAGCTGCATTTAGGTTTTCTGCAGACTCTTCAGTCAATTGCTTCTGCTCGTTTGCACGAGATAGCAATTCTTTAATTTTAGCTTCGACTGACATCCTGATCTCCTAAGAGTTTGTTTTAACAATTAATATTTATAAAGATTAGTTACTTGATAGTTCTTAAAAATGATTCAAAAACACGCAATTTTGTATCTGCTAATTCGGTTTTTGAAGCCTTTTTAATCGCCTTCTGAGCTTGTTCAACTTGTACAGCTTTCCAAACTCCGTTTTCTAAAATCCACTCTGCAGACTCCATAATGCCTTGTACAAAAGCATCTGGTGCAGAAGGATCAGCAACGATATCCACTGTAACTAAATGAAAATCGTCTTGTACTTCATTAACGCCTTGTTTATTAGCTTTTAATGAACCCAGACCACGCGTAGATACTCCTAAACGAACCTCGTTCTCAATTAGATTACGAGCAATATTACCCATAGGAGTTTCTAAAATTTTTGCCTTACCATACACATCTTTACCATTCATTTCTAACTTGGTAATTAAATGTGATACTTTATCTAAATTAACGGAAGGATTAGGAGGATGACCTAATTCACCTAATGAACGTCTTTCGTTAATAAGGTCTTGATACTTACCGACCTCACGCTCCATTAAGTTAGAGCCATAGATTCTACCGTTTTTATTTTCTTTATCGGACTGACCGAAGATACCTTCGATGTAAAAATTCTTTCTACCGTCTTCTCTAGCTTCGGTAAGGAACTTAACGTCCTGAACTGTTTCAGTAATTAGTTTCATAGTGAGCCTGGTCCTTGATTTTGTCTGTTAGGATCGTTGTATCCATCACCCTTAGAGAATTGAAGAATAACGACACCTTCAGACGCACCTAGGTTAACTACAACGTTAGCATTTGCTTGTTCGTTAAGATGAACCCCTAGGTCATTTGTAAATGTGAGAGTATCAGCAGAACCGGCTGGCATAACTAAAATTAAGTTACCGTTGCGTGTAACATTACCGTTAGCTAATGTCATAAAAGACGCATCGGTTAGCATTAACTGAAGATTAGCTGTAGTGATAGTTTGATCACCATACGCTAGTTCTTGGACACTGATAGTTGCACTACCGGTGCCAGATACTTTTACCGCAGCTTGTCTGCGAGTATTTTTTAAAATATGTTTATCTGCCATTTGTCATTCTCTTTTTGCGTTTATGATTAGCATGATATTCTGCCATCATAATTTCGATATCTTCAGTAAATACTTTTTCAATACCATGTTCGAATTGTACGTTGTACCACTCTACGTGACCGTCTTCATTTGGCTCAGCATGATCACCTTCAACAACTTGACCTTCACCAAACAGCTCTGAGTATACATGCTTGGCACAATAGTGAGTGTCTTCTTCTTTAGTTAATTTTTTAGCTATACCAACCATTTGATCTTTTGGTTCAATAGGTTGTTTACCTTTTTCTTGCTCTTTACGCTTCATCATAGCATTATAAGCTATGGTACCTTTTCTAGGAGGCTTCATACCATAAGAAAAAGGTCCAGCTTCATCTAACTCAACTTGTTCGCGTGTAACTGTAGTTACTTTTTTACCGCCACCTTTTAATACCTGTTGACGGCCTTGACTATTCATAGTATGTACTACTCTAGCTCCACCACTAGGCATAGAATATACTTCAATGCCATCGTCGGAGTCCTTATGTGTCTTTACTTTTTCTTTAGCATATTTAATAGCATGCTCTTTAGATGGAAACTGACTGGCTTCGTCAAGTTCAAATTCTTCTTTAACAGGTCTGTTTTTATAAGTGTTCCAATCTGAAGCGTCTGTGGAAACTACGTTATGTAAAGGTACTACATGACCTAAGGATGATGTAGTATGAATTTTGGTGCCGGCACCACCACCTGTTTTATGAGAAACTTTGCTCATATAATGTTTGCCTTGGTGCTTGTATATGACTGTACCACCATTGGCAATATCGTCTTCAGTATAAGCTTCAGAAATTTCAAATTCTTCTTTAACTCCAGCACGCTTATATGCTTTTTTTAAATTCGAATAATCTTTACCGGTCATCTTGGTGGTATATAACATAGCTTCACCAGGCCGTTTTGCAATCTGAGATACTTTCTTTTGAATATAACTTAAGGCTGTCTTCTTAGAGACTTCATCGACTTGTTCTAAATCTTCGCCGACAACTTTTTTATTTGCTCGTTCGATACCTAGGGATCTATTCTTGGCTTTTCTGGTAGCAGTTTCTTTATCGGAGCCTTTACCAACACGGCTCATAAAGTTTTGATGACCAAAGTCTGAAATAGATTTGTTCATATAACTTTTAACAGTAGACTGTTTTAACTCGTCAACTTGTTCAACTTCTTCGCTATAATCACCATACTTTAATTTTTCTTTTGCTCTTTGTGCACCAGCTAAATGCTTAGCTGATTTAGGACCACCTTGCATACCAACTCTATAAGCTTTAGATGCATAACGCTGGAGAGTCATTTGATTTAATTCATCTAACTCTTCTTTCATATTCCATGTCTTTGGTTCTTTAGTTGACGTGGCAATACGATAGTGAGCTCGCTCACCTTGATCCATACCTCGGTGTTCGTCTTTAGCGGATTCTAGATCTTTATGGGTACTTAAAACCTTATTAGTAGCTTTATGTACTAAAGAATAATATTTTGTCTCTTCTGCAACACGCTTGGCTGTCTTTGTAGCAATAGCCATTTTCATACCCATAGGCATGTTTGGATTTTCACGCTCAATAGCCTTAGCTACTTCTTCGCGCTTTTTCTTTTCTGCTGGTGTTAATGTTTTTTCTTCCAGCGATGCTCTAAGGTTTAGAAAATTAATTGCCATGTTAGCCTTTACTCGACCTCTGTCGTATCTTCTTCAACATCAATTTCTTCTTCAGGTAAGTCTTCCTGCGAAACTTCATCGTCTTTTTTTCCGTAAATTGATTGTGCAATTTCTACCTTACGGTCATCTAATGCACTTGAAATCTTACTAGCAAGAACGGCATTAACACCTTGCTCTGCTTCAACGTTATCACCGTTAAGGATGTCATCAATCATTTTGTTAATAATGTCTGCGTTTTCCACAATAACTCCTTGAAAAATTATATAATATTTATATTACTGATTTACTTCGCCGCTTAATGCGGCGGCTTGTTCTGAACCTGGTGCACCAGGCATAACTGATGGAGGTTCTTCCATATTTTGTTGTTTAATATTATCAATCTCTTCATCAGTTAAACGTAAAACTTTTTTACGTACATACTGCATACTATAATATGTACCAACATAAGGTGTCATTTGATTTAATACGTCCATTCTATTGCGAAGATTTTCAGCATCTTTCATTTCTTGATAATACTGATCTTGTGCATAACGATATTGAATTTTTTCTTTTATCGTCTGCCAATCTTCTTCTACAATAACACCTTTAAGAAGTAATTGGGTCTTAAGTAAGTCGTCAAACAACTCATTAAACTTTTTGCGTAGACGATTTACAAATTTAGAGAACTTTAATTCGTCTCTACTAATTTCAGCCTGACGACCGAAATTAAAACCATTACCTTCTTTAAATCTTGAAGCAGGTACATTCAATGCTTGATAAACTTTATTTTGGAAGAACTCAATGTCTTGTATCTGACCGAGATTTTCACCACCCGGTAAAGTGGTGATCTCGGTACCTCGACCACCCTCTCTTCGGGGAAGCCAAAAATCTTCTAACATGGTCATAAACTTACGATCGTCTTTAATCTCACCTGTAGTAGAATCATAGACGATTTTGTTTCTATATCGATTCATGATATCTTTCATGTACTGCTCGGCCTTCTGCTTTGGAAGGTTACCGATATCGATATAAAATATTCTTCTTTCCGGAGCTCTTGCTAGTCTATAAATGACAAGAGAATCAGCCATCATCTTTAGCTGATTCACAGGTTTAATTGCTTTGTTCAAATAACCTAAGACTACATTCCTATCTAGATCTAAAAGACCTGAAGGACAGAATGCAATAGCATCTACAGAAATTCTAATACCCGCACCTTGGTTGTTAGATGGAGCATAACCAGGTGTTACACTAATTCCTTTTTCGTTGTAGACGAAGAACTCATCGATCTTCTTAACTAACTCTACCCCGTCTTTTGTTTTTTCTTTTTGTACCTCACGTACTTTTCTAATCTTACGCGGGTCAATATATCTTAACTCTTGAATACCTTTTTTAGGTTGAGCTGTATTGATTACTTTTTGATAATATACTCTTCCATCAATATACCATCTTCTAAAAATATCATGACCTTTATCATTGAAGTCAAGTAAGCTTAGTATTTCATCAAACTCTTCTTTAATAGTATCTTTAATACTTTCATCTAAATCTAAATTATCTATATTAATAGATACTGGCGGCTCGTCGTCAACAGCGGCGATAGCCTCTGCAACAATTTCTTCTACCGCCGTATCTACATCAGGGTAGTTAGCTATATCTCTATAACGTGTTATTAATTCAGACTCGGATCTCGCAGATGCGTCGATATCTACATACGTGCCATAATAGCCCCCTGCAGATACAGTAGAAGCACCATCTTCAGCAACAGGAGTTATATAAGATTGATTCTTTAACTCCTGCTGCCTATTGTCACGACCAATAGTAAAGCCAAATAGTGTAATAGCCATTAAATTATATAAAAAATATTATCTAAAAATTCTACCAAAATCAATAATGCTACCCAATGGATTGCTCGATGTGGTAAAGTGCTGATAAGTCCAAGTCACTGTAAAGGACGAGATCTGATCATTAGCACCGAAGTCTAGACCAACAGGAGATAATTCAATTGGGAATGCATTTACAAGCTTGTATGACTTTAAAATGTTTCCATTTCTATCTAGTTGGAATACATCGAAGTCACGCATGTATGTAGAAGGTTCCATACGACCAATCTTAGACGCATAGTCTTCCATACCTCCCATCCACTGCTCGATGGCTGTTCTAATGGACATTTCAGAATCGTTTAGAACTGTAATGGTCCATGGTGCGTAGATACGATCACCTACAAACTTAACTTCACGACCTCTATACTGCACTACCGCAGGATTAACAGTCTGACCTGGTAATTCTGCTACACTAACTAAGAACGGTGAACGCGCTACAGCTAAGCTTTGGTTAGTTACATACGTAGGGTATGATAACTGAACTGCAAACTGATTAGGGCGAGCGCCACCATTGGTAAGAGCAGATTTAAAACGCTCTATATTAAATGTTGTCATTTATTCTCTCCCTATTAGGCTCCAACTTCTTCGAACGAAATACCTGATCTAGTTGCAATAAAATTCAACTGGATAAAGTTGATTGAACGAGCTGGTTTGACAAAGATGTCAGCAACAAACTCATTTCTATCAATTACTGCCGAAGTGTTATTTGTGTCATCGCATACTACCTTAAACTCAACAATACCACGACGACCCTGAACATCTCTCAAGAATGGCTCAACAAGATTTCTAAACTGTGCTCTTGTGAACGCATCGTTGAATTCAAACAGTTGGTACTTAGCAGCCACAGCGATAGCTTTTTCAAGTACGATAAACAATCTACGTACATTAATTCTATCAAACGCTGAAGGTCTTGATAGCATTGTCTTATCACCAAACAAGACAGTACCCTGACCTGGGAAAGTAACAATTGGGTTTATTCCTGCTTTGTATAAGCTATCTCTTTCAGTAGCACTTGGGGAGAAAGCTAGCTTAACAACATTCTTAACTTGTCCTCTGTTAAACCCACCTGGTGAGAACCATGGATCAGCAGTAAAGTCAGTTCTTACACATAGACCGGCTGTATCTCCGTTTAATGGTACCCAGCGATATACATCGTTATATCTATCGTATTGATACTTCCAACCCGAGTCTATAGAAGCATACGAGGAAGATGAGAGTAGATTTCTAAATGCAATTGAATCTGTTGCTTCACTTCCAATATTGTTTACTACATCAGACTTTTCAGGTGATAAGAACACGATACAATCTTTACGAGTTTCTGCCATTGCAATAGCAGCAGCTGCTACTGCTGAAGAGGCAGGGCCTACAGGGAATAAGGAGATGTCAAACTTTTCACTGTTGCTGAATAGATTGATTGCTGAAATAATATTAGCATCTACTGGTGTGGTAGATGTAGTACCGTTACTTAATGTTACAGTAACGTTAGAAGCTAAAACATCATACACTGTACCACCATCAGCTGCGGTATTCCAGTTAGTCATATTAGCTGGATGATCCATCCACCAAATATACTTAGACTGGTCGTTAATTACGTTCTTGTAATAGATAGATGTACCGTCTGATCTTTTTGCGTCTTTAGCTTTAGAAACAAATGGGAATTTTTCTAGAACAGTATCTTTTTGACCTGTCCACTTACCATCAGCATCAATAACAATGATATGCATCTCATCACGAGTTGCACCAAAGCTTGATGCGTAAGGTGATACATTAGGTGCTGCGTCGAATAAATCTTTATATGCCCAGGTGCTATATGTGTCTCCATCAGCCATGGAAATTTTAATTCCATTACCTAGGGTACCAGGATACTTAGCTGCGAACTCTCCTACATTTCCTGCACCATCTTGATATGATCCAACATATTGATCTTCGTTTTTAATTAATACGGCTGTAGCAGATGCATTAGCAACTGCATTTCGTGCGCCAGCAGGAACTGCTCTAACCACTTGTAGATTGTTACCGTATGATAGGAAGTTTGCAGCAGTAAAGAATGACTCGTACGTGTTATCGTCAGGTACACCAAATCTCTCTACAAGCATATTTTCAGAATCTACGGTCACAACCTGCTCAGCAGGTCCCCATTGGAAGGCGCCAGCAAAGCCGCCGGCTGTAGTAGCAACGGAAGGAACGACCGAAGTTAGGTCCTTCTCTGTAACTAGCACGCCTGGTGAAAGCTGAAATGCCATCTTATTCTCCTTATGATGTTAGTATTTCATAACAAATATTGTCTACTAGGATATTTATACTTTTAAAATTTTTAATTACCATGACCTATCACGCAAAAAATCGCTTAAATCTTTATGATATTTGTCTGTTAACCATAAGTCTCCATCGATAACTTCAGCTTTTTCTTCTGGTAAAATTCCGTTATCTACGAATCCAAAAGGAGTTAAATCCTCTTCGATGGATTTCATTTGCGAGCTGAACAACGCCTTTCTATTGTTAGCGTTCATCAGATCTTTAAACAAGATATCGTTAGACGCCCACGCAAATAAAACCAATGTCATGGTTAAATCATCATGATAACCCTCATCAGCTTCAAACGATCCGTTATGCTCGATAAAGGTTGAAAATTCAGATATAATATCCTTATCAAATACTAATAATTTATTATTTTCTACTAACGTTTTTAATGATGCGCATCCAATTCGTTTAATTTGTTTGGTAGTTCTAACACCAAGAACTGCGCTTCTTCCTGATGTAGATAAAAATTGACCATACTTTGGATCACTACCTACCCAAAGCATATTTTCATACTCTAAATCATTATGAATGATATCAGCTACTTGTTGACCGATATCATTTATTTCTACTAAAATATATGCACTGTTATAGTCCTTAGCAATCTTATGAATAATATTAGGATACAATAAAGGACTAATTTTATTATCCCGATATTTAGCTACTACAGTAAATGGATAATCTGTACAATCTACTACAGTGAAGGCTGAGTAATCACCTCCAACTCCTCTTGATGTATCTACTGTAATAAAGTAAAGGTGTTCTGGTTTTGGTTCTTCTAGTATATCAATATTTTCTTTAGAATATACATAAGGAACTGGAGATAATCTTGCAATTGTATCTGCATTAATTAGTGTATTAGACGAACCAAGGAATGCACATAAGACTTCTTGATTAAATTTAATCTCACCAAGTATACGTTTTTGTTCTTCAGCCCATTTAGCATCTCGCTTTGGATGTTCCCAATATTCTACTCTTAATGGTACAAAACCATTAGCATTATTCTCTGCATCATTCCAGAATTTCCAGAAGTGATTATAACCTAGCGGGGTAGAGGTAAGAATAATCTTAGTGGTTTCACCAGCAGATACAACAGGGTAAACAGATGTAAAGAAGCTTTCAGCTACATTGTTTGGAATAATAGCTACTTCGTCAACATAAAGTATATTAACAGACTTACCTCTAATACCAGCAGAAGAAGTAGCGGCAGTAAAAACAGAAGACCCGTTTTCCAGTTCCACATCACCTTTGTTCCATGTCTTAATTCCTTGTTGCATCCATATAGGTACATTTTCATACATTAACTGATAACGGCCAAGAATTTCCATAGCCGCATCTGATTTGTTACCTAATATTGCAACCGTTTTATTATTGTTGAATAGAGTATACCATAAAATGTAAGCAGCTACCACTTGGGATTTACCCATTTGACGAGGCTGCATACTAATTACTCGTCTGTTATCTTGAATAATATTAATAAATTTTTCTTGATAACCGTATAGCTCAAACGGAACCAGCATCTCTGAGTCTAGAGATACGATTTTACAATGGGTCTTTATAAAGTAGATTGGATCATCTTTACATTTTAAGAGCTCATATACTTGTTCTTGAGTATATGGAATTGCATAACCAATCTGCTTTAACGACCTGTTACCGTTATAAGAATTTTTACTTTGAGTCAATTATTTTTGCTCTTTCTGCTGAGATCATTTTCATTAAGTCAGCGGTGGAACCTGCAAATACAATATTGTTTTGAGTACCTATTTTTGAAGGTTCCTGTTCACCATCTACATCTTTTTTAATCTTATGAAGCGTCATTAACTCTTTTGCAAGACCTGTTTGAGCTTTGACTAGTTCTGCTACTACTTCAAACGCTCTCGGGTGTTCTGATTGCTTAGCAATAGATACTAGATCATTAATCACATCTTCATTTTTTGTAATCATATCGCGCAAGGTTTCTCTTGCAACCGTAAAGTCGTCTTTATCTTCAGACTTACCTTCTTTAACATCTACTACATCAACAGGTTTTATGGAAATGTTAAAAAGGTCATTTAGTTTTTTTTCCATTTTCATTCAAAATCCTCAAACGTTTCAACAAAATCAAATGTATCGCCTGGAACAGCTGTGTTAGGTGTAACTGTAACGTTGTATGCTTGCTGTCTTTGTGTAAGTTCAGGATTTGAAAATGTATTGACGTTTGTAGATCGTATAATGCCTTGCTTACTAATCGGACCGAAGTAGTTAAGCTTCATAGTAAAATTTAATGTCCAAATAATAGCTCTTCTATTTCTAAAGTCTCCTTCATAATCATCCTCGTAAGATACGGAATCTAGAATGATAGGTAAGTCATTTTTAATTCCGAGCTGAGGAATAGCATTAAGGGATAAATTAAAATCAGGATTAAAGTATGGAAGTATTTGTTCGACGATTTGTAAACCATCGTCTTGATTTTTTGTATATGAGTATAAAGCCATATTAATATTATATGGCGTAGGTGCGTATTGTGAATTTAAAGTATCTGCTGTATTATTTGTACCACGGTTTTGCTGTACAAGGCTTATTCTTCTATTAGGGTCGTACTGAATACCTACAATTTCAAAAGCCATTCTAGGTATTACTACTTGATCCCTTTGAATCGGGTCTCCGGGTTGCGCTGTAATTCTAGCAATAAATTTTTGCTTAGGAGCATATGATAAAGGTACTTTTAATGTTTGAATAACTTGCCCGGCAGCATTTCTTCTATCTATATGAATGTTATTAAACATGTTGCCGAAAGCAATAATTGCTTTGCGGGTAGTTCCCCAATAAAATTTTTGGTTTAACATTACGCAATTACCTCACCAAATGGATTGCGTTCTGTAAAGTCAAGAATATCTATGTTATTATAAAATGCCTCGTTTTGAGATTCTGGATCTATATTAACCATAGTATAACCCTCTAATATCATACTAGAAGGAGTAAAATATTCTAGTTGTAATGATCCACCGTCTTCTAACAATAGCTCATGTGATTTAATATCTAATGAGATTTCTTCAATAGAATCAATTTCTCCATCACCAGTATCAAATCTCTCACCAGAGTACTGCATTAATTCACACTCTAGTTTATAAACATATAACTGGCCAACCTGGAAGAAAGGTTCTTTTGTTTCTACTCTACGAATTTCAAAGTAACCTTTTGTTAAAGGGAAATAGATTACATCACCTTCAGCAGGTCTTTTCTCTAATTGTACGTTACCAGTTCTGGCTACTACTTCATCCCAGCGACGTCTTGCTACAATGAACGTAGCTGTGTCTCTGATCTCAACACCAAACTTAGATAATAGATCACCCTCACCTTCAAAACCTGTAACGTTTTGTAAGTACATTTCTAAAGGATAAGCATGCTCATACTTATTAAGAGCATCTTCTGTAAAAATATTATCAAAATTTACTGATTTTCTAGGTATATAAAAGACATCAAAACCATATATTTTCAAACACTCAATAGTAAGATCTTCCATCAGAAATTGTTCTGAGGCTCTTCCTATGTTCCTACCTGATTGAAAATAATGATTTGTGGCCATTTTGGTAAACTGCTATTGATTTTTAGTTGATTAACACATAAAATCCATATGTGGTCCCTTGAAGGTATTTATCCGACAAAGAAATCAACAGGTAGCTGATAGATTGATTGAGCGTCTAATTGAAGTTGCTTTATTTCATCTACAGCTTCATCGTATATTTTCTGGCCATTAAGTGTTACCCCTCCAGGCATTTGTACACCTTCGAACTTCTTAAGATTAGATCCCCACTGTTTCTTAATTAAAGCAGTAGCGTATTTCTTTAAAAAGTAATCGTTGTAAACATCTGTAAAGGTATTAGGATCTAGAATTCTAAATGCTTCTACGATGATATGGTCACCGATTGCAATGTCTTTTCTCCAGTTCATATCCACAAATAATCTATTCATATGACGATTAAAACGTACTGGTTTTTGACCGGTCATTAAATCATTAATAAGATTAAAATGGGTTTTGAGCTGGGTATAATATATAATGTCTGTATTAGTTAGAGATTGAATATTATTTAACATAAGCTGATACTGAACGTCAAACATGCTAGTACCAGATGATTTATTGGACAACTGCAGTACCTTTGAAACACCGGTAATTAAATCAGTTAAATTGAAGTATCTGTTATCGTAATTATTTTTATTGACGTTGGATATAGTTGCAATAGTACCTGATTTGTTACCTGTAATTAATTCACCATCAGTAAATGTACCGGTGATATCGTAGATATTTAATAGAGTGGAGTTAGGTGCCTGATGTACGAAAGCAGTAGCATTAGATATGTTACCGGTAATTAATTCACCACCTGTAAATACTGTTGCATTACCTGACACAGTAGCGTTCGAAGCAACCACCTTTTCAGATAGATAAACCATTTCTACCGAATCATAATGAAACTCTCGGTAGAATTGAAAAGCTTCGTCGATTCTATCTTCTATCTGATCATCATCAACATTAATTTCAATAACAGGGTGACCTAGCTCTCTTAAGCAGTAATCAATTAAACCCTGTCTGGATGATGGATTAGACATTAGATTGTTCCCTAGCCTTCTCTAAAAAAAGTGCATACATATTATCTATTTTATCCTCTAAACCTTCTGGCATAAATCTTAACTCATTATTAAAATAAGGTATGCGGTTAAAATTAAAATTAACAAAATTTTCTGTTAGTCTGTTTTCAATATATCTTTGATAACATGCTTCTAGTGGTTCAAGATACGGAGTGAACATAGTGTAGTCCTCCGGCATTCTCTCTAGTAAATAATCTCTAACTATTAAATATTCTTCCATTTTAGTTTACTAAAACAGGTGGTATGAACGGTTTAGTTGGAAGGGCAGGTGTATTAGTACCTCTATGAACCATAACACTTACACCATTAATAACTTTTACATCATATCTTGCAAGTCTGGATAATCTGATGTCTTGTATATATCCTCTAAATGACTTAGCACCAGTTTGTTCGTTATCACCTCCAAGAAGCAAATAAGCACCTGTACTAGAATAATCATCTTGCATAGTATAACTTGTAGCGGGTGCAATAGGGTTATATGCAGTTTGTACTCTGCTTACAGAATAGGTATAAACTAATCTTCCATTTAGGAATAGCATAAAATTACCACCCCGCATTTGAAGCACTATATGATCAAAATTTATACTAGATCCTGTGCTTGTTGTGAATGCATTTTTAGCAGTAGGAACATTATACATGTAGGCGTCATTATTATTCCATCTTATGCTATATTCACCACCTCTAGAACCTCCTCCAAACCTTACAGCAAAAGAGTTACTTAACTCAAACAAATATCTGTCGTTAGGATTAGCTGCACCTCTCCAGGCAAACCATCCCTCTACTGTAAAATCTCCATATGTATCACCTGAAAAACCATCTTCCGGCATATTATCGTTATCTATCCAACCAAAATATATTCTATCTGTACCTTGAAACCCATAGGGGGGAGTAGTAGTATTCCAAAAGCCCCCTGAGTTTTGAACACTTTGTTGTTGTATTGCTATGCTTCCTCGCCCGAAATTACCAATTTCAGGAACATATTTTACACTGGTACCAGAACAATACGCTCCAGAAGTAGAGGAAACTCCCGGCACCGGGTGAATGGTTGTGGTGATAGGTTGAAACGCTGTAAATGCTTCGATTGGTTTTTCATCAAATATACCAGTGATTACTGGTTGATAAGTAGAGTACTTTGCTCTTCTTGTAAGAACAATACCGTTTGCCCCATCTCTAAACTCTAATGGTGTACCACCGTAGTCATCAGTACTAAATTGAGCACCTAACCCCGACCAAGACCTTAATTGACCATCTACGAATATTGCATACTTATTATTAGTTGCTTCTGGATCACAAACCAAAGCAATATGATGATAAGTACCTGATAAAGACATAGAATATTCGTTACCAGATAATATATTATTTGCTGCAGTATCAGAGAATGTTCTTAGACTTACAGCACCGTATCTATTTGCATTTTGTGCTGCAACAGAGTGGACAGCTAACTGTATACCTCTCCATGCACTGCTTTCGGACCCACTACGGAAAACATAGGGGTAAGTTGTATTACCGGATACTGCAACTTTAACTAGATAGAACCAGAATTCAAGAGTGAATGGAGTTTCACCCATACCTAGATAATATGTCTCATGGCCATGCCAGCCGTGTGATGCAGCGCCCGTGCTATAACCGTAAATACCATTAAAATTATAACCAGCTACTATACCTTGAGATTGTCTCCAAGATTTAGGTTTCTCTTTAAAAGGAGAAAAGGCAGTAATACTATAGTCCCCATGAACAAAAGCGGTAGCGTCAGTTAATGCTCCTGCATGTATTAATTTTTGACCTTTATTTTTACCACCTAAAGATTGATCAATTAATGCAGGGTTATTAAAAGTTAATAATACACAGGCAGGATCATTAGCTAGAGGATCTGAAGGTACTTCGAATCTAATAGGATTTTCACCATTTACAGCATAAAAGGCTTTACCTTTTAATACTCGTAAATTAGACATGAAACCTCTAAAAGAATTTGAATTTTGTTGAGTGACTACACCTGTGGAACCTTGAGTGCCTATACATGGTGTGGTGTTTCTACATAGCATATCTGTGCTGAACAACACCTCTGCTTCTCTTATACCATTAATATACAAAGCAAGTCTGTTATTAACACGTTGAAGAACTATGTGGTACCATTTTTCAATACTACCAGCTATACTAGATCTTGAGCTTAGAATTATTCTGGATCTTGTACCATCACCATAATCAACACAAATTTTTCCTTGGTGATTTTCATAGATAGCCAAGCTATCATCATCTGGAGTATTAACTCTTTTACAATTCCATAAGTAGCCTGTTTCTGTAGTACTAGTTACATTATTAAAGCGAGATTTTTTAGCTACAAATATTTCCCAGGTAAAATCACCGGTTCCAAATGCAAAATCACTACTATCTGCATTCAAACCATCAGTGTTAGTTGTACTGTTGTAAATTCTAATTCCTACAGCATTAGTGTTAAATGATACGCTCCAGTTTTTATTAGAGACCGGATTAGCTCCAACAGTTTTATTTTCATTACCAGGATCATGGGCATAAAAATGATGATGACCTACGTCAAGATAGGGTGACATAGTTATATCGGTCCACCAGTTATTAAATAATAATAACGATGTATCATTGTCTGAAGTTAGCGGTAATCTAGATGGAGTGAAGGCTAATGCACCAATAGTATCAGTAGTAGGATACCTTGCTACTTTACTAATTCTAAAATTATTAATGTAAAGATTGGCATCAACAGCCATTCCAGAATTAGTTCTATTAGTAAGAAAATAGAATATGGTATTTACATCTGTTAAATTTGTTGACAGAGTATCAATATGAGCTAATCTACCATTAACAAACATCCTAAAATCATTAGATCCTGTACTAGATCTTTGAATTACAATATGCTGCCAAGAATAAACACTTATAGCCCCTGTAGTTGCTGTTATTGCAGAGCTTCCATGTCTAAATGTCAATAAGTTTGTAGTAACAGTACCTACTTCTAAACTAAACCCAGTAGTAGTTGAACCTTTACCGCAAAGACCATAACCATTATTTTGTCTATTTGGATATATCCATGCTTCTATTGTAAAGGGGTCGGTACCTAAATCTAAAGAAGTATCTGAAGGCTTAAGAGTAGTATAAATTCGACCAGTATCCAAACCGCTGTTATTGTAACTAGCCAGGCCTTGATAAGATAGTAATCCATTTTCTTCTGCTCTACCCGTATGATACATGTTAGGAGATACGTTAGCTCTTAACTGAGTAGAAGTAAATGGTGAATGATAACCATCTAATCTAGGTGATCCCCCGGTAGCTCTTCCTGGTACTCTAGGTATAATATCTACATTACCAGCAGAAATGCTGACATTAGCTGGTGTAATATATGCTGTGAAGCTGGCATTATTATTTAAATTTAAATTAAATAAGGTATTACCAGCAATTGGGAAGGGTTCACGAAGAGGGGTAAAATTAGATGTATATTTTAAACCCTCGGTAATTGCGGCACCAGATACCCATCCTCTTAAGTTATTAATTGATGTGTCTGGACTTGTACCAATGTAAACGTTTTGGGTAAGAACCGGGGTCATATTGACAAAACCAATATTGGCTTCTCTCACCACATTACCATTCAAGAATACTGTTAGGTTTCCATTTACATTACTATGAGTAAATGCAATATGATGCCAACTTCCGGTAGTTAGTTGACCAGTACCGACCCATAAATTTCCGCGAGCATTTGCATTTCCTAAATCACCCAGACCCCCGGTAATAACGTTACCAGTGTTGGTAATATTTGGGGTCATAATACTTAACCCCGCACCCCCATGATTTAAAAATATTCCATAATTTCTACCAGCACCAGTAGTACCTACTACAAATATAGGCGTAGTATTACCACCAAAACTATCTGTCTGTACCCAAGTCTCCATAGTAAAGGAACGACTGGACACATTAGGTGCAGTGTTTGCAAAGTGATGACTTACAGTATCAAAAAAATGAGATGGGTATAATGCTGAATTGGTATACTTAATCGGAACGTCAGGTAATCTAAAAACCACACTTGTAGTTGCAGTAACTGTGTGGCCTTGAGCTTGCCATAAATTACCAGTAAATCCAAGATTTAAGTCTGTAGCTAGACTAGAAAAAACTGTATTACTTGTATTAGTTAACACCTCAACAGGGGAGCATGTGTTGCTGGTATAAACAGCTACATTACTCATTCTAATATCTGTAATAAAACCAGCAAGACGGTTAGCAGCTGTCCCGGCCCGATCTTGACCAATAACTAAATTTTCTGTTTGAGTAAAGTTACTTGATGAGGTACCAACACCCATCACAGTACCATTAATATAAATCTTTAACTGATTAGACCCTGTGCCCTCTCTTACAATAGCTACATGATACCATAGATCATGTTTTAATGCATAAGCAGCGGTTGTTGTAGTATTTACATCAGAAAAGAATATTTGAAATGACGAGTTAATACCTACCTGCCACCCTGTAGGCCCGGTACTGCTACCTTTGTTGAAGAAAAATCTGTTAGCGGCATTACGATGAGTTCTTTTGTACCAAAATTCAATAGTAAATGGTCCGGTACCGAACCTTAGGTCAGCTCTATCTGTTACTGTAACAACCTGCTGGTTTCTAGTAGTAAATCTATTCGACCAAAAAGTATTGGTCTGATGTTGCATAGTAGCAGTTTCAAATCTACCATTCGCAGTTGAATATGGTTCAAGAAAAGCATTCCATCTATTACTTTGATCGGTAACAATAGATGTATTAACCAAAGGGGAATATAATCCACTAAATACATAATTATAATAAGGATCCTCAGAATCTGGAATCTGAGATGTAGATATGGTTTCTGGATATCTAGAAATAAATTCAGGAGAATTAAACCCTTTACTTCTAGCAGTAAGCAACTCATCAGTGCTTAATACACCCTTCGATCCATCAGGTCTAATCGTGTCTAAAGGGGCATTCACCCCAATAAAACCTCCATTTTTTCTATTCTTCATATCTAATTATTTTATCTCTGTAATTGGTACTTTAAACGGTGCTGTTGGTAATGCTGGTCTTATAGTTCCTCTATGAACCATAGTATTTACACCATTAACTAATGCAGTTTCATATCTAGCCAATCTAGTAATTCTAAAATCACTAAAATAACCTAACCAGCTCTTACTACCCGTTCTTTCACTGTCAGATCCAACCCATATACTAGCATTATTATAATTTAAGTTTAGATTATATTCGGTAGCAGGAGCAATAGGGCTGTACTTGGTAGCGTTATTACCTATAGGTATACTTAAATGCTCGACCCCGTTAACATATAATGTTAATACCGAACCATTTCTCTGCACTACTAAATGATCAAAAACAATGTTAGAACTGTTTCCAGATACGTTTGCTGAACTAGTATAGGACTGCGTATCTACATTATTAAATCGTAGACTGTATGCCCCACTTACAGTTCTTAACCCAATATTGTCTGATAACTCCCAGAGATATTTATCATTAGGTGAAGCCGCACCAGCCCAGGCGAACCAGCCTTCTATAGTAAAGTCATTATAAGACGGACCTAACAGTCTATAATCATTAGCGTCGCCAACAGTGAACTGGTACGCGGTATTTGTTTGAGCACCCCATGGTGGTGTAGTAGATGTCCAAACTCCACCTGCTCCAGTAACACTATTTTGATTTAGATATATAGTTGGTCTACCTAAATTTCTTACTCCTCTAGAAATTTTTGGGTAACCCTGAGGGCGCATATAAGTCGATGAGAAACCCACTGGTATTACAGCTGCATTTGTAGTGTCTCGCAATGCAGTAAATTTATTTATTTTTGGAGGTTTATTCCATTTTTCAACTGGAATTCTTCGCAAAGAAAAAGGATATTTAGCTCTGAATTCTACATTTAATGCGTCTAAACCAGATAGGTACTCTAAACTTTTAATTGCACCATCTAGAATATAATTTTCTATTACATAAAGTCCATCCGCACCATAATTACCTGTTGTATCCATTATTCTAATACCGTTTACCCATATAGTAAGTCTATGAGAATCGGCGTCATGTTGTATTATAAAATGTGAATAATTATGACCAGGGTTAGTTACCCAATCATTAGAATAAAAAAATGATCTTTGAGTAAACCCCGGGTTAGTAGTTCTAATATGATGCCATTTTAAAGCTACTCTTCCAAAAGCCTCTGCACCTCCATAACCATCTCCGTCATAAAAATGCGTGGTGTATAATATGCCACCACCAAGAGCAGAGTTAGCGGTATTAGTATTTAAAGTGGAAAATACCGTAGTACCTTGGCTTCTAAAATTACCTTGGATTACATTTTGAGAATTAAACTGAACGAGCCAGTGCCACCCTTCCATAGTAAAAGTTTTATGAAATAAGGAATTATAAGAAAAATTATCTCCAATGCCCCCACCGTCTTTTAATGCACTTTCTATTGTATATGTAGTCGTAATAGAATTTACGAAACTAAAATAAGTGTTTTTCCAATCTAAAAGTCCTGGTTTAAACGGTGTATATTGTGAGGGGGCATATTCCCATCTACCAGTATTAACAGTTTGATCTCTATGCACCTTAACCGGCACAAAACTACCAGTGTTTGCATCATTACCATTTAAAGATGTAGTAACGTCAGCAAAAAATGGTTTATCAAATCCTAAAAACGTACACCCAGGTATATTAGTAAGTGGTTCTTTTGGAACAGGAATTCTTTCTGGATTACTTCTAGAAGCTGTACCGTAGGCTGTTGATCTTCTACAAATTCTTAATCCATAAAAATAACCATACCATCCTTGCCCAGTACGAGATCCAAGCGTACCTGATTCCCATATAGTCCAAGTATATGGCGAAGACGTTGATCTATTAGAATAATGCTCTGCTTCTTTAACACCATTAATATAAAGAGCCCAGTTATTATCTACTCTTTGTACACAAATATGATGCCAAACGGGTAGTTGTGCAATTGCAGTTCTAGATACTAAAGCAACAGCATCGAACTGCCCTGCATCATAATTGTAACCTACCTCAATATACCCATAAGGATTTTGTCGAATATAAAGCCCACCAGTATCTAAAGAGGTTACATCTGCAGAAGGACCTTCTCCATTCCATCTACCATCTATAATATAACGTGTTTCAGTTGTACCAACTAATCTATTATGTGGTTGTAAAAAGAATTCAATAGAAAAATCATCTGATGTAAGAGGGCTTCCCCCGGTTAACGTTCCATCATTCCAACTAACTCCATATAATTTTAACCCTGTAGATCCATCTCTAGTAACATAACTCCAATTTCTATGAGTAGCTGGTGGTGCACCTCTTAGATAAGGTACACTATTATGTGTAATAGGGTTCATTTGCGACCCTAAGTCAATCTTACCCCCTGACTCAGCATCACTCCACATATATTGATAACCAAGAAATACAGTGTTAGCGTCATTATTATATGGCCCCATAGAAGGGGTAAATGCCACAGTCCCAATAGTGTTAGTTACTGGAACTGGATATCTTGCAACATTACTTAATCTTAAGTTGTTAATTAAACCAATAAAATTTTTATTTGTAGTTTCTGGATTTCTTTTATTTAAAACATAAAGATTTCTACTAGTAGTGGTTAAGTTACTAGTGACTGTATCTACACTTGCAAGTCGCCCATTAACAAACATGTGAAATAGGTTAGCACCGGTACCACTTCTTTGAGCTACAATATGACACCATGAACCATATTCAACTCTAGGGTCTGATCCTGTAATAGTTATGTTATTATGTTCAAATACTAACTGGTTATTAACAACAGACAGACCCCAACCTGTTGTAGCAGTTCCTTTACCAATAATTCCTTGATCTCCATCCCCCCCTACAACATAAACCCAGGCCTCTGCAGTAAACGGCCCAGTTTCAAAATCTAAAGATTTATTATTTGGGCTTAAATCAGGATAAACTACTCCGTAATCAGAACGATTATGTAAACTTGCTAGTCTTTCATACTTCTTAACACCTTCTTCTTCAATAAAATTAGGTATGTATTTGTCATCAAAATATACCGGTCCGAGTTCTCTTGAACGAGATTCCCCAATTTCATAAGTAATTCTATTAATTGTAGCAGATGAAATATTATTAACTGTAAACTCAACATTACCTGAAGGTGTAAAATATCTAAAGGAAGAAGTATTATCGTGTAGTGTTTTAAATAAAATATTATTGTCTAACGGTATTGCACTAGTTGTAGGGGTGAAATTAGCAGTATACTTTACATTTTTTGTAATAGTAATGTCCTGCATGCAACCTTTATAATAATAATCTCCGTTATGTCGTGTAATATTTTGTGGGTTTATACCTATAAAAATTTTCTGGTCGACCCTGCTCATATCAGCACCTATTACATTAGTGCCGTCTCTATATGTCCCGTCAACGTATACCGCTATATTTCCTGAATCCTTGTCAAAAGTTAAAGCCATGTGATGCCATTCACCTGTCTCTAAATAAGGTGTAGCATTACCTAAACTAGGATAACCTGGCTTAACTAAAACATTGCCCCCGGCTAGATACCCCATTAATATATCTTTTGTGTTATAAGCATTAGGTACTATTGCTGCAGGCCCGGTACTACGGTAGTTATAATATAAACCGATCGTTTTACCTCTGTTGTACGTTGTTTCAAACGAATAACTATCCTCATCGCTAGAGATGACAACTAATGGAACTATAGCATTACGCTCTCTGATTGTTGTGGACATAAACCAAGTTTCTAAAGTAAACGAGGTATCATTTAACAGAGGGTATAGATTTGCCCTTAAGTACTGGAGATGTGATTGTGTGTTATAAAGTTCTGGAAAATTGAATCCATAAGCAGTTTCTTTAGCAGGTTCTTTGTAATTGTAAGGCACGTCAGGCCATCTTTGATGGTGAGCGTTCAGATCTGTTATTACAATGTTTTGGTCATTACCAACATTAGAACCGGTATGATAACATAATGTATCACTAGCTAGTAGCAATACAGTATTAGGAGTAGCTGTAATAGGTAAACTAGGTACAGCAAAAGTAAGACCTGTTCTTTCCACAGTATTACTAATTCTTAAATCTGTTAATAAACCATGGGTAGAATGAGAAGTATTACTTGCATAGTTAGTACCAACTTTTAATGTAACTGTCCCTGTGGGAGTTACATTCGATGTACTAGCTACACTTTTAGTTAAAACACCATTTTCGTATAATTTTAAAATTCCATTTTCACGTACGAAGCAATAATGAACCCACTCAAAAGAACTCCATAACGTACTAGTTAAAGTTTCATGAAATGGGTAATAAGTTGTAAGGTCGGTAAAAAATACCTGGTTTCCATAAGTATATCTTCTGCAAATCTCCCACCCACGTGTAACACTCGAAACTGATTCACCATAACTTAAAATAGTTTTATTATAAAAATGAGGACTCGTACTGAGACCGTCACCTCTGGTATTTGGTTTATACCAGAATTCAATAGTAAAATTACCTTCACCAAAGTTAAATTCTGGCTTATTGGTTATAGCAATAGCATTTCTTCTATGAGTAGAAAATTTTAAAGCCCAGTATCTATTGGTTTGATGTAAAAAAGTAGGGGTAGGTAATCTATTTTGATGGCCAGTTTTTGGATCAAATACTTCATCCCAGTTGCCAGAAGCTTCAGTAAAAATGGTGTTTTCTATATGTGGAGAATATATACCCCCTACAACATCACCTAGGTAAGGGTCGTCACCTTCAGTAGTGTCTGTTTGAGGCCAGACAGCAGCACCAAACTGTTCTCCAAGCTGATTGAAGGGCACAGAAGTACTATAATCTAATTGATCGGATATATCATAAACACCGGAAGCACCTTCTTTATCTACAGTGTCAGCACTTAGATACCCGATATAACCACCATTTTTTCTACTCATATTAGCTCAATTGTTCGTATGATACAAAAATATTAATAGCGTTGTTTGCACTAGCAAATGCTGAAATAGTGTCATTTTCCTCTAGATACATCGACATGTCTTTTGCTAGTAAAGTTAATGTAGTTCTAGTAGGAACTGTCATGGTGTTAGCCATAATTACAGTATTAGACCCTCTATTAAACAACACCGTTACATCTGCCGCAGAGTTACCTCTATTATGAGCAAAGATAGTATTTATTTTTAATAAAGCATTAGTATCACCGGCGTTAGACACGACCGTAGATGCTAAGGTAGTTATATTTGATACACTAGTTCTACCTATAATAACGGTAGAATTTGCGATATTTAACGCACTCATTATTTCTCCTTATTGGCCAAAAATTACGGAAAGGGCAGTTAATCTACCAAAGATAGCCCCTCCATTAAGTTTAGGCCCTGTAACAGAATTATCAGCCAATTTATCCGTGGTAATAGCTTGATCTTGCAAGTCAACAGTTGCTACTGCACCAGCGGCAATTTTATCTGTTGTCACCGAATTATTAGCTAATTTAGCAGTATCAATGCTATCGTTTTCAACAACATTTTCTGCTGGTTTAGATCCTATGTATGCCATGTAAAACCTTTAGATCGGTAATGTGTTATTTTGTTCAGGAACTTCTTTTTCACCAGCAATTTCCCACGATAGCGAATCTTCGTTCCAATTATAATAGTATTTATCGTCAATAGGATAAGGTGTTGGCGCTTCCCAGATTAACTCTTCGCGGTTTAAAATCCAAGAAGGGTAAGGCGAAGGATCTATAAAAGCATCTTTTTCCTCATCATATCTATAACCAATAGCAGCAAACTTGTTTCTAATTCTATTATTATAAGATGTTTGCTTCCATCTATCAGTAGTTTTTAAAAGATTTTGTAGATAAATTTCACCTACTTCTTCAAACTCACCACCGCTATTCCTGATGATACTATCATCAACAACAACTACTTCGGTTACAATGTTATCACTATTAAGTCTTGCAAAATGTGCCATTAGAATGTAATCGTCCCTGAACTTAAGAATTTATAAATGTGTGAACCTTTTCTTTGTCTATAAATCACTCTACCTGTGGTGCTTATTGCACGAGGATACTGATCTGAGTATCTAAATATTACCACACCCGATCCTCCAGCTCCTCCTGCTACCGAGTTATTATTAATTCCAGTAAATCCGGCGCCGCCGCCTCCAGAGTTAGGCTCTCCATCGAATTGTGTTAAATAAAAATACGTTTCTGTATTACGGGTATAAGCCCCTCCGCCTTGACCACCAGGTTGTAAACCGTATAATCTAACAGTTCCAGCACCATTAACACTCGATCCTGCTCCCCCTCCACCATAGTAAATAGGTATATCTAATCCATCGGTAAAGAATGCTCTACCATCTCCTCCAGCACCGGGAGTAAATGGACCGGTACCTGTAAATCCGGCAATATTAAAATTATTACCACCAGGAGCCCCGGCACCTCCACCCCCACCAGATACTACAATCCTACCACTACTAAAAATATTTCCATTATTACCGTTGTTCCCATACCCTATAAAAGGAGGGATACTATTTTGATTACTAAAACCAAAAATATTAGAGAAGGCATTACCGCCACCTCCAGAACCACCATCAGCCGGTGTTCCTGTATCTGAACCTGTACCTCTTCCACCCCCTATAGCTGTGTAAGTAACATTACCAGGGGTAATAATATATGAGTTTGATCCGTTAGTTGCTGTAGAACGTCTAGGTCTACCTACTGTAGCTTCACTAAATGCAGTGGTATCGACACCGTATTGAGATCTTGCTCCACCCGCACCGACTACGACTGTATATGTACCTTTTTGTAAGGAAAGGGATGTAGTATGTAAAATTCCACCACCACCAGCGCCTGTTGCATGAATACTACTAGTATTAGCAGCATTAGTAGCTCCACCTCCACCTCCCCCGGCTACAATCAGTACTTCTGATTGAGATGAAGTAATATTACCTGTAGCACTACTAATAATGTTAGCTGCTAACCCAGAATAGTGATGAGGATAAGGTGCCGTAGGAACGGTTAACTCTTCACGTCTTTCATCCCCATAAGTTATTCTTAAATCAGATACGTAACCATTAAATCCTGAATTAGCTTGATTAGAAAATTCTGTACCAATTAATAATGCATTTCCTGATGTGGTGTGCGCCCAGTTCATTCTGGAAACATTACCATTAGCCACTTCTATGCCATCTTGAAGTATTCTTGCATTAGTTGCACCATCTCTGTCAGATAAAATTACTGAGACATGTGTCCATTGATATTCTGGTACTATACGTGAACCAGTAATAAACGAGTTAGAGGTTGTATTTTGTGCAACAAAAAGACTTAAGTTTCTATTGTAAATACCTACATTTAATAAAGTTTGACCTACGGATAAAATACTTTCGGCAGTATTAAATGGCAATCCTGTGGTAAGAGATAATGGATATACCCAAAAATCTATTCTTCCAACTAACGAACTTGCATTAGACATCCATTCTATAGGTAAAGGTATAGCATTACCAGCTGCTTTTACCTCCACTCTCGAACCAGAAGATCCATTTACAAATACACTGTTTACAGTATTATCAAGTGGTCCAAATCTCTTTGGTCTAGCATCACCTACAATAGAGATGCTCATATTACCAGATCTATCAATGATATCTGGATTGTCAAAATGTAACAAAAGTACTGTATTAGATCCAGGAAATGTAGTGTTTACATTTGCTGTAGAAGTATAACTAGCAGCCGAATTTGCACCATCTAGCTGCAAGGGCCCTAAAATAGGGGGTATAAAATTACCTGTGTAAACTGCGTCACCTCTAACTACTCTAACTTGAGAATGATGTGCAAAAGCTGTTTGACCTGTGGTGTGTCTTGCGTCACCAATTCGTAAAGGAGCTCCTGTAGTATTAATATTACCAGCAAAAGTAGCAGATAAAATTCTTCTACCATTTATATAAAGATTAGCTATGTTTGCATTATCTCTAGTAACTGCATAATGATACCATTGATTTAAATGAACTACTGAATTTGCTTCACCACGGTTTGTGTTGTTAATCCAAAGATCACCAGCACCTGTAGTTGGTCTAAATAATATTCCATCGGTGTACTGTCCTAATTCAAAAACGGCTCCAACTGATGCTGCATTGGAAGACATGTAACACCAACCTTCAATAGTAAAGGCTCTATCGAATCTGAACAAGCTAACATTAGATGTAGTTTCAACATAGGAAAGTCGAGTTGTTCCATCATTGTAAATGCTATAGGTTCTTGCTTTTACATTAGCATTAGCTGCAGTATCTTTATAGAAAGGAGTGAATGCGGTAATTACTGGTTCTAAAAATCTACCTTGTGGTTCTATTCCATCTCCCGAAAAACTGCTCATCGAACCATGTGAAGTAAACCAAGTAGTTGCAGTTCCGGTAATTGACCCGGCGACGTTTACACCTGTATGACCAATGACTGTATCAGTAATAGGAACTGTAGATGGAGTAAAGTTACCACTGACTAAAGCCTGTCCTTTTATAATTCTACAACCACTAATAAAACCTTTAAAAGCGCTTGAGTTAATAGGTGAATCATCTAATAATCTATTAAATGCAAGTGTTGTATTACCACCGTAGGTTGTAGACCCGGTAACTGAACCAGATGTTGAACCAGTAGCTTTACCATCAACATACATAGTAATAGTGTTACCGGAACGAGTAATTAATACATGATGCCAATTATTAAGTGTAAATGCATTGGTAGCTGACGTAGTGACAGGTCCTAAAGCATTATTAAAAAATCTAATTTGATTATTAGCTAATAATGAAATAGAAAAATTAGTTCCGTTTGCAGAACCGAACGTACCTGAAGATAGGATATGAGCATTAGCATTTGCACGTGCGATATCTAACCTATTAACAAACATCCAGAATTCAATAGTAAAATCACCTGATCCTAGATCCCATCTATTATGTGTTCCGCTATAGATTACAGAAGGAGCTCCTGCAGTGGTATTAGCTCCCCAACCTACGTTAGAATATCTTTGAATAGCAAGACTATAACCTAGATCGCTTAATGGCCCGAAGGTACCTGTAAATGGGCGACCACTGACCGTCAGGACCATATCAGGAATTGCAATGTTGTTTGCAGTTCTACTAGCCGTGGAGTTTGTACCATCCTCAAAAATAGGATCTAAATGAAATATAGTCTTGTTTACATAACGATCACCATCCTCTGTAGATGTAACAGATACTAAATAATTCTTCGAGGTATTCTTTACCTGCCCAAGCGATTTAGCAGAAGCTGAGGCAAGTGTCTGTAAGACTGGCATATTAACCTATTCCAAATTGCGATTGTGAAGCAAGAACTGTATATGTATTTACGTCTGTTTTAAGTACAGAAATATTGTAAAGATCTATACTATTTGAGTTACCACCAGTAGGTGCAACATTACCTAACCATCTTGGAGTTTGAGTAACATTATCCACTCTAATATTTACACCATACCCAGTACTTCCATTAGTTAAAGCTACTACCGAAGTAAGTATTTGACCATTAGCAAGCATCGAATTTAATGTTGTCGAGGAATCACCACGTACGTTAATAGTTATAGTACCAGGATTATTACCGGTGTAGTAGACAAATGAATTATTTTTAACGTCGATATTAGCTTGTAGAGGAGGAGCAGAGTTAATTACATTAGCTGTTTCAATTAAATAAGTCAAAGAGCTTAGCTTAGCAGCAGTAACAGCACCATCAGCAAGCTTATTCGTAGTTACAGCACTGTTAACTAATTGTGTTGTGTTTACTGCATCAGGTGATACCGCTGAAGCAGAACCACCATAGTAAGTGGCTGCCCCGAAAAACTTAACACCTGCTCTAGGTGGGGTATCAAAAGTAATGGTAGACCCGTTAATAGAGTAAGCAGATAAGGGCTCTTGCCATACACCATCTAAAGATATATTGACACTAACACTGCTACCAGGAAACACTTCTGTTCCATTAATTCTTAAGGTAAAGTTGACAGATACACCGTCAAATGAACTCGATATGTCATCGAGCTTTGCAACCGATTTATCTGAAACGGTTGTTGCGCCTAAGTAAGTCATTTAAATTCCTATGTTAAACATTAACCGGTACCAAAATTTACCTTTTCACCGTATACATTATAAGTGGCACTTCCAGTTTTAAATACTCTTAAGTGATATAAATCCGTGTTATATGAGCTTCCTGAAGGTCTGGTATTACCTGACCATAAAGTACTTTGAACAACACCATCAATAGCAACATTAGCGACATAACCAGTTAATCCGTTAGTAATTCCAGCTATAATCTCTACTGATTCACCGGTAGCTAAAGATGCATTAAGTGTTGTAGTAGAATTACCTCTTAAATTTAAAGTAACATTACCACTGGTAGTACCTGTAAATAGGTAGGTAGCGTTAGATAAAACATCAATATTTTGGGAACCAATAATACCTGCCGTAGATACAATATTAGCTGTGCTAATAATTCTATTAACAGACGCTAATTTATTTGAAGTAATATTGTTATCTTCTATACTAAAATTTCTAAGTTTAGTTAAAGGCATTTCAACCTCTTATGGTGTTTGTTCTAGTATAGACATAATTGCATCTAATGAAGATGCAGCTGATGACCTTACCATAATCTTGTCACCTTCTGTTAGAACAATCTTTTGATCCCCACCTACGGCTACTAAAGAACCTCCGGCTGGAACTGGTGCGTCTTTAACAATATAGGTGTTTCCTGCAGTATTATCCGAAAACATAATACTTGCTGTAATTGAAGCTGCAGATGTGTTTGCTATGGTTAGACCGATAATAACTGTTCGAACACCTGCACCAGTAGTATATGAACCAATTATAGTATTTGCAGTCCCTACACTATTTGATAGTTTGCGATTAAAAATATTAGCCACTTTTTTCTCCTGTTATCCTAAGGCTATAGCGAATGGAATTGGGTCTGCAAAAGCTCCTACATCAAGCCCTAAATTTAAAAGAGCCTGGGTTCCGTTAGTAGCCCCAGTACCACCTGAAGATACTGGTAGAGGGGTAGTAAGTGCAGTGATATTTCCACCTGAAATCTCTACATTAGATGATATAACATTACCCGTAAAGACAGAGGATAGTAATGTAATACCTGTTAATGTCGAGTTACTTATTGTAACGTTAGAACCAAAAGAGTCTGAAATGTTACCTCTTAAGGAAATGTTACTAGTTAAGCTAACACTCGAAATAGAAACCCCGGAAATAGTACCACCAGTAATAGTAACATTACTGGTACTTTCGCTGGCAATTTCATTAATAGCCGAAACCAGGTTAGATTTATTAAAAGTGGTTAGCTGTGATAATACACCTGAGTTTGCTTCTATTGAATTAATATCAGATAGAAGATTAGAAAAGTTATTATCCACTTCTAAGTTAGTAAGTGGTGTACCTTTAACTAATCGCAGCGTTAAAATTGCCATTTGTTTACCTTGTTAAAATCATTTATTATTTATTTTTTTCTTTTATGAGCTCTCGGAGCAAATCTTTAATTTCTGAAATTTCCTGTTTAAGCTCATTAATATCGTTGGTGTTATTTATTAATGATCTCATTAAAGCTACTTTTCTACGATGATCCTGTAGTTTCTGGACATCCCTAGATAAAATAGCTTTAGAACGAGTATCTCTAACTAAGTCAGGTCTATCAATAACTTCAAGTTGTTCAGGATCACTCATCGAATGCAATAGCTCTCAAATCTCTAATAATCGGTACCTTGGTAGTATCATCCGATAACATAACAATCTTAATCTGGAAAATACTAAACTTAGCACCGTCCGGTAATGCTGTTGTAAATGGATCATTTAGAGTAGGTGATGTTTCAAAAATAAATTCCGCAAAACCTTCTCTTTCGTTACCCACCTTATTTGTTTCATACATCAATGTCCATCTATTTTCTAACTCAAAGTTAGTAGTACCTGGAGCATTAACTTTATAATATACTTTAATACTTGAGTTCTTAGGTAAGAATGCGTTTAAATAGACTTTAATATCTTGTGATTCGAAGTCCGGATTTAAAACAACCTTTCTAGTGATATAGCGGGCTTGAGCATTTCCTCCTGCTATACCATCTTCACCAGTTGCATCATTGTTAATAATGTTACGTACAAGAACGGAACCTAATCTACCCATATCAATTACCGGGGAAATATAATCACTTGTAGATGCCATTAATAAATTAAGCTTCAATGTTTCACCGCTTGCTCTCAATACCACTTTTCTAGTATTAAGAGGGTAATTAGTACCTAAATTATAGCGTAAGTATTGAATATCAGATAACGCCCCGATAATATTACCTCCACCATCATAACTAGGTGTTGAGGTTAAGAAAGCATAGGATGTAAATGTATCAGCGAATTCAATTAAATCACCCTGAGTATAGAATAGATCATATTCAGTATTAGCTACCGGTGTAGTTGAAGCCATTGTAACATTAGCTGTATTTTCTGTCAAGAATCTAGCTCTGTTAACTCTGATAGTTAAATCAGATAATGGTTCAGGTACCCATGAACGAGCATTTTGAGATAAGAACAATTCACCTAGATACGGCTGTTCTCTAATTCTCTCAGGGGTAGTAGTACCAAGTTTAAATTGACCCAATGTTGAGATGTATAGTCTGGCTTCAGTAGACATACATAAAACAACTACAGCGTATTCTTGAGGTGTTAAGTATACTGGTGTGTCAAATTTAAATCTTGTAAATTTACTTTGATCAAATGTAGTTGAAGCTACAATATCCTCTGCAGCTAAAGTTTTAGTCCCGAAAGGTAAAACTATATCTGCACTTGGTCTACCTTCGATAGCTGGTCTAATTTGAATTTGAACCGGTTGTACAGGGTCTTTAGATTGGAACCATAGATCAATTGAGCTTAAGAAGTAACCATCTGGGAAAGATCTTGCATCAACGATAAAAGTTTGAGCAACAGGGTCATAGTACTGAACTGTTGTGGATCTAGCAGAACTACCTACCACGGTATCAATTTCAAGTTTACCTGTAATTGCATTTACTTTTGCAAGTGTTGCCGGGCCGGTAGGTCCTTCAACATCAGCGGTTACAATTAATCTACCTTTAGGCCCTTTTGAGCGACCTACAGATGGTCTAGGGCTATCTTTAAATAGTCTTAAAGAGAATGTTCTAGATTGACCAGGTAAAAGTGTAACTGGTAAAGAACCTAAAGTATTGGTCCACCTACCACCTAGTCTTGCATCTGTTCTATCAGGATTAAGCCCTTCTGCATCGTCGTTACCTTTGGATTCTCCAGTTGTAATAATTTCATAAGAGAAATTATCTAGGGCAGTCATCTTACTAGTATCTACAGAAATAGAATTAATAGTAATAGATCTATCCGTGTAGACGCTATCGTCCTCAGCTTTATATGTTCTAGAAGTTCGAGCTTGTGAAGGATTAGAAATTGTAAACTTATAATCACCTTTAGACCTAGAAGTTCTAATAACCTCACGGTCCACTTCACTAAGAACTACACCAGAAATACCATGTACGGTTTGAAGAGTTCTTCTAGCGTCTTCTTCAATAAAGAATGCGTGTGCATCTGCTGCTCTAATTGAACATTGACCTGGTGCTGTCTCTGGTAGTGTATTAGGGCAGGCAATAGCAGCAAATTGCCACCCTGTTCCTGGCATAGGAGCATCAACTGTTATATGACAAAACTCTTCACCTATATCGTGTTTAAAGAAAGTAATGTCAGCAAATCCCCCTGGAGGTGCACTAAACACATCTTCATAACCTAAATCTAACAATCTTTGATTAAAATTACGATTACCAATAAACCCTGTAGTATATTCTTCACCTCTGTACCTTACGGTAAATTTTTCAGGTTGCCCGGAATCAGAAGCCTTAACTGATGTCCAACTCATAAAACCACCCATGACACCTGTTGTATAGGTATTAATTATTGCTGGAGTGTGCCAGCATCTAATTCTAACTAGTCCTGTTTTTACACCAAGATTAATTCTAAAATCATGGACACCTTGCCCTGTACCTACATCTACCCCAATTCCAGTCCCTGGGGCGGAACCAGGGTTGTTCGGATTTCCGACAGCGGATCCAATACCACCAGATGCTTTAGCTCCTTCACCGCAAAATAAAGTACGAGAAGATCCCCCAGGTAGTGCTACAGAATTAGATTCAGCGGATGTCGCCGGCCCAGTAACTGTTGTTGAGGTAGTTTTGTTTACTGTTGCTCCAGCTTTAGTCTGGAACACGGGATTAATACTTACATCTTTTACTCGGGTAGCAACTATAGCTTCTTCTCTTGTTTGGGTAATACCTTGAGCAAGATAAATTGTTTCTGCTACTGTCTCTTCTAAATCTCTATTCAAACTATTGGATAGTCTAAATGCACGTTCACCTACATTAAATCTCATAGCGTCATTATTTGGAATTGCAAATACACCAACAGCTTCCCCTCTTTCAGTGGTTATTAATCCATCTTCTGTGGACGGGAAGGTAACCCCTGTAACAGCATGAGTAGCCGTTACACCTGTATCTAGGTAAAGAGTAGCTACGTTACCTACAGCAAATACATTAGATTGTCCAGAATGTCTTACAAATAATACGGTAACATTAGGACCATCTTTTCTTTGGAAAATAACGCTTGCATTTGCATAAAGCCCACCACCAGACATAGTGTTTGACAAATAACGTACGTTTGCATTATTTAAATTAGAGTTAATTCTAATACGCGCAGCAGGGAAAACATAATCAGAAACATCTATATTATCAAAAGTAGCAAATAATTTAGTATTAGGTTTTAACTGTTGAGCTACAAATTCAATAGTTCTTGGGCGGATATAAGGTAATAAACTAGAATCAACGATTCTATTACCTATACTTGCATTAATAACACGTTCAGCCGAGTTAATTTCTAATCCTACTCTACCTTGAACTTGTTTATAAGATGTATTAACTGTAGTTGTAGCTGTGGCTTGTGAGGTAATCCCCGCTGATAAATTAAGACCATCGGTCTTTAACTCTAAATTGTTATCAACTCTTACTTCAGTAGAACCTGTTACTTGTAAATCTGTAATACCAGTGTTCTCCCAGTTGGAGAATTTCATCTGAGATGCAGTGGCATTAAATCCGTTTTTAGGTTCAATAATAGTAAACGGATCATTCTCACCATTTAAATTAAAAATAACCGCTGGGTTAGTTTTGGTATCCTTCCAGAAGTCAGTTTGAGGGCTTAACTTCATTGTACCTACCCAATTGAATACAGCAAAAGGCATTAGTGGTACAGTGTTGGATGCTAAAGTTTGATCCACAACTCCAATAGCTTCTCTATAATCTATTGTTAAAATATCACCACTTAACTTAAAATTATTTGATTGAGGTAATACCGAGTATAGATAGGAATCAGCTACGAACATTGGTCGTAGTAATCTACGTTCGTAATCAATGGAGCATCTTAGATCTTTATTACCTACATCACTTACCGAGTGACCAGCAAATGAATCTACCATAATTCCATTTTTAAATCTATCGATACCTGGAAGAGCGCTTGGTACTTTTTCATCAGCTGCAATTTTCTCTAAGAAACTTAGTGCAGTATAATATTCTAGTTTATTAATTCTTCTTTCTAATTTACCTATATCGCGCATTGTATAACGCTTGTTCTCATTATATACTAACTTTACATCCTCAGGTCTAGCAGTATACGGTGCAAGAGTGATGGTATAAATTGTCATTGCATCAGTTAGATCAGAAGGTAAGGTAGGTGTTTTTGCAGGAACACCTTTTATGACCTTCATCTTTCTATCTTTAGTAATTACAATTTTATCTTTTCTAGGTAAGTAATAATCTACAGTTGTAGTAAATGTGGAATCTGGAACTGGAACTACAGGTGAAACAAATGTATTGCTATTTGGTAATCTCACTGCTCTAAAATCTAATACGTCTGAAAGATTTACTTTTCTACCTTGTGCGTTTGTGTAGGTAGGTATATCAGCAAAATCAAGATTTTGATAGGAATCGACAGTAAAATAACCGGTTTGATTTACATCAGTATGTTCTAAAACTGTATAAGTAATTGTAAGATTAGGGTTAGTTGTAACATTAAGTAATGGAATGTTATTACCTGGAAGAGCTCTTAAAGTAGCGTGCTCATAATAATCATCACGCAAACCTGTATCCAAAGTAAAAAAGGATGCGGCAGAATTACCTGTGGCATCAATAACACTATTAATAGCTGATACATCAGGATAATCTAAAGAAATAACGGCTAAAAGATTGCCTGTAACGTTTCCGTCTGGATCTGCCGTAACTACTTTGACTCTGGTATTTGCATTTTTTAATTTACTACCAGCCGAGCCTTGTCTATAATTTACAACAGCAAAAATATTTGCTGTGAACGACCCACCATCGGTTACAGTAAGCGTACTTCTGGATAAAGAACTTGTAGAAGATACCACGACATTAGACTTACCTGTTACACCAAATATTAATCTGGTACCTACCGGAGGACCAGATGCAGATGTAACTACTACACCTTGATAGTATGAATTAGATAAAGTAGCAGATAATTCACCTGTTCCAGTAAATCTATTAGGTAAACCAACCTCAATCTGACCGGAAGATTTTCCACCACCTACAGATGTAAATTGAACGTCTTCAAATAATGTCCCGCCTAAAAACGAAATATTTGAAACTGCGTTTGGTGTTAAGGTTTTAACAAATCTCTGAGGTATTAGGAATAAAGAGGTATTATCTCTTTGCGGTGATATAATAGCAGCATTACCAAAACTTAATACATTACTATTAGCTAGAGGAGTTACAGAAGCTCCACTAATAGTGGCTGAAATAATACTGTTAGTTTCTGAAAATACGTTACTAGCGCCGGTAACATTATCTGTTTTCATGGCAATGTTGTACAGGTACATATTATAAACATTACCCGTACCGGACCAGTCAACATATCTTACTCGGGCTGTACCGACTACATTAGCTTGAAAAGCTGCATTGCTTGAATAACTAACATTAGGTGCAGTACTTCTACTTAAGTAAACTAATTCAGCCTTGGTAGGATAAAACATCCCCGTAGGTTCATTTATTTGTATATAATTACCATAAGACAGTACTACAGGGAAGTCGGAGTCTCTTGCTGTGTCTAATGCTCTATCTAAAGTTAAATAAAGTGGAGCTGTAGTTTCAAATTCATAACCACGAACATAAGCTTTACCTGTAGATACTTTAATAGAATGAGCTAAATTACTTCCGTATCTATGATTAACTACTTGCGCAATAAACGGTCTTACTGTATAATCACCAGATTCATCGTAAGTTCTACGCGCCATCATACTTTCAACTTCATTAAAATCTGTTTTTAATGGAGGATTTAATAAGTCACCGTAGTAACATTTTGCAAGCTGAATAAAGTTAGGAATTTCTTGATCTTCAGAGCCTTCTACATCTGGATCAAAATTAATAACAGATAATTCTAAGTCAATAAAATAACGGTCTGCACCGGGTGCAAAGTAATTATTAGAACCAACTGCAGGATCTAATAAAGACGGATCATCGTCAGAGTTAGCTATACCCTCTTTTATTTTTAAACCAATGATTGCTGAAGGTACCGAAGTTAATCGACCTACTACTGCAGTTTGTGAAGGGCAAAATACAAAAAAACCGTTAGTAAAAAAAACAGAATCTTGGATGTTGTAAACTTTGGACTTACCAGAGAACAATGCATTGTCAGTTAAAGTTACTGTGGTAGTGGTTCCCTCAATAACAATCGCTTCACCGGCCTGAAATGTTTCGGTACCATCAATGTATTGAAAATGGAGGGCAGGTGGGTATGTTACGCTATCGAAAACTTCATATGGGGTTACCTGAATAACTCGAGCTCTCGCACCTGAAGTTACACCTACAATAACTTTATCTACAAATTCGGTAGGGGTAGAGGTCCCTGTGATAGTTACATAATCTATAACGTAAAAAAATGTTTTACCACCTAAAATTATAGTTCCTTCTTTGAATACATTAGTACCCATTGCTGCAATCTGATTCTGAAGAATCGATTGCATTTGAGTTAATTCACGAGCTTGAACTGAACGACTAGGTTTATATAATATGCGATAATATCTTGAGCTCGGTGAAAAATCATCATGGTAAGGAGCTACATTAAAATCAATTGCCATTTTTTACCTATTAGAATGTAAATACTGTTAACAATGAAACTGCTTGTTCTGTAGAAGGGGTAAATGCAAGACGATTGTCTATGTACATTAAATCTCCGGAATATTTATCCACGGCTGGTTTAGTAATTCCAGTGGCTACAAAGGCCTCACCTGTGTCAGTAAAGAAATTTTCACCCACAGTTGGATCAATATTATCTAATGCTTGTACTAAAACGCCAGTAGTAGTAGAAGCTACTATGAGAAACTTACCACCGGAGAATGTACTAGTAATTATTCTATCTGGTGCAAAAACACTAGGACTCATCACTCCCGAAATTACCCAGCATGCAGAACCGATAGATTCATTAAAATACCTTGGATCATCATAATTTGAAATAGATTTTATGATACCAAATTGACGATAGTCGTTATCTACATCAAACCCTTGATTAGTATCGTCAGAAACATTACTATAAAAAGCTATAGCTCTTGCAAATAATTCTTGAACAATATCTTTACCGTGCCCTCCTTTAGGAGGGTAAATAGCGCGAGCGGACGCACCTCTTCCAACTTCTGAAATAATATTAACGTTAGCTTTGGAGTACCCTGTGCCCGGGGTAATTATGTTTATTTTAGTTACCTTACCACCTAACACTGACGCTGTGGCGGTAGCACCTGTACCATCTCCAGTAATAGTAACATTGGCGGTAGTACCAGGGTAGCTGTACCCCCCGGATATAACTTTTGCCGCGTGAATGCCGCCCTCGTTAGCTAATAGTTCAATAGAAGATTGTAGTGATATAAGATCTCCAGGTGAAAAATCTATGAAGAATTTTGCATTAGACCCGTCACCAATAACATTTATAACTGCATATGTATATCCTGTACCACCGTCATCTATAGCTACTCTAACAATTCTACCGTTATCTAAAATTGGTCTAATTAGAGCTTCTGATTTTGTAACTGCAATTGAGCCAGCAGCGTTGGTTCCATTACCGGAAATAGTTAAGTTAGGAGTATAATTATACCCAGAACCATACTTTAACACTGCAGTAGCTTCGGCGTGAGTACCAGCTATTGTGACATTAGCTCCACCTAATTTAACTGTACCTACTACATGGGTAGGGGCTGTGGTGTTTAGGAAATTTGATCTATATAAACTTACCGTAGCTGTAGCAATATTTCCTTCAAACCTTAAGTTGGAAGTACCTAATTGTTGTGTACCGGATACATGTAATGGAGCTGTGGTATTTAAGTTACCTGTATTTAAAACGGTGTATAAGTTACTTAAATAGAATATTTGAGTATTTGCTATAACATTTAAATTAGCTGCCCATTGATCTCCAATAACTACCGTTGGTGCTGATGTATAATCGTTACCAATATTAGTTATGAAAATATTTGCAATAGCATTATTATGAATTTGAGCAAAAGCCGATAAGTTATTACCCCCACCACCAACAAATGTTACGTTAGGTGCTTTAATATAACCATTTCCTAGAGCTAGACCACTACCACCATATGTGACATTAGCTTCTCTTATAGTACCATCAATATCTACATCTGTAATAGTGTATAGATATTCACCATTATAAATTTGTTCATTAAGTTCAACTTTAGCATTTGCTACCCATGGGCGCCCTACCACAACCGTAGGAGGTGAAGTATATCCAGAACCAATATTCGTTATAACATACGAAACTACTGATCCATTTGAAACGACTGCATATGCATTTGCTCCAGACCCACTACCTCCAGTAAAGGATATAGTTGGAGCATAAGCGTATCCAGTACCGCTATCGATAGCAGTAATAGATCTTAAACTACCATCTGGTACGATAGAGGTTACTTGACCGCTAGAAATTACTGCATTAGCAGTTGCACGCTTGCCTAAGAATTTTAAACCTGTAGACCCATTGGCTTCTACACCTACCGTGTGAACAGGAGGTTGTGTAGAAGTTGTACCTCCATTTACAACGATGTAATAGTTATTATCATAATTTAAATACGTACCTACATACACTAAGAGATTTGGTAACCATGTAGATGAACCAAATACAGGAGGGTCAATAGAAACCGTAGCGGTCGAGTATCCTGAGCCGCTATTAGTTATCGTAAATGTAGACAAGTAATACTGATCACCGGCTAGATAACCATCACCTGTGATGGTGAGTGAAGCAGTATTATAATTATTTCCAGTGTCTAATATACTAATTTTTTTAATCTCACCACCGGAATAAAACGCTTCATTTACGGCTCTAACAATAGGTACTTTTGTTCTTGAAGCAAATTTATGTCTTAAAGAAGGAGGAACTGAACCCATGTATTTCCAAACGTAACCGTCTGGCAGAGAGAAGGCATCAAATCCTGTATCAGTTGGTTTAAATGTTGATCTTCCACCGTTGTTATTGTCTAAACATTTGTAAATATTAAATTCATCATTGACAACATAAAAATTAGAGGACTGTAGGTTAGCAGCCCCAGAAGTGGCACGAGAGAGTACGGCGATTGCATTTGCATTACTTCCATAAGGATCAGTAATAGTAACTGTAGGAGTAGAATTATAACCATACCCCCTATCGGTCATAACAATACTTGTAATTATCCCGGTGTTAGTTAGTGCATTAGCTTTAGCACCAAATCCCCCACCACCAGAAATAGTTACAGTTGGGTTATTAGAATACCCTGTACCCCCTGACACCAAATTGATACCGTCTAACTCATCAGAAATTCTATCATCATACATGTCATAAACGGTATCAGATGTCCAATTAACTCTATCAATAATTAAACTAACATCCCCTGGTCTAATTTCTTTAACAATAACAATATTTCTTCTTACTTCTCTTTCATATTCTACACTATCAACCGGCAACGGAGGGTCTGTTTCATCTGACCATGTTAATACTTTACCAAGGAAATAGTAGTATCTCCCTGCTCGTGTATTAATTTCATTAAGTAAAGATTCAGCAACACTGCCGTGCAGCAGCGGTTTAATTAGTGTTGACATATTTTAAATTAACGATACTGTCCAAGAAATAGTAATGGTGTCAGTGGTTTGCTTGTTAATTACAGGAAATACTGTACGGCATAGCATTGTGTTTGCCGAATTAAAAACACCGGCTTCAGTTAACGCTGCACTTGTACCTGGTTCATTAGGTAAAAATGTTGCTGTATAAACAACAGTATTTGCTGATGGTGAACCACCTACAGGTGAAAGTGCATTTAATTGTACTTGAGCACCTAACTGCGTATCTGATGTAGTTGCTGGGGTTGAAGATGTACCAATACCCATAGTTGACATAACCGGTGTAGTATTAGCAGCCATACGTGATGCAATAAATGTTTTACCATTTGCAACAACAGTATTTGGTACTTCGGTTTTTGTTACATTACCATCTTTATCTGTTTTGGTAATTAACAGAGTACCTTTCAATTGTAGTGTCTCATTTAAGCCACTCATTTAAATCTCCTTAAAACGTTGTTAAATCACCAACATACTGCTCTGCAAAATATTCGTTAGGTATGTTAGAGTAATTGGAAAGAAAAATACTACCAGAATCAGAGTTATTAACGTTACTAGATAAAACCAGACTATCAACTGAAACTACCAGGTTATCTTGTATAGCAACATTATTAGTCTTGACAATATTTATGTTGCTAGAAAGATTATCTAAAACTTGATCGACAGAATTTAATACTGCATTTATAGTAAAAATTGCATTTTCTGATAGTAAAAATTGATTATCAGACTGAATAGATGTAAAATTTATAGTAGCTAAATCGTTGGAAAATACCTCATCCTCACCTATACCTTTTACTATAGTTACATCTTTTAATATATCATCATTTATACTAGAATTACTACCTAGTACCTTATTTACATTAGCAAGAAACTCGTCTACCTGAGATGATAATGAAACAGGGTTTATGATTATGTTGGCAATCGTATTAGCAGATGCTACAGTCGTGTTACTTTCATAAACTGTTGATATATTAAATATTGCTAGATCATTTGAAACAAGTAAATCACCTGCATCACCTCTAATTATATTAATATTAGCAGATGAATTATCATCTAATGCATTAACGGTGCTTAAAACTTTGCTAACGTTAGAAATAATATTTTCAACATTAACAGTAATATTGGATATATTAGCAAGATATCTAGTTAAGTGTCTTAATGTTACGTTTGCAAAACTTGTTTGGTTAGTGGTAAGAACCTTGGCAAAGACTTTAGAGAATACATTATCACTTGGAGTAGTATTAGAACTACGAACTTTTGTTACTTGTTTAGTAGCAATATCAGAAGTGCTGAAAATATCCAGAACAGTAGTACGTAAGAAGTCGAAGGTAGTACCAACGGTCGGAATAGCATCAATTTCATTTAGCATTCTTAATTCACCAATCAGGTTAGTGCCTGCTGGGTGTAGAATATCTAAAATTGCTCTCTTATAGTCTTGTAAACGTTTATTAGAAACTACTACATAGGTGTATGGGGTATAATAGTTAGCATCAGCTACATTAATTGTACTATCGCTTAAGAATCCTTTATTTGTTTTGTAATAACCCGGGTAGTTAATTCTCGATCCAACTTTTATATCTAGAACCGCTTCGTATTTTTCTTCTGCACCGAAATAGATATCACCTTGATTAACTGGGCCGTAATTAAAGACTCTAACAACTTCGTCACAATAATCACCAGCTACATATGATCCATCAGCATAGGTTGGTTTAGTTATTCTACCAAAATCTGAAAGACCGACATATTGGTCAACAATCGAGACATTGCCTGTGGCAGTGTTAAATAGAAATGTGGGCGGGGTAATTAATACCTGTGAAACAATAGTGGCAAAAAAATTAATGTCATACCCAGAACCAACTCTTAAAAGTTCTGCATTCTTAACACCACCATTCTCATCAACCGAAGTAACTTTTACATAAGCTCCAATACCTCTTGGAAAAGATTTGACTTCAAAAGTATCACCAATTTTAAACCCGATACCTGGCTTAATAACAGAAACTGAACTAGGTACCCCTAGAACTTTACCCCTGTATCCTCCTACTTCAACAATATCACCGATATTAACCGGTATTCCTATTCTGTCAATTTCAAAATCAAAAATAGTAGTACTCGTACTAATAGCACCAGTTACTACATTAGTAACGGCTGTGACAGTTTTTTTACTCTTAAGAGTTATAGGATTTACTGTAGATGTAGATAAAATTACACCCGGTACATTAACAGCTGTATCAGGGTTACCGTTTAAAGTTTCAAGCTGTATTATTGTAGACTGCTGCCATGTACCACTAGATGGAATTAATATATCATCTCTAGGGTAGTATAGATTTACCTTCTCTTTGTATAATAATTGAAATAGAAGATAAAAAGACTTTTCACTACCTTTAAAGTTATAAAGGTCTTTAATATATTTGGTTAGAATTGTTTTATCAGAAAGTACATCTCTTGGAATATTATCACAATATTCTCTTAAAAAATACTCAATGAATTCTGTAGTAGTACGATCAATATCTCTATAGCTAACAGCGTTTTGTAGAATTTCTTGAGCATTTTGATCTTGCTCTAAAAATTCATAATACGCTTCTAAAAAAGCTATGAAGGTAGGATAGTCTGACTGGATGAATTCCGGTAGCTGACTTGCTACCAGTTTCGATAATCTTTCTTTTATTCGTGACATTATACTGCTGTAACCTGAATGGTTAAACCTGAGACTCTATTTGCTTCTTCAAACGCAACAGTATTATCCAGATCTATTACTTGATTTCTTAATACCGAAACATCTGTGGAATTTTCTTGTAGCTTAGCATTTATCCTAATATCAAATACACCGGTTGGAAAACCTACTGGGGTAAACCCGTTAATCTTCATTTCACCGGTTGCATAATTTACAGTTCCAATAGTATCAATAGTTACCATAGTAATAGGGTTATACATCACAATGGTACCCGTTCCATCATAACTAGGAGGCATAGTGTCGGGGGCGTCTCTCAATCTAACTGGAATAAGATCGCCACCTATACTAATAAAAAATCTCGTAGATTCAATTTCACCTGGGTGAAGTCGATTATTAAAGTTTAGAGTATTTTCATCAGTATATGCATTAGAAACATTCAATATGGGTATAATTCTTTTTTGTATGGCTATTTCAGCGTTAGAACTAACAATAGAAGGATTACAGTTATTCAATTCTTCTAACAGCTGTGAGTAATAGAAATTTTTACCAAAAGCTTGAACATTGTTTACAAAGAAGTTGTTAACAGTGGTTCTTGCTAGACTTTCAATAGATGTTACTGGTAAAGTTGTTAAATTTTTATTATATTTTAAAACAACTTCTAAATTAAGATATGTATATTCAGGATCTATAAACTCAGGAGTGACTACTAGAATTTGCCTGTCTTTGAGCAAATCATTTTTAATACTTTCTTTTGTACCTGTATCAATAACAAACCCAGGTTCAGGAGCAAGAGTAATAAAAACTTTACCATATGCTGGGGGAACATTTTCCTCACCACCCCATACTGATACAGATTTAATCCCTGGGTAGTATGTTTTTATTAATGTTTGATAATCGGATTTATTAACTGCTCTATCTTTAGCTAAATTAGCTCGAGGTGCATTGAAGCGAATAGAGTCGATAGATTCTCTAGCTGTACCACCATTAGAATTTTGAACTGTAGTAACAGCTACTGTAGTGGAACCACCTATAGGAGCTGCTGCAGTAAACGATTGATCGATGACATTAGATACATTTCCATTTGTACCCGAGCTAACCAGATATCTTATTGTTACAATATTACCTGCTACTAGCTTTTTACCTAAAATACCGTCACCAAAAAACAATTCGTAATTGCCCAGTGCATTTTCTTCTATAAAAAAGATATTAGAATCCCCGTCATAATTTGAAATGTCGGTAGCTCGAATAAAAGATTCTAACGTAGCATCATTATTAGATTTTTGAACGGTAACATATAACGTAGAAATATCAACATCGGAGTTAGGTATTACAAATTTTTCTGATGGATTTCCTGTTTGTACGACATAAGAGTATTCTAATAATTTACCTTCTTTTATACTAACATCTGAAAATAAGTAAACACCATTAACCGGTGAGATAGATACAGGTTCAATATTTAAGAATGTGAATGGAGAGCCGTCTATTAAACAGGTAAAAGGAGTATAACGTTCTAGAGTAAGTGTTACAGGAAATCCAACCGGGTTGGTTACTACAATATCTACTTTAGCGACCGCTCCTGTTACAGACGTAGGAGTATAACCTAAATGTTTTGCAATAGATACTGCTGATGCTCTTTTGACAGCTGAATCAAGAAACATTTCATTCATTACCATATTTGCCAAATAAGCATTGTAATGAGTGTTGTAAGCTAGTACATCTAACAATATTGATAGACCCGAACCTTCAAAATCGTAATCTGAAAATTCAGATTGACTTTGAAGAAAAGTTTTTAGGTTGGTTTTGATAGTATCAAAATCAAGCTCTGCAATTCGTAAATTTGCCATTTATCTTATTCTTGTTAGAGTTGTACTTATGACTACAGGTTCCTGTGTATTATTAATTGTAAAATATACATCTACTCTAATTCCATTATTATCAATATCAGGATCAATTACAACGTTGTCTAATGTTACTCTAGGCTCAAATTTTTCTAAAGCCTGAGCGATAGTTCTTTGCATTACTTGAATAGTAACCGGAGTTACATTTTCAAATAATAAGCTGTGTACTTGGCAACCTATTTCCGGATGAAAAGGTCTTTCATAATTTTTAGTCAGAATAATATTACGCACCGAAGCCTTGATAGCTTCGACATCAGTTTTCTTTGTAACATCCCCGGTTGTAGGATGTCTCGAAAATAACAGATTAATATCTGAGTATCTTCTATGTGTTTTTAAGGTGGCCATAGTAATATTTATCTTAAATTTTTACGTTAACCGCCTGCAAAAACATTAGGAGATCCGGTTGCTACAGAGGTACACCCTGAAATAGAATCACCAACTCGCCCGGCTCCTAGGTTTTCTACTTTTACAGAAGAAGAGCCAGACGATATTCCAGCCACGTGAATAGAACATGGATCATCATTTGGAATAAGATGTGGGGTATTAATATGCCCCTGGCAACTCCACGGAATACCGTTTACATAGGTTCTGGTTGCTCCTTGTGCTCTAGCAGGAGTTGAGCAATGGGTTATATCTAAATCACCAATTCTAGTTGCAGCAGGCATATTAGTTCCTTAACAGTTAGAAGGAATGACCCAGCCAGCTGGGTCTGATGTGTAATAACCGATTGGATTTATAGTAGAACCAGATCCATCGGCCATATTTCTACCACTATGTAATTGATTACAAATAAATTGTAATCTCTCGTACCACCTAGTAGGAATTAGATGTATTTTTTGAGATCTTGTTGTAGGTGCACCATCTACTAAAAAAGTATAAATGGCTGTTTTTTCATCTGACATATCTGGTTGAAAGCTAATTAATTTGTCAAATACAGTACCGACATCGTTTTCAAAAGTAGCATATAACGATTCACCTCCAGATGCTGAAGAGTAAGTATGTGTCGTCTTGTTTACTGAATTATAACCTATAAAAGTATTGTTTGTTGCAATATCCGTACAATACTTACCTGTAAATGTAAATAGGTAGGTATAATATGCAGGTGGAGCTCCTGGCCCGGGTGTAATAGAAGTTAATGTAACTATAGGCCCAGATATTACAATACCGTCAACTTTTACATCCACAAATACAACACCCCCTGTAGGTGATATAGAATTAAAAGTCTCAGTTTCACCTGGTATTGTTCTAAACTGTGTTCCGTAAGTACTTAGCGGCATTTTTCTTTTCTATCTCCATAAGCCTGTTAAGTCTACCTAACCAAGAATCTAACTCTTCATGTTGTTCGTGTGTATGGGGAGGTGGAGGTGCCTCGGGAATAAATTTAATGACATGTTGAAAATCATCCGGTATGTCATCATAGTTGTGATAAGTTTCTAGTACCCCATTTCTCATTACTACGAACTCATGTGCCATTATCTAAGCTCCTTTAAACCAGAAGAGTGTTTTTTGTTATTCCAGAATGTAGATATTTGTCTTCTATTATTCGAACCTTGATATGAAATATGAATCCAGGGTGATTTAGCATAGCTACAATAATGTAAAATAAATTGATCGTAGTTTAATACTCTTGCTAATTGAATAGATCTATCAAAATATTCTTCATAGGATAAACCTTGGAACTGAATGTCCACAGCTTTACCTTGTGTATGTAATGAAGATGCTGGTGCCAAGTTAGGTGTTCTATATGCAGAAACAATTTGCAAATCTGGATATACTAATAAAATTGGTTCTAATATATTTAATGCAAGACTACTTAAATTAAATATAACAGTACCATACTTAATATTATTAGTTGTTTTAATTATACTCTTAGTATAGCTAGTTTTATCCGAGAGCATTTCTACTGTAAAGTTTGGAGACAAATTAAAGTTGCCTGGTAGTACATTGTAACTCTTTAAATCATTACTTGCAGATACAGTGTTGGTTTGTTGCGAGGAAACCGATTCACTTCTAGCTACGACAGGTGCTCTTGAAAAATCACTATTTGTAGTAATACCTGATAATACAATTTTATCTTTATGAGCGTTATACTCTTTGGAAGTTTGAATTTCTTCATCTAACAAGACTGAGTAGGAGTCTCCTAAATTAGCAGCCACAGGATCTTTTACTTCAGTTTCATTAGGAGCAAGCACATCATCAGCACTACCAGCAAGTACTTTTGTATTCAACATACCAGCAAGAGAACGATCAGCAATTCTTGCTGGTTTACTATCTTTAGAGTCAGTAGTATCCCCAGCAGTGCCCGCTGTACCGGAATTTAAATAAATCAACGCACCATCTTCATTAATATTACCACCAGCCTTGAGATTCATAGCAGCAGCTGATTGCATGTTATATGTACTGCCCGATTTAAAGTTCATTACTCCACCAGATTGAGTATTATATGTACCTGTACTCTTTACATGAATATTTTCTGCTGATTGAATAAACCTGGACTTACCATGTTTTTCATATGAATTCTCTATGGTTTGATTGTAACTGTTAGTTGTATTTTGATAATAAGTAGTAGCTTGAACATATGCGTTAGCATTAGATCTAACATGCAAATCTTTAGATACATGCATGCTTAGAAGAGCATTAGACTTAATATTAAAGTTTTCTAGTGCTTCGATGTAAACATTAGCAGATATTAAGTTAAGATTATCTTGTGCAGATATATTTACATTACCACCGGCTCTTGCATTAATGTCTTGATAAACTGCAATACTAGCATTACCTTTAACTTCCACTGTTGCATCTTGTGCTACGTAAACGTTAATAGCACCTTTAACAGATACATCCGCGGTACCTTGAATAAAAATCTTTCCATTTCTATCTACAATAGTGTAGGAAGAACCTTTGATTCTCTGCACCAAAGAGCCAGTATTGTCTATTTCTACAAACGTACCTGATTTGTGAAATACGTGAATTCTTTCTGCACCAGGGGTATCATCTACCTCGATAATATGCCCGGCTTCTGTTTCAGTTACTTTATTATAAGGGTATTCACCTTTATAAGGAGATATAGGTTGTTCCCATGTCGAACCATTAGGTAAAGGGGCACCTATCATACGTTCGTCATTTTTCTTTTGTATAATAGTACCTTGAATTTCACCTCTAGCTAATTTATTAGTCTCAGGTCCTTTTGCATACTCTTTAGTTGGATAGTTAGCAGTTGGATCTGTAAATCCTTGCTTAGTAACAGCTAACTTGTTTTTATTATCGGTAGAATTTACATTAAAATTTCTAGATTGAGTTAAACCTTTTAAAGCAATGCTTGTAGAAAAGACTTTGTTAGATTCTAAAATACCTAAGAAAGGTGAAGTAATTGAACTTAAGATTGTAGTTAATCCATTTACAGTAGCAGGAGTTTTGCCTCCTACACCAAAAATAGAGTCGGTAAAGTTTTTAAGCGAGGAGGTAATACCCGTAGATACTGTAGGAGCTAGTATTTCTGCAATACGACCTACAATAGCTGATGTATTAACTATTCCACCAACCCCAGGTGGTAATATAGTTCTTAATTCTCTAGATAGCTCATTAATAATTAAATTGTTAATTTGTTGAGTAACTTGTGTACCTAAAAGATTATTTAAATTATTAGATACACCCGCGCTACCTAGATTACCTGTTACTAAATTAACTGGGTTAAATTGTCCAACTAAGGCTTTAGGTATATCTGTTATGTTTTTGTTGGCGTTTTGAGATACTAATCTAATGGTTTGTGTAGCGGTAGTCTCAGCTACTCTAGAAGCAATTTTTCTAAGTGTCTCATTTGGAATATTAGAGACAACACCATTCATAGCATTAAAAACTTGATTTTCAAAAATGCCTTTTAGTTGTGAAGCAAAAATAGGATTACTCATGATTTTATAAGTTTATATAAGTCAGCTTTCTCTGCAATGTAACGGTTTCGTACACCCGTTTTTGTAGCTTCACTACTTCTTGCAAACATTCTCGGTATTAAGCTAATTTTATGTTGAGTGACTAAATCAACAATTTCTCTTTCTGTAATTACACTCTTATCTGCTAAAATTCTAAATGCATCATCAATTCTATCCGGGCCCCATTGTACTGCTGTCGACCATACAAGATCTTTGACTGCTGGGCCGTACTTATCTACATCGCATAGTTGAAGACGTTTTAAAATATTTACTGCTTTATTATAGATAGTTCTTTCTATAAAATCGTGTTGATCTTCTCTAAAAGCGGCTGCATTACTAGAGGCACAGGCTCTCCACGCTCTATCAAATTCAGGAGTTGCAGGAGTTAAACCAGCAAACTTATCTCTAAATTTACAGTTAGGATCTCTAACATATGACTTAACAGTACCCCCGCTTCCATCTCTTGGCTTGCTAAGTCTAGGGCTACTTACAGGTAAACCAGAATACATTTGATAGATACCATACGATGCACCTCCAAAGTCTCCTGCTGCTGCACCGTTGTAATCATTTATGGTACCTGGACCGCCAGATCCTACTTCATACTTCTCTGATGTCTGTCCTAACTTCCACCCAGGTATATCTGGTGTACCTGATCTAACCGGTTCGCCTTTTTCATCAAGAACTTCTTTACCTGTTCCATCTCTAAGAACACCATCATTAGGGTTAGTATTATATTCAGGATCTGGTGTCTCTTCAAATCCTGATGTCACGGTACTAGAGGCAATCGTACCTAACATAGCAGGTTGCTGCATGTCGGTACCATCTAAAAAGAAACCAAGGACCCAAGTACCTGGTAAAGGTCCTAAAGGTGAGGATCCTTTACCTGAAGTAGCAGCTGATGTAATAGGTTGAATTGGAATTGCCCAGGGTAGATCTTTAGTATCTAAAACTTCTTTAACTTCTGTATGATAACCAAAAATTCTTACCTTACAACGACCCATTTTTTCAGGGTCGTTTCTATCTTCAACAACCCCTATCCACCAATTAAAACCATCTTTGTTGAATATTCTTTGCATTAGCTCTGAGTATATAATGAATCTTTAACACATTCCATAGTCATGTTATGTTCGTTAAAGTTAAGTTTATGACGAATTGCGGTAATAAAATAGTAACCTGAGTAACTGGGATCTTCTGATTTAGAAGGATCAGCGTTATTACTATCATCTTTACCACCAAGACTTGGATAAGAAAAGTATAACATCTTTCCTACCTCTACATCGGTTCTTCCTGGTATTGTTAAATTCAATTTAATGTTAGTTAAATCCAATAAACTTGACAATCTATTTCCATATATCTCACCCATTTTTTCATTAATATTATCTTTAAAATTATCAAACAGTTTAGGATTTTTTGGGTAATAACTAATGTGTGAAGCTGAATTTCTAAAAGCATTCTTAGAGAAAATGGGTACGGCATAATCTCCAAAGCCTGCTGTATGCCATTGGTTCTTATATTCTTCAACGTAATCATAATTAATTACATCATAGGTTTTATTCATTACATCTAAAAAATACAGTCTATTAGCTAGATACCCGTTAGTATAATTTTTAATATGGTCGATATTTTCAACCATAGTAACATCTTTAGCGATAAAATATTCTCGATTTAGATGAGTAGAATCTAACATACCTTCTTTAAAGTTTGCAGCTGACTTAAAGTATGTACCTATAGTTTCTTTATTTTGTAATGTTTCTTTAAAAATATATTCTAAAGATCCAAAGTAAAATGATTTATTAGATTCAAAAAACAAATAATTTTTAGCTTTACCTTCTTTAGGTATAGATTTAGAGGCTAACCAGGTTAAGCATTTGAAAGGGGTCCATCCAGGAGAAATAAATTTAACTTTATTAGTTGTGGGGTTTAAAATAACTAGTGGTGTAATTATTTCGGTTTCTTCTTTCGCACCTTTATCATCAGGGTTTGCATCATAATTTCTACCCGTAGCGATGTATTGACCAAATATTTCTTTAACTACATCTGTTATTTCACCCTCAAATGGTCTGAATAATGGTAGGTTAATATCATAAAAAAATTCTACTGATGCAAAATGTAATGTAAATAATTGCGTATTATTATCTCTTACAATAGCGCGATCGGAGATTTGATATACTCTAAACGTCTTTTTTATTACATGTTCGAAGGATGGTGTGACAAATTCGATATTAATTAATTCTTCACCAACTAAATTACCTAAATCAATAATATTTCTACTATCAGATAAAACAATATCACCTTTCATACATGGTGAAAAGATATCTTCGTAAATATTAAGCTCAACAAAAAACTCCTTTAAATTAATTACAACATTTTCAGTGGTAATTAATTTTAAAGTTCTAATATCTACTGCACCTGCTCTTTGAACGCTATCTACCATTAGACACTACTCACTATATTTTTAAAGTCATTAACTACATTACGAATAAACTCAGGTTTTAATAAACGTATTCTTCTCTTCTTTTCATTTAACTGCTCTTCGTATTGAAAATTAGAAACTGAAGTTGCACCTGGAACAGTACTATTTACTATATAACCTTCTGAATTAATGTAATGATGAATACCAAAAATATTATCGTATTTGGTCTCACAATAGCTTTTCAAATTTTTTGTTGATAAAGGCCAGTCAAATCTAGGGTCAATTATCTCATTTAAGTGGCAAATAACCCAGTGTAATTTTGGATCGCCATAAAACTGATCTGCAATAATTTCAGGTGTCTCCCCTTCTTTTATATCATATAGCTCATACAAGGTGAGATTATTTTTAATCTCGTCACTAAGAATAACACGTAAGAAAATATTGGTAACTAGCTGAACGCTCTTATTGTCATCTAACGAATAAAACGTTTTTGGAAACTGTTCGAAATACATTAGTACCCCTGATCGATCATCTTCTTAGTTAACAATTCGATTTCACGGAATGTAAGACTCATGTTAATTTCTGTAGGGCTGCCATCACTAAATGAAGAGAACTGTTCACCACCATAACTTAAATCCATAGTCTCTAATACACAGTTTGCAAATTTATGAAAATAGGTATTACGCCCGCTATTATAATTGTAAGTAATTATAAACTCTGATGGATATTTAAAGAATAACCTATTATCCGACATCTCCGGGTGCATATGGTATTTAAATAAGCTAATTATATCTTTTGCTCTTCTGGATTCTTCAGGGCTTCTAGGAAAAAATCTATACTTAAATTGGAATGTTCTAAAATCTACCGATTCAAATACTACTTCTTTAAACGGGTTCAGAGCTACACCTGCTCCTTTTTGAGCAGCTGTAGATATATCCACACCAGAAAATATACCTGGTAATTTTGCAGCCTGAAGACCTATAGCAGATAAAGCCTCTGCAGAATTTAAATTTTTATAAGTGTCCCCGATAGCTCCACCAATCAACCCTGCTAAGTTACCTAGCTCTTTATTTGTGTAGTTCATACCATAGCGAACTGTAGGAGGCCCGTCTACATACAAAGCTATTACTTGTTCCAGCTTGTATTTGACATCAGGTGTCAAGAAATCAGCCATAGCTTTACCTACAGCAACACCTGCAACACCACCTGCAACAACTCCCGGTATACTTACACCAGGTGCGCCTTTTTGTTGATCTCCAGTTTTACCTACAGTATCAAATAATTTTTTTGTTAGCGCATAAACTGCACCACCAGATGTAACAGCCCCTGCCCCTACTGCACCAGTTCCTAGACCCGATAGTTGCTCTCTAGATAGATTTGCGCTATCTGGATTGTTTCTTATTTCTTGTACTTTTTTACCTTTTACAGCCTCAGATTTACCACGCGAAACCAATTCAAATGTTATGTAATGCTTAAGTTCATTATTATTAAGATCTACAGGGTACTGAAAAATAGGACCAGCCTGATACCTATTTTTTGATGTGCTTGCATCTTTACCTGGTTTTAGGTTGCTTATTGAGCTGGTACTAGGGCGGTCTTGTGTTGGCATTTTGTTATAAATAGTGAAAATGTACTATATTTATCTCGTATGTATAAATCAACCTACAAAGGTTACTATCGTATCTCTAACCCTTCCAAGTACCGTGGAGACTTACAGGAAGTAATATACAGATCTTCGTGGGAGCTTAGGTTCATGAAGTATTGTGATTTTAATGATGCTGTAGTGGAATGGGGTTCTGAGACAATTATTATACCTTATCGCTCACCAGTAGATAATAAGGTACATAGATATTTTGTTGATTTTTATGTAAAAATAAGAGATTCTTCCAATAAAGTAACCAAGTATTTAATAGAAATTAAACCGGAAAAATTCACAAAACCTCCTGAAATACCTAAACGTAAAACCAAAAGATTCATAGAGGAGGTTTTTAATTACGGCACTAATCAGGCTAAATGGAAAGCCGCTGGTGAATTCTGCCAAGATAGAGGAATGAAATTTTTAGTGTTAACTGAAAAAGACCTTGGAATTGGTTAGGATAAATATTACCATGGCAAATCCTTTCGAAAACATTCGTCAAGCAGCAAATAATCAGCAGCTTGATCGCTCACTTAGATGGTATCGCGATAACCTTAAAGTTCTTGCGAGTACTAGACCTGAAAGCTTAATGTCCAGAGGTGGAGAGCTAGTTTCGCAAATTATACCTGGTAACATGTATATGTTTTTTTATGAAGCGAAACTTAAAGACTCTTTACCATACTGGGATAAGTTTCCTTTAATATTAGCATTTCGCCGAGTTGAGAATGGATTCTATGGAATCAATCTTCATTATCTACCCTATATGGTAAGATTTAAAGTACTAGGTGCAATGCATAATTACACAGCAAGTGAGAAGATAGGTGATGATACAAAAGTAAGAATAAATTGGCAGATTGTAGAATCAGTATCAAAACTTGAGCCAGCAAGAGCGTGTGTAAAACATTATCTGTATGATCATGTAGAATCACGTTTTTTAAAAATTAAATATCCTGATTGGATAACAGCATCTCAATTACCAGTAGAGCGTTTTGTAGGTGCTACTAAAGAAACGGTCTGGAGAGAGACCAGGAAAAAATACTAATGAATAAAGCACATTTTAAAATTGCGGATTTTAGAGCCACTCTTTTAGCTAAAAGTCTAGCTAGAACTAATCGTTTTGAAATTCAAATTATTCCCCCTGCTGCTCTTAGACAGAGTTCAGATTTAGTAAGTTTATTTGCTGAGCAGGCTTCTTTCCCTATTCTTAATATTCAAACTAAACCATTTAAGATATTTGGACCTGCATACCAAAAACCAATCACAAGTGATTATGGTGGTGAAGGTACATCTATTGTTTTTCATCTAGACAGAGAGATGAAAATTAAAAGGTTTTTTGATTCTTGGTTGCATTCCGTAGTAGATAAAGATAGCTATACTGTAGGTTGGTTAAATGATTATAAAGGCACTGTTATTATAAGACAGTTAGATGAAGAAGAAAATATTACGTATGAAGTTGAGTTAATAGATGCATTTCCTAGAAATGCAAATTTATTAGATCTTAATCACAACTCAACTAATCAAACACATAGATTAAATGTTTTATTTGCATATCGTTATTGGAGAGACTTAAGCACTACAAGAGTAGCTGACGTACCCACACCTATATTTGTTAATAAGACAGTTACTACTGCAGCTGCTAATAAGAGCGTTTCGAATAAGCCTATCCAAAGCCCTTCCCCTAGACTGGCGGATGGTTTAGATAATCAAAACGGACAACAAGTAGGAGCAGGATCATTTGGTTAATTAGGAGATATAATGGCTTTACCAAAATTAGATACACCAACGTATGAATTGATTTTACCTTCAACCAATAAACCAATTTCATATAGACCTTTTCTAGTAAAAGAACATAAGATTTTATTAACACTAACTGACGCTAATGAAGAAGAAGTTTCTAGAGTTGTAAGAGAATTAGTAGATGTTTGTACCTTTAATAAGTTACAAGTTAATAAACTGCCGCATTTCGATGTAGAGTACATCTTTTTACACTTAAGGGCAAAATCTATTAGTGAAATAGTAGAAGTAATTGTAAATTGTGAATGTGGAAATAAGATCGATGCAACTTATAATATTGAAAATGTTAGTATTGAAAAAGAACCTGATCACTCTAATATTATAAAGTTAACGGATATGTATAGTATTGAGATGAATTATCCAGTATTTGATGATGTGGTAAATGTTATCGGAGATGGTAGTACAGATGATATTATTGAGTTAATTGCTAACAGTATTAAAGGTGTTTATAGTAATGATGAATACTATGAAGCACAGGATCAGACTAAAAACGAATTAAGAGAGTTTGTTGAATCTTTTACAAAATCTCAGTTCGAAAAAATAGAGAAGTTTTTTACAACTTCTCCTAAAGTTGTACAGACTATAGAAGCAGATTGTAATGAGTGTGGTAAGCATAATGTTACTAAATTAACCGGATTACAAAATTTTTTCGTATAACCCTTTCTCAAGATAACTTACTTAATTATTATACTTTAAATTTTGCGTTAATGCAACATCACAAGTACTCGTTGACAGAATTAGAAAATATGTTACCCTGGGAAAGGGAAATTTACGTAGCTCTTCTGGTTGATCATGTTAAAAAAGAAAACGATAAATTAAAAATTCTTCAACAGAATAGTAAGCACCTATAATGAAAAAAGCAATAGAAGACATAAAAAAATCTGCATCTACTGGAGATGCCGGGGAAAAACCGTTAGGTGTATTACTTGAGGAAAAGAAGTTTGAACAGATATCAGAAAAAGGTACGAAGACCTTAGATAAGACTTTAAAGGATGAAGTTGGTAAACAGTTAGAAGATATTAATAAAACTTTAAAAGATTTAAAAGATAGTTTTAATAAGCCGAGCAGAGGAAAAGAGGATAAAGAGACTCCTGGTGAAAGCACCAAGTTAGGGGAAAAAGAAGCCCCGGTAACATTAAAAGAAAAATTAATGTCTGCTGTTGGTGGTATTAGAGCTAGAAGAGAAGCTACAAAAGAGTTCTTAAAAGCACCTATAAAGAATATAAAAGAATCAATAGGTGGTTTTGCATCTAGTGTTCAAAATAAAGCCTATGAAAGAATGGGTGACATAGGAGATATAATTTCTGCACCAGCGGGTTATAATCCGGAAAAAGAACAATTTGCAAAAGACTACGGGTTACGTACCGAAGAAGGTAGAGCAAGAGATCAAAGTAAGCGTGACGAAATGCGTGAACGTATCCTTAAAGCAGGGTATGATAAAAAAGAAGCAGAAAGAAGATTAAAAGAAGCTGATGAGTATGTTTCAGATGAAACAATGGCTGAAGGTAGGAAAAGGTACGAAGCTACAAAAGGTGCTCAACAAGAGCTAGCTGGAGCTAGAGGTGATATTTCGTCTGCCAAAAAACGTGGTTTTGAGGCTACTGATACAGAACAAGCTAGATTAGAAGCTGCACAAACTAATTTAGCAGCTATTGATCCAAGAGTAAGAGAAGCAGAGCAGAATTTAAAAGAAGTAAAAGCGGAAGGTGCAAAAGCATCAGAAAAAGAAAATGATGATAATGTTGTTACCTCTCAAGAGGCTATGGCTAAGTCCATGGAAGAAAATAATGTTATTATTGCTGATTTATTAGAAACTTCTAAACAACAATTAGACTCTGTAAGAAAAATATCTGAGTCTATTTCTCCCAAGGAACCAGTTGATTTAGATTTACAATACCAACCTATTACCAAAAAACTAGACGAACTTATAACTACTGTAAAAGAAAAAGAATTTACCGGTGGTAGCGGTGGTGTGGGTGGTAGTTTATTAGATACTGCAAAGGATTTATTAGGTGGTAGAGGGAAAGGTGGTGCAGCAGGAAAAGCTGCTGGTGCAGCTAGTCGTTTTAGTAGGCTTGGTACTGTTGCTAAAGTAGGTGGCGCAGCATTGGCTGTTGCCGGTGGCGCTTACGCTGCCTACTCTGGTTTTTCAGAAGCATCTGATGAACAAAAAGCTGCATTAGCTGACATTGAAGCTAAAAAGAAATCTGGTGAATTAACTGCTGAACAAGCTGATGCTATGACTAAGCAGGTTAATGAGCAAGCTACCGAGAAAAAAGGTGGAGCTGTTGGTGAAGGTGTAGGTATGGCTGCCGGTGGTTTAGCCGGTATGAAACTAGGTGCTGCATTAGGTTCGTTTGCCGGACCTGTAGGTACAGTTGTTGGAGGTGTAGCAGGCGGGGCTATAGGAGCCTTCGCAGGAAGTTCATTAGGTAAGAAAGCTGGTGAACTGGGTGGTAAAGTAATGAATTATTTTACAGGCGATACAAAGCAAGAAATACCTGCAGATGCTGTTAATACAACCACAGGTGCTGCAGCTTTTCCTCTTACACCCCCTGGTGATAAAGCTAAACCAGTAAAGGCTACTGCTGCTTCTAAAGAAGTTTTTTCTAAAGACTATACTAAAGATCCAAAGTATCAAAAGTTATTACAAGAAGAGCAAGAAGTTATTAGGGGTAGAAATGTACGTACTGCTGGTGAAGGTAGAGAGGCTTCGGAAACGCTTAGCGTGAGTCAAGTAAGGGAAGCTGAAAGAGAAGCTAAAGCTCGCTATTTACAACAAGGGGGTGGTGCACCAAATGTAGCTCCAGTAAAGAAAGAGCCTAGTAGTTTAGGTAATTTAAGTGTTGAATATAATGACCAGATACGTGAGGCCGCTCAATCTAAACCAGCCCCTGCACCTGTAATAATGAACAATACGACTAATAATAGTAGTGGTACACAGTTTGCTCCAATGAAAGCAGTACCAAGAAGTCACACTAATTCTTCTTTAGATAAACATCTAGATAGAGTATCTACTTATTAAAAAAGGGGCTTAATGCCCCTTTTCTTATTTCTGTTTCTTCATTACCCTACAACCGTCTGCTTCAGTTTGCCCTTGTTTACAAGGCTTCTTTACTTTAACTTCTAGTTTTTTAGGTTCTTCTTTCTTAGGTGGTGCTGCGTAAGCAGAAGAACTAACCGCTAGAAAAAATGCTAGTAGTAGTTTCATAGTTACCTCTTAGTCGTCATTGGCGAGCTTGGCGAAGAAGGATAGTGATTCATCGTCATCTTCTTCATACTCACGTTTAGGTTGCGAAGGTGCTGCATGTGGTTTAGCAGCTGCTTTTGGTTTAGGTGGTGATTCAAACTCTTCGTTATCTAGATCTTGTGCAGCAGGTAGGGAACTACCACTAGCATTAAGCACATTCATTAGTTTAGTCTTTAGTTCATCGTAAGACTTAAAGTGCTTAGGATCCAAAAACTCTTGTAGAGAATGCTGGCTGTTCCAAATCTTTTCCATCTCATCATCGTCAGCTAGTACTGATGGTGATTCAAATTCAGACTTATCGTAGTTACGATAACCCTCTACATTACGAATCTTGAGTTTGAAGTTAGCACCCTTCCAGAAGTCAAAAGGATTAATTGGATCCTCATCTTCAAATTGAGGCTGCATAACATCCTTGATCTTGTCGAAGATCTTCTTGCCGAACTTATAAAGGAATACTTTACCTTCGTTCTCTGGATGCGCAGGATCTTTGACTACATAGATGTTAGAAATGTAAGTCAATCTACGCTTTTGTTTACGTACGATGTCTTTGTTAGACTCAAGACCTGTAGCCCACAATTCGGTGTTAAGCTCAGAAACAGGGTCTGGCTTACCTAATGTAGTTAGTGAATTTTCGATGTACCACTTACCTGTAGGACCCTGGAATCCATGATTCCAAATACGTGTCCAAGGAAGTTCTTCACCTTTAGGAGGGGGTAGAAAACGAATAACTGCAAATCCGTTTCCTGATTTATCTACTTCTGGTTGCCAGAAGCGATCATCTTTTTGCGATTCTTGACCTTGGGGTTGCGCGATCTTCTCAACCTCTTTCATCAATGAATCAAAATTACCACGACCCTTCTTCAGGGCAGAAAAATCTAATGCCATGTGTATCTCCGTATAAATGTGTATAGCGTTGTATTAGCGACGTTTATGTTTTAAGGTGTTGCCATCATAAACTTCACTGTAAATCTCATCCTCTAGATCATTATAATCATCGGAATTGATAACTAAATTATATATCTTGTTCCGATGTTTATCCATCTTATTGGAACCTTTTTCGACGCGATGAATTTTCTTTTCGCGATCCCAATCTATATTCTTCTGCTTCATATAAATTAACTATTTACTCTTCTTCACCTTTACGTTCTACCGCAATATAAGGCCACTGCGATATCCTCTTAGTAATCTCAGCCTGATTTTGTGCTAACTTTACCAAAAATCTTTGAGTTTCTCTCATATGATCAGCTAGATGTTGGCAATTCTCATTTAACATATTAATGTTTTTCTCAATTTGTATAATTCTAGTCTGTACTAGATCCAAATCGTCTTCTAAAGATGTCATTGTATTTTTCTTTTTTTACCGTAAGAAAAGGTTTATACTTCTTAATAGTTCTCGATATATCCGGCCAGATTAAGTCTAAAGCAAGTACTTCGTCTAATGCTGCAACATAGTTATTTATGCTATCCAATATAACTAGAGTTTCTATAGAAATGTCGTTGCGCAAGAATGCTTTAAGTATAAACGGGTGTTGCCCGGTTGTTACTTTAAATATAGTATCGTACGGTAAATTATCTCGATCACATATATCTCTAAGTTTACATATCTCCTTATCGAAGGTATAGCTTAAAGATTCAATGCGCCGCTTCCACTCCGTATATCTGGTTTTAGCCTCAGAATCAAATACACCACCCCAGCGATCACCTGATACGAAATTTGCTACTAAAAAATCTACTACATCTTTATCACTATAGGTATCTGCAACGCGTTTAATGGACAATAGATCCTTACGTTTATTAAACGCCTGGCGTGATGCTCTGACTTTTCCTTGTTGCTTAATCACATCATACTTGTCAGTAGTAAAATGTAATCTTAATGCTAGGTAATAACGATAAACTTCAAATGGTTCCATTATCATATAGGCAGATGACCTCTTGGTTTAATCATATTTGCCTGCTCGGCCTCTACTTGTATCTTTTCACGAAGTTTTTGATTTATTAATGGACCTATGGATTCAACATCAATATCCATTTCCTGGCAGTAATTAATAACTGCATCCATGTAACCAATCTTTAGTTTATTAACTCGCTCATCAATGAAGATACTAAACTCATTAGGTGATCTAAAGCGCTTGGTAATTACTAACGCATCAGTTAGTTCAGTTATGTCGTCGGTCATATGAAATAAATGAGCCCTAAAAAGATGAGTTGAATAGCAAAACCTAATCCAATAGTTGCTACCATAATCATGTCTTTAAGTATAGCTGAACGGAAGAAATAAAGCAATAGACCGACCCATACAATTAAGGACATATCCAGGGGAGGAGTCTTATCCGTTACAGCCGTCATCAATGCATAATAACTTGGTATATTACTTAAGCATAATATAACAATACTTATCCAGGCAAATACATCAGCAGATGCTTTAGGAAACGACTCAAAAAACTTTACTGCTTTTTCTTTCCATACTATAAGTGTTTCCATTAAATTCACGTTCTATCTCCATAAAATATATGACGTCCAATACGTGCCACTACTGGTTTACCCCAGTTAGGTTTTTTAATGTAGTCAGCATGATAGTATAATGCCTTCTCTACAGATGGCAATCTAAAATCCTCTAACAGGACCTTTTTAGCTACTTCCATAGATTCCGCATACATCTCTTTAGATCTTACTACAGGTCCTTTATCGCAGTACCATGAGAACTGACAAACGATCTTTTCATCAATCTTTGTCTTTTGATATACTACTTGACAGATGTCATTAGGAAATTTTCCTGACTCTGCTCTATTTAATGTGACTTGAGCTACTGCAACCTTACCTTCAAAAGGCTCAGATGCTGCTTCGAAATAAATATTCTTTGCCAAACAATTAAGTTGTCTTTCCCTTTGTGCTAATGTGGGTGGCTTATCTTTAATATTTTCAACTTGCTTAATATTTTTAATCTTGTGTTTAGTAACTGCGCTAACACCTGTATACGTACCTAGTAATAAAACAGCTGCTAATGCAACGGTAAAAAAGCGTGTCATGTGTAATTCTCCTATTAAAGGGGGCAAGCCCCCCCATACTAAGCGGTAGATTTCTTAGTAACTTTTACATCTGGAAGTTGAGAAACAAAACCATTCAAAGCTTGCGCTTTATTAATAATATCTGTTTCAGTGGGGTATGATGGAAAGCCTGGATGATCAGGTGGTGTTGCACCGGCGTGGCGAGCGTTTTCTACTTTAACTTGCCAGTCGTTGGAAACTTGATCTCGCTTACTGTAATAATCTTCAGTAAGCATTTCCTTGGCCATCTTAAGAAGTTCGAGACGGATCTCGAATGGTGACATATTACTCATTTACATCTCCTTTTGTGTGTTTGTGTGATGGTAGTTTTAGAGATCTACCAACTCAATTTATTTATCGATTAGCGATATACATGGTAATTTCAAAACCAAAACGCATATCTTGAGCTGCAGGTGTAGTCCACTTCATATTTTTCTCCTTTATGGCGGCACTATTGCCGGTCCATATTATCTATTGAACATATGAAGTGAATCTACTAAAATATTATTTATACTACCGTACTGAAAATCATTAAGGTAGCTGATTGGGTAATAAGGACAGCTACCGAAACCCCATCTAGCAATTTAAGCTGCTAGAGCGTAGTACTCGTCATTTGCGATTACTTATTTGCTTCATTAACGTCGATCGCCTGACGTGTTGTCCACTCCCCTACTCTTGACCCTGTCGAAACCATGTCTGGCCCCTCAAAAGAAGACTTTACCTTATTACGAATATCTCGTTCAGGTGGAAGAGGTCCACACCCTAAACGATTCCATTCACTCTCAGTATAGTAGTACATATCTACTGGCATACAATCTCCTTTTGGTGGACCAGGCGGGAGTCGAACCCGCGTCCAGAACCCTTTTCAGTTTGCATCATACAACAATTAAAAATATTTATTTACTAAACTCTTTGTTTAAACTATAGTAAGCCCAAGCACCCATAAACGTATTCGGTTTACTCTTGTACCTATCGATATTCTCTAAACAAACCCTACATTGCGCGTCATCCTCATACAGACGTAAAATTAATTTATCTTTATCTGGAAAGTCTGATTCACGTATATTTCTACAGGAGCAAATTATCATAACCTATTCTCATCCGACCACAATAAGATTTTAACGTCAAGGCAACAGAAAATCAATACTTTTGGTAAATTAAACGTAATGTGCGTAAGTACCGATTATATATTTTGGTTTGTCTTTAGGTGGCATTCCTGCATGAGGATACATCCAAAGTGGTGGAAAAATTAACATTCTACCTGCAACTGGACTAATTTCAATATCAAAATCAGGGAATACTGTTTTACCCTCTTCATTATCATCTAAGTATATAAATCCAACTAAGTAACGTCTTGCGCTATTATAATCAGCTACATCTACATGATAGTCGAAGTAACGTTCTTCGTTTTCATACTTCTTAATACGAATTTCTTCTAATGCTTGAATCTTAGGTGGATCTCTGTAGTTAATATGATTAAAGTATTGATCGAATGCCTTTATAGAAACATCCGTAAGATACTCTACTATAGGTTCCCAACCAGGGGTCTTATTAATGTTAAGTTGATCGAACTTATAACCTACCGTTCTCTTTTCTTCCCATTGCTCTTTTTCCTTCTCAAATTGCTCAATCATTTTTTCACAATGTTGTTTAGGTAACACATTGTCAATTGTTAAAATTAAATCAGTTAGTTTTGTATCTTGTTTCATATAAATCCCTATAATGTAATAAATCGTTCACCCAGTTATCTCTTTTTTCTTCAAATAACTGAGGTGGTTCCCCTTCAACACCAATAATTACTACCAGACGGTTGACTGGTATTTTATATAACTCTTCATACATTATAGCATATGCTGAGCATTGCATAAAGTAGTTACTAATATATTCCTTCTTTTTAAGTTTACTAGATGATTTAAAATCAATTACAGCAAGCTTACCATTATACTCTGCAATACAATCAACCGTACCTGCTAGACGTAAATAGTCAGAATACATTCTCGATTCAAGACAATGTATGTTATTAATGTTATGAATATAAGGTAACAGGCTTTGAAATAACTCTTTTTCAATAGGTGTTTTGTAACTTAACTCTTCATTGTTAAGATACGTCTCACAAAGTTTATGCATCTTTGTACCTCTAGAAGATGCTCGTTGAGTTATAATCTGGGCCTCAGCATGACCTATCTTATTGCGCCATTCCATAATACCTTGCCTGGAATGTTCAGCCAATACGGTAGTCACCGAAGGATATTTGCTACCCTTCGGTGTAACATAATAACGTGTACCGTCTTCGTTTACTTGTTTGAGAGTGATTTGTTCACGATCAAAACTTACATGATTAAAATGCATTAATTAATGAGATAAGACTTCTATTGCGTGATTATAATGTTTAATTCTATCCTCTAACCCTAGTGTACCGCCATTGATTTTTTTAGTCATAGTTAAAATATCACCTGAGTCCGCAAACTGATTTAATTTATTTACATGCCAGAACCAACATGCTGAGTGAATAGCATAATATGGATCAAATAACATATCTGGGTCAGTAAGTAAGGTATCATCTTGGAATAAAACTTTTGAACAAGCACGGTAATTATCTTTACCAGTTAGTTGCAAAATTCCTCTACCACGGTACTTCCAACCATCGCCAGAAGCTTCTGGTCCATTACCCATGCGATCAGCATAAGCTTTGTTAGCAATCTTCTGAGGCTGTCTCTCATATTGCTTTGCTACATCTGGAGGAAATCTTTTTGGCCAGGTACCTGTTAAACCTTTAGCACTATAATTAAGACCCTCTTCCAATCTTGTAAATTCTGCCGATTCGTGCGCACATTGAGCAATAAATGCAGCTACTCTTTTTCTAGAATTAATACCATATTGAGGTAGAGCGTCTACTAACGACTCATACCAATCGCGAATGTTTTTTAATTTAGGTAATAATTCTTTCAGTTGTGCTTCTGTGAAATTAAAATCAAATCCGTTACTCATTTATTCCCCTTCTTATTTTTCTTGTATAGGAGCATTTTCTACGCAGTACCCCCCTTTAAAAATATAAACGTTTGAATCAACTCGAACTTGCTCATATAATTCATTATCTACACATTTATAAGGATCACGGTAAGATGAAAAAAAGGTGTATGCTCCATAACCTACCCCACCTAGTAACATTATAATAGGTAAGTATTTTAAATACTTGACTATCTCCGGTAACGCAGATAGTATCTGGGGTAGGTTTTTTAGGAGCTCCTTCATTTACGATTTTTAGATGCAACCGAGTCTTTCAACATACCTTTAATAATTAATAATACGCGGTTTTTTTCTCTCTCTGTCAAATGTTTAACTAAAATAAGTTTATCATCGTAACTATTTGCACCTTCTAAAAACTCCTTAGGTACGGTCAATTTCTTTTTAGGTTTAAGTTTATTTAGTTTCTTCTTAAAATCCTCTGGTGACTCGTCCATTTTTCCTTAAGTGATAGATTACGTTCCGTATTTTTCTTCATATTCCATCCTTGCTAAAATATACTCTTTAACTAAAGCCGAACGAACAATATCACCTACTTCGAATTCTACAACATTAAATGATGGCATCATATCCGCGATGGCCATAAATTTCTTCAGACCGGACATATCAGTTTTCTTATATAAATCCGTCTGTCTGAAGTCCCCGCATAGGATGATTTTGGAACGATTACCTACACGAGTCATTATACTATTTAGCTCCATATCAGTCATGTTCTGGCATTCATCTACGATAATAATAGAATCATCCAATGTAATCCCGCGAACAAATGAAGTTATCATAAAAGCAGCAGATTGCTGCTCCTGAAGACGTTGAAATGCATCTTTTCTAGAGAATAGATCTTCGCAGATTTCTACATACGGTTGCTGATAAACCTCGGTCTTTTCTTTTTCATCTCCAGGTAAATGTCCAATATCTCTGGACGGGACCGCTGATCTTACAATAACAACTTTTTGATAGGGGGTTGAACGATCTAGAACTTCTTCTAGGGCTTTGTAAAGTGCAATATAAGATTTTCCTGTTCCTGCGACTCCATGTAATAAAATGGCTGATGAATTTTTATAAAGCTCAAAAAACTTTCTTTGATTATTAGTTAAAGGTTGTATTGTTCTTAGGTCATCAATTCGTAGTTTCAATTTATTTGATACTAATGAAACTTTTGGTTGATTATCTACGTTTAACTGAGCTTGCTTTCTTGCCATGGAACCCTCGTAAAAAAAGAAAAGGGATCTACGTCAAATAGACCCCTTTCTTGATATGGTTGAAAAGAAGATATTTACTGTCATCGTCTAGATAGCTTATCTGAAAGATTACTTTTATAATTCGCGGCACTAATCTTAGATAAGACTTCTTGAAATCCACTATCAGGTTTACGAATACCTAAACGCACTGAATCGCCCATTGCAGCAGCTTGACCTGATTCATGGTAGCGTTCTAGTTGTGGATTATTTTTTATAAACTCATCATAAGAAGAAATACCAAAGTAATGTTCTTCTACTTGATTAGTTTGTTTGTTAAGAAACGTATATCTCGGCATTAGGAATTAACCCATAGTCGGAGGGGGAAGTGGTGTAATTCGATTTTTAATAGATTTAGGGTCTATTTCAGATCTAGGATCATGATCAGCAGAATAAATGTCTTCTATAACTTCACCGTCTGCATTTCTTAAAGCAAAGATACAATAATAAACAGTATTTTCAGCCAGCGAAAGAAATCTATGTCTGAGATTTTTATCAATTACAATGTAGGTAGGTGCTTCAAAAATTTTAGGTTCGTGACCCTGAATTTCAACTTGTACTTTACCCTGTGCTAATAATGTAACATGATCATACTCGTGTGTATGACCTAAATTATATTCTTTTAAACCTAGTTTAAATTCTCTTAAAAATACATTTCCAAAATATCCTAACTTACCAGGATCTACATCCATATCGGCTGTTTTAATAACCATATTAAACCTTTCTATAAATACCACTCAGGAACATTTCTTCGTTTCCATGAAGCAAATTTTTGTTTATCACCTAGATAGTAATTTCTATAAGATTGAATACTATCACCGTCTACCTTGTATTTATCTGGCATGGCAGGTGTAGGATCCGATAACCAACCAATCCTAGGAATGTTATTAGGTAACATACTAAAAATATGTTTCATCCTTGTAGATGAATGAGTTTTTCCATATCTAAATTTATACTCATCTAATAAATCTAACCAGAGATAATACAACCAATAATAGTGAGCCGATGATGCTCTCACCCAAATACCTGAAGGATGCTTGACATGAGAAGCTTTCCAAATTACATCTTCTCTTTCATCAGGTAACAACCAACGTTGAATTCTTCTATTATTCTTTGTTTTATCATAGTAAGGCTCACCATCTAATACTCTATGAGCTGTTGACATAAGCTGACCATATTCTAAGATCATCTTAACCACATGCTTGTCAACATGCTGCATGGCACATAGCGTAGTATTGTTACTAAGATAAAATATATTCACTATTGTCTTTCTACATTATCTAAAATATTTTGAGCTACAACTTTAAATTCATCCGAGAAGAAAGATGATTTTAAAGAATTTTCTAAACAAAGTACAGCTATTTCGGGATCTAAAAATTCAATATTATGTTCTGTATATTTAAAATCGTCTGCACTGTATGTATTAATAGCTATTAAGATTACAAAAATTTCATCTTCTGAAAACAATTTAAGTCTAACTATTGACTTATTGTTTCTAGACGGAAATTTAAGTATTTCAGCCATTAGAAAATATTCTCACAGATGTATACATTAAAAGTAATACTATCATCACCCTCAATAGTACTAAGAACTCTAGATTTAGCTTGCTCTACTTCACTTTCAGATTTAAACACTCCTACATGATATTTCTTTTTAGCGCGATTGAGCTTATCTACTACGCAGTATTCTAAATTATACAGAGTTCTCATTATTCTGTCTTTCAAAATGATCTAGAAAATCTTGACTTACCTCTGGTAAACCTTCAACAGGATCCCACCCCACAACTTCTAGCCTACCATCAATATAGTAGCCTACACCCCGTAAAAAATTTTCTACCTGTTTTAATACATCAGGTAAGGTAACTGCGTCAGTCTCTACTGCCACCCTTGAATAGGGATCAGTATCTTCATGAACAAAATAAAAACGGCTCATTTCTTCATCCTTCTTAAATTTACTTCATTAATATTAAAATGCTTCTCAGACTCAGGTATATCAGATGATACAGACCAAGAAGGTGACATAAAGTATTCTTTTATGTGGTTGAAGAAGCCCGAGAAGCTTTTGCTTTTTTTGGTGCGGGTTTCTCCACCTCTTCTGTAGGAGGTAATGCGTAAGGAAATGCTTCGCGTACTAAATCTTCTTTAATAGTTTTATACTTTTTAGTTAGCTTTCTATCTTTAGCTAAAATTAAAGCTTCAGCCTCTGTCCAATGAAGGCCTTCTAACATATTAATAAAGAGACTTTCTTTTTTAATTTTAGGTAGATTTGTCTTTTTATCTAACCAAATGTAAAACCGTCTAACTTCTTTTAGCAAGCTAGTATGGCTCATACCCATAGGTACATCCAGTTCTTTCTTATAAGGAGGTTCACCTTCTGGTAAATCCATAACTAAGTTAGGGTCATAGTTAATACGTAAGACAGATATAAGATCAGGTCTTTTATATTGACGTAGAAGAGCGATCTTTTCTTCACGGCTCTTTGCTTTATCAATATCCTCTAACATTTCAGATACAAGTTTGTTCATTAAAATTCCTCAATATGTTCAATCATAAGTTTCATCTTATTCTTGATAAAATAATCTAGAAGTAACTCTCTACCTCTAGTAGGTGTATTTACAAACGTATTTATAATAGTGTTTTGTAGATCATCTGGTATTCTTGTGAGATCTACTAATGCTTTATTACGATCAAAATTACGTTTAAAATTCTCATCTTGAGGCAAAGTACTCGAATCACTAAACCATTGATCTAATTTAACTTGCATTATCTTCTTCTGACGTTCATTTTCAACTATAGAAGTATCATCAGAAAGAACGTTAGGAATACCGTCACCCTTATCACCCCTAATAATATGCTCAAATAGGTATTTTTCAGGGGTGATTTCAGACGAAATAAACTTCTTAGTTACAGGTGAAAACTGTTTAACGTGTTTAAATTTCTGTAGTTGAATAAAGTCGTGATCACCCGATAAAATCAGCAAAGGTTTAGGTTCAGGAAACATACCTTCCCCTAAGTCATTCTCTTCTGACCATTTAACTAATGTAGCTATAATGTCATCTGCTTCAGCGGTCTCTACTTCTATTACTTTGTAGGGAAAAAATGTCTTTACTTCTTCTTTAATGAGATTAATAGTTTCAAAGATCATAGGCCAATCTAAGCCAGATTCTTCTCTAGCTTTTTTACGATTAGCTTTATAATACGGAAATACTTTTTTACGCCAGTAGTTCTTATTGTCGCAAGCAATAACTAATTCACCATAATTACCTTCGAATTTTTGTTTTAAGCTTCGAATAGTATTGATGATCATATGTCGAAGTAACCCGACATCCAAACCGATATCTTCCCCACGCCTATTACCAATTTCAGCCATGAGGTTAGAAATCACTACCTGCGAATAATCAAGAATTATCAATTGAGTTTTCCTCAGGCCGGTAAGAGTATTCACGAATAGCTTCGAAGGCTTGTTGAAACTTATCAAGAGCTAGTTCCGTCTCTTGACCTAAGCTTTCTGATAAAAAGTATAGAATATCTGTCTTAGCATCCTCGGAAGGGATAGTAGCAATACCAGCTGCTACTGCCTCCATAGTTTTACGAATACTATCAATACGAATGAGATTAGTCTCTAGTTCAATAAGTGTGCTGTATGCTATCATTTAATCGCTCTCAAAATAATACACTCTTCATTAATACGTCCGTTAACGTCTGATCCTTTAGTTGTAAGATTTTCCATTATCTTACGTAGTTGTATTTTTGTAGCTTGTAGTACAATAGGTAAAAAAGCTTCGGGTCTACGAACTACTTTTTGTTCACATAATTCCGGATCATAATTTTGTAACGTAGTGCCTTTAACTTGAATACCTAAAGCCGAATCAGTACGATAAACAGCCAGCTTTTTATACTTAGAATTATATACCCATACCTGTGATGCACCTACCATTTCGGCAGGATGAATAGAGGTTACTCTTGCTTCTGTATCTTCTTTCTTATACTTCATTTTTGCTACTTGTTGTGATGCAGGCTTGACTTTTTTAACTCTAGGTTTACGATTAGCTTTTTTAAATTCTGAATAGCGGTTCACATCGTCAACAAACTCATTGACTAATTTTACTAACTGAGATAGTTTACGTTTACCTAGATTAGAATAACCTTCTTTAAGATCACCCTCAGTGGCTTCATAAGCTTGAGCAAATTCAACAGTCTTTTTATCCGCCCACTCAATTATATCGCTACCAAACTGCTTTGGAATATTCTTTGTTTTTAAATCATTATAAAGATTAAACGGTGTACCTTGTTTAATAAAGTCATCCAATGCACCTTCTAGATCACCCAAATACTCTTTTACTTTTTCTTTTAAATGGTCTTGAATAGTTGGTCTAGGTGTATCTACTACTTCAACTTCTTTAGTAGGGTACTTCATTACTAGCATATTAGTAATGTATTGATTAAACTTTTTATCGTGTTCTTCACGTAAGTTGTATCCGTTGTTTTTTATACGTGCTAACCAACCGTATGTGGATACAAAAAAGGAATCAGGGACGTTATCAAAAGCTTTTACTGCCTGCCCTGTTTTGTCTGAATTTTTAAGATATGTACGCATGAATGCACGTGCATCTTTCTTATCATTGTTCATGTTATAGAAAGAGAATGCATGCGCAAGATGTGACGTATAGTCATCTGAAGTTACATCAACTTTTGGTTCCGTTAATTTCAATTGACACCTCTTTTACACTATCATAACGAAAGGATCGCCAGCCTTGCTTATCAAGATCGTAAACAGGGCAGACATCTTCATTTACTTCTTTAACTCGTTCTGTTTTCTTTTCTACCTGAGGTACAAGCTCTGAATTTAACGTACATCTCATGGTACGCAACTCACCGTCTTTTTTATTAAACTTAACCGTTACTTCACCATAACGTAAATGGTCGTTAAGCCATTTTATAAAGACCTTGCGCTCTTCCTCATTAAATCCTTCCCAGAACACACTCATACTACCCCCATATTATATAATAATTAAAAAAGTAAATCAAGATTTACTACGGAACACTTTATCTAGTATTTCCTTAGGGATTTCGTAAATTCTAGATTTTTCAATATCTACTCTATTATCTAACTCTTTACTCCATTTAGACTTACGGTTATATTTTCGTTTTTGTTTCGGTTGAAAATCCACTGTAATATCTTCAATAGCTTCACCATTTACTTCTCTTAACGTCATATTAGCAGCAATGAGAAGTAAGATAGCTAACGGGTCAAATACAATAACAATAAGAATGATAACCCATCTTACGGCACGTTCTAGTAAATTTTGATCAGGGTTATCACCATACATTAAAGCTGCGATGTACTTAATTGGCCCTACTTCAGCTTCTACTTTACGGGCTTCTTTAGCTAGTGGTGCTCGCTCTTCACTAAGTGCTTTTATTTCTTTCTGCGCTTGTTGAATATTTTCATTAAGTTGTGATCTTTCTTTTTGTTGTGCTTTTCTAATTTGTACCGCTCTCTCAGCACCTTTCGTATCATTAGAACGAGCCATGACATTATCTACAGCCTCATCTAATTGGCGAAGAATTTTTCTATTAGTCTCTATATTTTCTTTTTGAACATTTATTTTTTCATCTATCATTGCTACTTGTGCAGCAACGTCTCCAATGGGTACACTCTGATCCATATGAGCTTTCGATAAGTAACCGAAGATACCCATAGTAGTTATAAGAGAAAGTATTAATACTGCAACTGTAAAGTAGTACTTAATAGTACGTGGAGCGGTTTTCCAATTACGATACAACCAGGAGGCTGTGACTAGTTTAGCTAATTCCAAACTACCACCCATAACGGCAATTGCCCAGGGTGTAGTTGGAAATATAGCTATTAAACCTATAATTGAAAAATAAGCCGCAATAGCTGAGATAGCCAGGGCTGAAAGAAGAGTAAGAATTACAGTAATCATAATTTAACGTGGGAACGGTTCACTTTAACTGATATCCACGTATTATACCATAAATCCTTATTTTCAAGAACTGATCTGGTAAATTGCTCTTTTGCTTCCAGATAGTTTGTAGTACCTTTGTTTTTACATAGATGAATTATTTCACGTGTAAAGTTTTCTTTTCCAAGTCTTTCAACATCTCTTTGTAATTCATCTGAAGAAGACCAATACGTTTTCCAGTCAGATTCTGCCTTATAACGTTTTCTAACTTTGTTAACTTGTCTACGCTTTGTTGCCCAAAAGAACTTTTTACCGATGTATTTTCTACCATCGGTTTTGTTCGTAATAATATACACAAATCCATAATATTCTCCAGGTTCAAGAAACGGCTCACCATTATAAAACCAATCAATCATTCATCATCAGACTCGTCGTCTACCTCATCTTCTATTTCCCCACCACAATAGGGGCAATAGTAAACCTCGTATTGTTCTTGAATTGATGCGTCATTATTATTTTTTATTTTAAAAATGGCATCGCAATTATAGCATTCGTATTGCTTAGACATCCGTAATTCTTTCCGTCCCTATTCCGCACTTATGTAAGAAATTTAACCCGTCTTCATTTCTATAAACATGTTTATAATATACATTTTTTATACCTGCTGTGTAAATTAGCTTTGCGCATTCTAAACATGGTGCATGTGTAATAAACATATCTGAACCTTCACCTGATTCTTGACTACGAGCTAATTTAGCTATAGCGTTTGCTTCAGCATGAATAACTTCAGGTTTAGTCTGCAACTCTTCTTTACCATTCTCGTATCTTCTAGTAACAATCTCACAATTATTATCCCAACCTGAAGGTGTACCGTTGTAACCGATACTTATTACTCTATTATCCTTTACAATAATAGCCCCTACTTTAAGTCTTCTTGCATAAGATAACTTAGAGTAAGTTTCTGCAACCTCAAGGTGGGATTGTATTACTCTCTTGTTCATCAACAGCTCCCCACTTACCTACTGGACACGAAGTACTTTTTATAATTACTTTTGCCGGCATAAAGCAATAACATTCCCCGCATGCTTTAACTATCTTGCTAAAGGCCTCACACTCCATACAAATTTTATATCGCTCTTTTGCAAATCGAAAATACCCTTTAAGTATATAATTCTCTTCATTCTCACGACGAATACGAGTTTCTTCGTCTTGTATTTCCTCTTCAGGTTTTATTTTATTCATAATTTAAATTAAGCCGCTTTACCCCATACATCAGTCCAGTCTCCTGACAAGGCGCCTTTGGCATAGTCGGTCGCTCTGTTTTCAAAGAAGTTAGTATGTGTTGGTGCATTGATCATTTCTTCAACCCAAGGTAGAGGATTCTTTTTAACTTTAAAGATACCTTTCAACCCTAGAGAAATAAGTCTACGATCGGCAATATAACGAATATATGTTTTAACATCACTAGCAGTTAAATCAGGCATATCACCCATAGAGAATGCTAAATCAATAAACCGATCTTCAAGCTCAACCATTTTTTCTGCAATAGTATAAATTCTAGATTTTAGATCATCGTTCCAGATCTCTCTGTTTTCTTCTACATAGGTACGGAACAATTTAATCATGGACTCTGCATGTTGAGTCTCATCTACAATGGACCAGGTGACAATCTGACCCATGCCTTTCATTTTACCGTGCCTAGGGAAGTTAAGTAGCATGATAAAGGAACTAAATAGTTGCATCCCTTCGGTGAAAGCAGAGAATACTGCAATATGAGTAGCAGTACTAGCAGCATTGCCATTCTGTGAGCTAATATCAAGAATGTAATCATGTTTGTCTCTCATTTCTGCATACTGAAAAAATTCATTGTATGTGGTATCAGGCATCCCAAGTGTTTCAATAAGATGTGAGTACGCAGCAATATGTAGAGCTTCTCTCGCTGCAAACCCTGCAAGCATCATTCTTACTTCAGGCTGCGGGAAGTAAGGTAAATAGTTTTTAACATAACCACCTGCTACATCGATATCTCCTTGTGTAAAGAAACGGAAGATATGAGTAAGAAATTGTTTTTCCGATGGTGATAGTTTTTTCTTCCAATCCTTAACATCTTCCAGCATTGGTACTTCTGTATGTAACCAATGGCTCTGTTCGTGCTTTAACCAAGCATCGTATGCCCAAGGATATGAAAATGGTCTAAAGAAGTTTCTTTCGTCTGTTAGTTTACTTTTTGTTTTTGTCATTGTTTTCCTAAACTGTAAAACTTGAACCACATCCACACGTTGCTTTGACGTTAGGATTTTTTATTTTAAACTCTGCACCCATAATAGATTTTTCGTAATCAATTTCTGCTTCTGTTAAGTATTGCATAGACATAGAGTCTACTATAACACCTACTCCATCTCTTTCAAAGATAAAATCATCTTCCGCTGCAGGTTGTTCTTCTAATGTAAATCCATACTGAAACCCAGAGCAACCTCCACCTTGTACGAAGATTCTTAGCTTTAGATTAGGGTCTTCTTCTTCAATAATTTCTTTAATTTTTTTAACTGCTGAATCGCTGATGGTGATCATTTTGCTTTGCTAACCTTAAAAATTTGAAGATGTTAAAATACATCCAACCTATATCAAACTCAAACCATTTTAAACTAAGCTTTGGATTACTAGGATCAAGATGATGATTATTATGAAGTAACTCACCACCAACCAAAACATCAATCGGCATAACATTTCGAGATTCCTCTCTCGTATCGCCGTTTCTATATCCCCAGCTATGTCCCACGCCGTTGACCACACCAGCTGCCCAAAACGGTATCCAAGCGATTTGACACAGCCAAAGTCCAAACCCAACAAAGCCAAACAGAATAATATTAATACAAAGCAAAACAAGTACACCAAGATAAGTATACTTACTGTAGACATTCTTCTCTAACCAATCCTCCGGTGTACCTACACCATACGTGTTGACCATAGCTTTATCTTTAGCCGCACTATTATATAACCAAGCACCTTTAAACAACACTGTTAATAAACCATAATGAACAGGTGAATGAGGGTCCTCTTTTTTATCACAATAACGGTGATGTAATCTATGAACTGCAACCCATTCTTTAGTTACCATACCAGTAGTCATCCATAACCACCAGCGCATAAAGTGAGATAGAACGGGATGAAAAATTAATGCTTTATGTGCCTGGCCTCTATGTAAAAATAAAGTAACGCAGATAATAGTAATATGGGTTGTCAAAAGCAGGTAAATTAACTCACTCATTATAATTGTCTTTATAATCTTTTATCGCTGCTTTAATCGCATCTTCTGCAAGAATAGAACAGTGAATTTTGACTGGTGGTAATGCAAGTTCCGTAGCAATTTGAGTGTTTTTAATTTGCGACGCTTCTGCCAGAGTTTTTCCCTTAACCCATTCAGTGACCAGTGACGACGAAGCGATCGCCGAACCACAACCGTACGTCTTGAATTTCGCATCTTCTATTACACCTTCTTCGCTTACTTTAATTTGCAACTTCATAACGTCACCACAGGCTGGTGCACCTACCATACCCGTACCAACTCTTTTTACTTCTTTTGCAAAAGTTCCTACATTACGTGGATTTTCATAATGATCTAAAACTTTTTCTGAATATGACATTTTAATCGTGAATAAAAGATTCAACCTCTTGTATTGTTTGTAATCCAACCATCTTTTTTAAGATAGTATTATCTTCTATCATAATCATGGTTGGTACTGAACGTATTCCATATTCTGTAGCTAGTTCCATATTCTCGTCAATATCAATTACCTCAATAGGAATACTTGTTTCTATTCTATTTAATATTTCCTTTAACGACTTACATGGCTTACACCATTCTGCCGTGAATCGTAAAATTTTTTTCATATGTTCCTCTATAATTTAACCTTCACATGCTAAACAAACATCACCTTCAGTTAATGCTTTCAAATCTATTTCTTGTATAGCTTGTCTTTCTATCTTTTTAGCTACCTTATCTGCCTTACCAATTTTTTCTGAGCGGCAGTAGTATAATGTTTTTAACCCTTGCTTCCATGCTTGAAAATGTACTGCATGTAGGTATTTAACATTTACATCGGGTCTAAAGAATAAATTAATGGATTGCGCTTGGTCAATGTAATGTTGTCTGTCAGCTGCGTGCTCCACGACCCATCTTTGGTCAATCTCCATAGACGTTTTGAATACATCTTTGGTCCAGTCGTCGATAATGTCCAGGTGCTGTACCGATCCATCGTTAGCAATGATACTTGACCAAATTTCATTATAGTCGAGTTTTGGATCATCATTACACCTATCCTTGATAATTTTATCTAGATATTTGTTTTTGTTTAAGAACGCCCCTGAGAGTGTATCCTGTCTATATGCATTTGCTCGATAAGGTTCAACGCTAGGTGAAGTGTTGCCCATGATGATAGAAGAGCTAGCATTGGGTGCAATAGCCATGAGATGGCTGAAGCGGAGACCAGTACCTGCAGCATCCGGCGCTTCCCCACGCTCATTACCAAGTTGTCGGTTTGCATCATCTAGTCCTTCACGTATATACCTAAAGATTCGTCTATTTTGTCCAACTGCCATTGGACTTTCAAAAGCAATATTATTGCGTTGTAGATAAGCGTGGAAACCGAGAGCACCAACCCCAATACTACGCTCACGGGATGCAGAATATTTTGCACGGGCGATTGCATCAGGAGCATTGTCAATAAAATACTGTAACACATTATCAAGCATCTCAGCCGTGTCTCTGAGGAAAAGAGGGTCATTTTTCCATTCATCAAAATACTCCAAATTCACAGATGATAAACAGCATACAGCAGTACGTTCTTTATCTGTTGGTAAAATAATTTCTGAACAAAGGTTAGATTGCTTAATACTTAGCCCTAACTTCTTCTGAAACTCAGGCATCTTATTATTACTAGTATCGATAAAATGCAGATACGGTTCACCGGTTTGCATTCTTACTTCTAAAATTCTTTGCCAGAGCTCTCTTGCCGAAACTACTTCTTTTACTTCACCGTTATGTGGGTCAACAAGTTGCCAAGAATCATCTGCTTCTTTATCCTGCATACATCTTTCGATTAATTCCATAAAAGAATCAGGGATGTTAATACCGTGATGAAGATTTAGCGCACGCATATTAGGGTCACCCGTTGGCTTACGCATATCTAAGAACAAGAGAATATCAGGGTGAGAAATGTCAAGATAAGCAGCGTAAGAACCCCTCCTTGTACGACCTTGTCTATATGCCAGTGAAGATGCATCGTAAGTACGTAAGTGAGGCATAATGCCAACGGACTTATCATCAGCAGAGCGAATACCCAATCCAATACCTACCCCTCCCCCTAGCATTGAAAGCCAATTGACTTCTGACAATGTGCTGACCAAGCCTTCCGCGCTGTCGTCCAAATAGGGTAAGAAGCAACTAATAGGCAAACCACGACTACTACGGCCGAAAGAAAGAATAGGAGTAGAGTAGCTAAGCCAGTGCTTAGAACTATACTCATAAAGGCGCTGAGCGTGTTCTTGATTACTACCAAAAGCTTTTGAAACATATGCGAATCTTTCCTGTGGTGATTTTTCGTCTTCTCGCATGTAAGACTCTTGCAATCTTTTAACACCTAATTCATCGAATAAATTATCGCGAGAATAGTCTATCTCTATACCTAAAAACTGGGCCATATTTTACCTAATTGTTATTATTTTACTTCGTCGTATATCTTCTTTTGTTCAGTATACCATTCGTTCCAAAGTTCTACTTTGAGTTTACATTCCTGGTATGTTCCATAATTTTGTGCAATGATAGAAATAGCATCTGATAGTTTTGTTGTTTCAGGTGGTATTTCTTTAAGTTCAGGGCATGACGCCTTCAATGATTGTGGTGCTTCGGGAAATTTTGGTTTAACTGGAACCGGTTGTGTTGCGCACCCGGTCAATAAAATAGCAGATAATAGAAGCAATCTCATTTCTGCCCTCCTGCTGGAACACTGTTTCTTGCTGCAGCGTTAATTAATGAAACGGCTTCCGGTGTTAGTTCACACTTTGAATCAATAACTTTAGATACTTCTTTGATCTTTTCTTGAACTACCACCTGTACGTCCTTTACAACTTTAACTTTATCGACAAATTTATATTCAATTTTACTATTAGCGTTATTAGCTTTTTCTTCAGCTAGTGCTACTTTTGCTTCCATTTCTTTTACCAATGCCTGCCATTTCTCTTCATTACTTATAGCCCCTTCCATATAGATACCGGCAACTAATAAAAGTATTGAGAAAATTTGAATCGGTAGTTTGTATTTATTAATGAACGGAATAAACCCAAGAGCAAAACCTACTACTAAACCAATAACACCTGCTAGGGTTATTAAATGAAAAACCCAGAAAGGAAGAAAATTAAGAATCCACATTACCTTCTACCATTTCGCTAGCCATTGGAAATATTTTAGCAATGACTTCTGCACATTTTCTAGCGATTAAAATATGCTCTTTTTGAGTGCCATTTGCTGCTCTTAATTGTATATAGTGTATCCAAGACCTCAATGTTCCATTCATGTATAGTTTCGAGATAGTGAGTCCTTCTGGGAGAACTACCCGAGCCTGTTCTTTTGCTAAACCATTTTTAATAGCCCACTCATAAGCTTGTCTAGCTCTCAATATAACAGATGCTTGTTCCTCTTCCCACCTCTCTTGTATATATTCATCCTCTATCTCAATACTATTTTGACGATTTTTTTCATCTTGAAGTCTCGCCTCACGGAATACAAAATCTAATTCCTCTGTAGGATTAGCATAACGCTGGCTAAATTCTTGAAATGAAAAACTTCTATGTCTAAGCATCTGCCTTGCGATATCTCTTGTAGTAGTAATCTCAAGACATACTGAAACCATTTCTAAAGGAGACCAATGCTTATGTTTAATAAGATACTTAATAAGCTTTTCAGATGTTTGACTATTCATCTGATTAGACGGGTTAGACACTCTTGCACAAAAAGCTATCAGCTCAGTTGTGTTCTCCACAAAATACATATCAGGTTGAGAATAAGAAATTAATTCAACGTTGCTCACTTCCTCAATCACATCTACCTCCAAGTTGTAATATTAAATCTTTCATCAAAGCTTTTGCAGTAGAATTACCAGGTATCCATACATAAATCTTTTTAAGAGATCTAATCAATTCATTCTGATCCATCTAACACCGCTTCCATGACATAAGTTTTGCTTTTGCTGTCAAACCTTCAAATGTATTACTATTAATAATTTTAACGGGGTCTATACCACCAAGAACCATCTCATTAATATCTTTATACTGGAGTGTTTGTGGCCATACTACTACTTTATAATTATTAGTTATAGCCTTGTCAATTAACTTGCATATTTCAGTATTACGAGGTTGATTATCAAAGATTAATACTAATTTTTCTTTAGGTAAATTAATCTTCCCTACTGTTTTAAGATCAGAACTACCTATAGCTATGCTATTAGGTAAAAAAAGACTATCAATAGGACCTTCTACTACGTAGACTGTTTTTTCTTTATCGACTGAGTCGAATCCGAATATGAGCGGTACTTCTTCTTTGACTTTGATGGTAACATAGCGTAGAGCTTCCCCTCTGAGTGCTCTACAGGTAACTCCAGATAATTGGCCGTGTTCGTCATAAAACGGTAGTACCAGTCTGGGTTCTTGTCCTTTGATGCTAGCTTTATACTTATCATTTAACTGAACAATATTTGCAATGTTGTCTATAAAATATAATTGTTTAAATTTTTCTTTTGGTATATTTCTCTTTATACAATACTGCACTGCTTCATTAGTGTCATCTAACTTGTCTAACCTGTCAAGGATTTTATCTAGTAATGCTTCTTCTGCTTCAACAAATTTAGGTTCTTCAAAGGTAAACTGTAACCTTACATTTGAATTTACATGCCCTTCACTATATCTTTCCAAAGCATACTCGGAATGTATAAGAGTATCTACTCCTTTTAAAAATGTACCAAACTGCATAGATGCACCACAGTTGTAGCATTTATACATTAAGTCAGTCTTAAAGGCAAAGAAGTAGCCTCTCGCTTTATTTTTCTTCTTGGCTGAATCACCGCAAAGAATACAGCGACAATTATAAACCTGATCCTTTTTCTTTTTGAACAAAGGAAGACGGTTACTAATTAACAGTAGATATTTTTGGTCGAGAAAAACCGACATAATTAAGCCTCCTAGAGACTCAATTATAAGTTATCACTTAAACATAATCAATTAAAAAGGTTAGAATAAACTATCTAACTTTACATGCGCAAGTACATAACCAACTACAACTGCACCACCCATAATCATCCAACGCCATTTTTCAATAGATTGAATTTTTTCAGATAATGCTTGATGTTGTAATGTACTATTAAGAGCCTGTTTGTCTAGTTTGTCGACAAGCAGGGTATGCTTTGCGTCAATATTAGCGTGAATATCATCACGTAAGTCACTTATTCTATGATGAAGCGTAGAATAATTTGCATCAATTTTTACTTCTAGTTTTAAAACGTCAGCCGAAATATCCTCTACTTGGCTTTCAAGGACAGAAATTCTAGAGGCAGTATCCTCGGGTCTTGTTCTTGCCATTTCAGTTGCCATTACTTCTTCTTAGACTGACGGGGTTTTTTTGACTTAGCTGGCTTCTCAACTTGAGTAACCGCGTCTGTAATTTGAGAATTTACTTCTACTTTAATTTCTTCTGGTGGCGAAGGTAACGGAACCGGCTCAACGGCCGGTTCTACTATTTCCTTCTTTTTACCCTTAAATAGGTTTAAAAGGAATTGAAACATTGTCTAGTCTCTTTCTTCTAATTAATTTAGGTTTCTTTTTTACACCTAGAGTTTCTGGGGTAAATCCCGCAATACCTGGGGTAGCGGCTGCATTGTTTGCAGGAGCATCTTCCAAAAACTGTTTAAAGGTTTTAGTATTATTTTTACTAAAAAACTGCTCGCAAATCATGATTTCGTCTACATGATTAATATTTATTCTATTTAGAAACTGTGTCTCTAAATCTATAGGCTCTTGAGTACTATTATAATTTTCTTTTATTAAAGCCAACGCTGCAGCAAAAGTAGCTATCTTCTTAGACTCAACAGGAACCTTTTCTATAATTCTTTTAATTCTAAAAATCATTCTATGTAGTATTGAATACGAATCCCTTTCTTGGACAGTATTCAATTGACTCATTTTTTTAAGCTCTTTACCCTTGGCATCAATAATACCAAGTGAGTAGGCATCCGTTTCTTCAAACGGAGTTACTAACATTTTTAAAATTCTATAAGCAATAACTGAATCTACAAAGCGTCCCATTTATATTTTACCTAACGCATTAGCAACTTTATCGTCTAGTGGTATTTCGTAACCCTGCATTTCTACTTCAGAAGATCTAGCTGTAAAACCTACCGGCATATAACTTAAAAATACTAGGAAAGTTTTTAACTGCGACCAGTGTTTTACATCAATTTTAAAAAATAACATTTTTACTGTTGATGCGCCAAACAAATTATATAATACTACTATATGATTTAAAATAAGTCTTTCCTTTAAACCGGAACCGGCCTTATATTTTTTAAATAGTCTTTTTAGATATCTAAATCTTTTTAAATCATCATTAAATTCAGCTATTCCACTACATGATGGATTATCATAATGTTTCATAGCGTACAATACAAAATTATCTTCGGTCAATTCAAAACTCATATTAGATTAATTGAGCAGTTCCCCCAATCATATACCACTTGTCGCTGGTATATAAAAGTGTAGCTGTGTTTCCTGCAGAAGTAAATAATACATTTGCATTACCAGCAATATTTCCCCTTAATGTGTACGAACCACCTGAAGTACTACCCATTACGAGTATCTTCAAGGCATTTGGTGTTCCATTAGGGATAGTAACATTACCTCCAGATGCATCTGATGTCAAGACTGTAACAACATTACCTAAATCTATACTACCAGTAGATTCTAGTGCTTGTGAGCTAGAACCTAAATTAACATTACCTTTAAGGTTAACATTATTAGCGTTTGCGAATAATGTAGAGATAGGTAATCTTTTACTAGTATTGCTTTGTACCAGATATAAGAGGTCGCTGCCACCTACGGTGGTGGCAGCTGTTAGTTCACTAACTTTTGAATCAGCCATTATTAACTATCTGGTAGTACGGTGTCATCAGCAGCATCAGTTTGTAGATGCCCGGTAACATTTGCATTAAAGTTTTTAGACATAGCTACTAAGACTTCTGACTTACGCCTATAACTACCATTGGCATCTGTATAATCCGTAAAATGGATCCACCCGGTATGTGATGCGTTTGCTGCTGCATTAGCAACACCAATTTCAGTTCTATCTACACCGTAAACTCTCTGAATTGTATAAACATTTTCAGAAACAGCAACATTACTAATGTACTTTGGGCCCTGTTGAATATAAGCAGTAGCCCCTGATACAGCCTTACCATTACTTGTAAGCTCTAATGATGTATCAGATGCAATAGTTGCAACTTGATACTTTGAACCTGTAATTGTAAGATAGTCACCCTCTTTAATGTTTGATGTAAATGCTGTACCCGAACCATTAACACGGGTGTTTCCAGCATATGCAGTAACGGTACCTGTCGCAGCAACGTTATCTAAATTGCCCCATGAAGACATTTAATTCTCCTTATTCGTCGTCTCTTTTACCTTTGGCGCCCATGTTTTCGACTTTTCGCGAAGTTCCATGATGAATATACTTTCTACGAATACCAGTTTCCTTATCGGTCACTACATATTCGGCATGGAGCTTACCATCCTTTGTCATATATTTAGGCTCAGAGACTTGGTGACCTGCAGCTTTGTGAGTTGCAACTTTTGACATAATATCGCTTCTGGTCACTTGTTCAACAAACAAATTAGTGTCTTGCTTATTGAAAGCATAGTTAGCTAACTCAATAGCTTGATCTTCACCTACAATTTCTTTAGCTGCTAATAAGTAGTCACCAAACATATATGACTCTTTAATATCTACCACGATTGGTGTAGCTAAAAGAATCTCATCTGCATCATCCATCACATCTACATCTTCTTTAGCTAAGAATTTCTTCGAGCGCGCTTCATGCATACGCTTTTTCTTTTTATCCTCTTTTTCATCATCCATATCGTTCTCATCTTCCATCTCATCTTCTTTTTCTTTCATCTTTTCTTCAGCAACTTTTTTACCTTTGCGAAGCATCTCAAAATCTTTAGCTGTAATTTTATCCTTCTCAGGCTCATGAACATCAATCTTCTGCTGATTAGGATGTAATGGTTTTTTTGCTTCTAGAATTTCTCTAGCTGCATCCTGAAGACTTTTTGAAATTGATCTTAAATCGTACATTGTTATTCCTCTTAATCTAATTTTGAAACTGGGGTAGAAGACCAGTACTTACATGACCAATATCTTGCTTTCCATTTTGGACCAGGATCGCTGCAATTATGTCTGGCTCTAAAACTTTTTCTTCTTTCAGGATCATCTCTTTTAATAGAAAGATTAGGATCCCCAAAGCTTACTTTTACTGTGTTACCTTTGTCATTCTTAACGTAAACTGCTCTCTTTTTTGGACCACCTGGTGTAAGAAACGGCTTGTTAAGCTTCTTACCCTCATTATCCTCTTCGGATAACTCTCCCCAGTCCTCATAAAGATCATTTCCATCTGATGTAAATACATCTTCAACTATACCATCATCCTCACCACAAAAATAAGTATTGTAGATAATTGACTCTTTCATAGCAGCCATGTTATCTACTAAATTTGGATATGGTCTACCTGCAGCTTTGGCACGACGTTTAGCTTCTGCTTTCTGAGCTGGTGTCATTTTACCACCCTTACCCCTATTAGGATTAGGCTGATCCCAAACTGCTTCGCTCTGTAAATATTCTTTAAATTTCATTGTGTGAATGACTTTAATGTTTCTTCTGCTTTATTAAGGCCCCAATGTTTAGCTTTCCAATCATTTTGAGCCATGCCCTGTAAGTACTGCCATTGGTCTTTATTATTAATTAGATACTTAGCAAAATCTAACCAATCAGTACTTAATATTTTATTCTCAAAATATAATTTTGCTTCTTGAGCTAGCTGATAAGAAGGATAGTCATTTTCAAAATGCATTACCTCAATAGCTTCATTCTCAGTATAATACTCTAATGCAAAATCTATACCCCACTTGGGCTTAAGCATTAAGTATTTATTAAGCTCGCGAAACCTGTGAACATGATTTAAAAGTTGACATCTTGCTTCACCTTGAAATTCCCATCTATGTAGAATTAAAGCATGATCAACTTTTAAACCATCACTACCACCTTCAAACCATACTTTTTGATCGCATGTATGATTAAGGCAGGAATTCATGTTAATGTTATTTTCTCTATAGTATTCTTGCTCAAGGTATGATAACTCAAAACCATCATTATCAAAATATCTAATATACTGCTCATTTATTACATCGTTACTTACTCGATTACATAAATGTAAAAAAGGCCTCAAGTTACTATCTGTAACTGTAAACATTATTACTCAGTTCTGTCTTGATTATCGATAGGACCGTTAGTTAACCATACACTACAGGATCTTGTACCTGCGCATTTAAAATGTAATATATTACAATAACCTAGATCGGCTTTTTCTGCAGTTGCCATCGTATCTGCCGCATCTTCCTTACCTTTCATACCTACTTCTATACATCTTCTCATTTTGTCTGAGATATCAAATGCAGCGCAATTTTCACACTTCATAGACATAGCAGTTTTTTCATCTATGCCCCAAATTTTAGCGGCTTTTTTCCAATAGTCACCTGGTACGTCTGGATTAGCAGGCCCATAATGATATTCATCTATAGCATGTTGTCTATTAGCAACATTCACATCTAAGTTTTGAGTTGCTACAGGACAACTTTCTTCAAACAGTTCCTGTCTTAAATGTTTAAACTGTTTCACTTTTTTGACCTGTAGTGAGCTAATCTTTTTTGTTCAATAGAACGAATCTTTGGCATCATTTTTAATACTAGATTATTTTGGAAGGTCTTCATTCTCTTCACTTGCTGCTCAACTCTAGACTTTTCAGAAGCTGATAATTGTGATTTATCTCTTCCACGTAAAAGACGCTTGTACAAAGCTCTACGGGCGGCTAAGATCGCTCTTTTCTTTAAGGTTTCAGAAGTAGAGGCACGACGCAATTTCATACGTAACGCTACACCTCTTTTGCCTTTGGTTCTAGAAAAAGCTTGTCTCTTTTTCATGCGAGCTTGAGCGGAGAGAGCTTCTTCTATTTCTTCTTTATCATCTTCAACAAGCTCATCATCTTCGTAATAATCTACAATATCTTCCCATGTAAGATCATTTACCATTTTATCTAAGTCATCTTCGGTTAAATTATCTTCCTCATCTGATTCAGTTTCTTCAGTATTAAGTTTTGACATACGCTCTAAATGAGCTTCATGATCTTTTTTCTGCTTTGCTTCAAAATCTTCACGGGCTTTTTTATTCTTAGCAATAACGTCTAATAATCTTTTGGCTCCTGCATCTGGATCATAACCTGACTTTTTAAGACCTTGTTTAAACTTTTCATGCGCAGACATTGGCATTTTTACAGCTTCTTCTACCTCACCAACATCCGAAGCTGGTACATGCGCGTAGGGTAAATCAGCTAATACCGGGTCATCGTGAATAGCTAATTTTCGCATTTCTTCAACATGTACTTTCATGTAGTCTTCATGTTGATTAAGTACACCCAATGCCTCTAAAGCATCATGGGCAGCAGACATATGATAGGTAAAATCATGTATCATATGAGGGGTAGCTTTACCTAACTCTTTTGCTTTTTTTTCAATAAACAAGTAGTTGTCAGTAGCCTGCATGGCGTTTTTTAGCAACTCATGCTGCTTATTTAATTCTGGATTTTCTAATTTCATTTGATTATAGACCTTAACATCCAACTATGTTTTTCATGAGCTTGAATTCTGTCTTGTAGATAATTAGCAATACCTTCTTCACCAGCGTCAGTAGCATCTTTATAAGCTGTCATTAATGTAGCTAACAATTTTAAATTCTCTGTAAATAAATTGCGCATCATCTCTAGACCGTTAGGAATAACATCCGACTCTGTAATAGATGTTAGTTCTTGCATACGTCTTAAAGTACCCGGTGCGTATTCATCTAAAGTACGAATTAGTTCAGCAATGGTATCTACCGACCCTTGCACGTCCTCATACAACTCACCTAGAAAATCATGATATTGAACGAAATCAGGACCCTCTACATTCCAATGATAAAATTGAGCTTTTAAATAAAAAGTAAAAGCATCTGCTAAAGTTTGTTTTAAAGTATCTTTTAACATAGTATTATACGTTCAAGTATTGTTTAAATTGCATACGTCTCATAGTATCGGGTTTCATAGCAATACCAGCTTGCACTGTTTTATGAGTAGGGGCACTGTGGGATGGAGTAACTGCGTGACCGGTTGGTTCACCTAATAAGCCACCGTTACGAATTGTTTCAATCATTTTTCTAAATTGTGCGAAAGCATCAGCACACATATCAAAGTTCTTAGTTTCAATACCATCGAACTCAAGTTGCATTCTTTGCTCTACTAATTCACGTCTTTGATCTTCGTTCATTAGAAGTAAAGGAATTTTTCTTTCGTTATTAGAAACAAATGTTCTATACGTAACTGGTACCTTAGCTTCCATTACATCATGTAGCCATCTTTTCTCTACGGTACCATCTAAGTACTTTAATGTTACATAATTCGAACCCCGGAAAACAACTTTGGCATCCTTACCCTCTATTGTACGAACATTCTCATATAATTTAAAGGTATTACCGGAAACATAATCTTCACGTATCTTTTTCTTCTGTTGTTTTTCACCTGGTGTCATAGATTTCATTTTATTTACTCCTTCTATTTCACCCCATTGATACTTAGATACTTTTAAATGTGGGTCGTAGATTTCGTGAAGTCCCATACCTGATCTAACATCGTGAAATAATTCTTTTGCATGTCCCTCATGGGCTGCAAGTTTACTTGGTAGACCTTTTCTAAAAGATGCAAAGTCATTATTAGTGGCATGTGTGCGCATATCAGTACCGGATACACCTTGCTTCCTTTCACCAGTATTAACTGTTTTAATGGATTTAAAATTATAATACCCGTGCTTACCTTCTTTACCATTGTAAGCTTTAAGACGATTATACTCTTCAGCTCTGTCTGAACCACCTGCAATAACTACATGCTCATAACCTTTGCTATGCAAATCAGAAAGATGATGGAAGATAGTAGGTTTTTCTTTTGAAGAGGTGGTAATATTTGTACCGGGAAACGCACGCTTTAAATGTTTAGTTTTTTGCTGTGCAGTAAGAGGATTTTTCTTTGCATCCTGAGAATGAGATGCAATTACCAGATGATCGGCATTATGCTGTTTAGCAATTTTTTTAAGACCCTCTACGTTCTCTTCGTGACCGGAAGTAGGAGGGTTCATGCGACCAAATAAGATGGCGGCTGTTTTAGCTTTTTCAGCTTCTTTTAAGTATTCTTTGAAGGCCATTGGATATATTAAAAACGTTACAATTGGATTATTTATCTTTTTATTTTGCTGGAGAAAAGTAGTCTTTATCTGAATGTTTCGGTGAATAAGGCTTGTTATCCGAATAATCAGTAGAACTTCCTTTGTGTGAATAAGGCTCTTTTTCCATATATGCGTTATGCTTTACAGAGTAGGAAGGGGATTTTTCCTCATGATCTTTAACAGAAATATGCATGATCGCACCACCCATACCATGCTTCTTTAAAGCGGACGTCATATGTTTTCTCGCATGTTCATGAGATTTAAACATCTTTTCAAGGTCAAATCTATGAACTTTACCTTCGTGCTCAACATGAGCAACCAAATGTGGATTGCTTGGATGTTGTACAGGTTCTTGTGCATGTGTATGAGGCGAAGCAGCTGCTGCGGTAGCTAGGGCAGTAGCAGCAATAGCTTGTTTGATACCTTCGTCTAGCTCTTCATCCATCTTACGTCTACCTTGCGTCATATTAATTTTCCAATGAGCAAGTTGCTTTTGGCGCTTAGTAGCTGTGTCAGATGATCTGATCTTTTTTAATTGAGTAATAGATTTACCCTTTAAACCATGTCTAGCCATATCCCCTTTATCTTGAGGATTACGACCATCCATAAAATTTTCTCTAACTTGTTTAAATGTCTTCATCTTACCTCTATCCAACGTAAAGACGCTTTAGTATCAGCGTTATTAGCTAATTTATATCCTATAACAGCTAGAACTTGACTGTTATTAGAGTGGTAGTTTTGATATATTGTATCCGCAATAGAAAATGAACCTGTTATCTGACTAGAACCAGATCCTACACCGGTAGCTCCAGCCGCAAAAGCGTCTGCAATAACACTATATTTTACATTAGCAGCCCACCCAGCTTTAAGTGTAGGGGCTTTAACGTACTGGCAAAAACTGTAACCAGGGACATCCGACCAGGTAGGTGTAACACTAAAAATAGAATCAGAATTAGGGGCAATAATTACTTTATAATTCATATCGTTGGTAGCAAATATATCCCACTCTTTTAAGCGAGCAAATACTTTATTTTTCTTACCAACAATAGTATCTTTTAATTTAATAGCTAATATACATTGACCATCTGTAGCATTATTAATGGTAGTTACAGTTCCATCTGTACTCACTGATCTAGAAAACCCAACTTCTCTCTCGGCTCCTTCACAATAAACTCCTGCACAAATAAATTGCATAGTTGTGCTAGATGATGATGTACCTGTGTTTCGTATTTCCCACCTGACCGGTAAACTAGGTTGCATCATGTAAGGCTCGGTCGTATTATTGGCGTGTAAGAACTGATGTACGAAGATTGGTTGGCCATCTATAACAAACCCTACTCTTACTCTACCTACACCTAACCATTGATAATCACATATAAAAATTTGACACTTAGTAAAATCAACAGTAATACCGCTCTTATTATTTTCATTCATAGAACCATCTAAACGGTCCAGGTTCCATGCAGTTTTCGCTACTATTTCATTATCAACACCTTTTTTACGAATAACCATTTCAGGTGTAGTACCATTCATTCTAAAAAATATTCCATTATCATCATCAAACAAACCAACCATCTGAGATACATTAGCCTTTGGAGTATCCATTCTAAATGTCATTAAACATTTGTTGGACGTGCCTGAAATGTAAGGATGATATTGTTTGGATTGAAGGAGTGCTCTATCCCCTGAAGCGGTTGTGACAGATCCTAGAACTTGTGTATTAGCAAAGTCAGGAGTGACTGTTCCTGAACCTGTGGTTAAATTTTCTGTAACTGTAATTGCACCCTCATCATAATGAAATCTATAGTCACTTAAAACTCTAGGAACGCTGGTTCTAAGTCCACCGAATGCGTCCAGATTTGCGCTATCATCGTATCTAATCTTATCATCAAACAAATACGTCATACTATTCTCCATCCATCTCTGTAAATTAAAGTTACTGATCCGTTGTTTATTCTTATTTCAAACCCATTAGGGTCATTATCTACCGTACCAATAACTTTTATAGGTGTTAATTGAGCATGTCCTGATTCATCCTTAATTATTACTTCTCTACCGTTAACTATAGTAGAAGGATCAGGTAAAGTAATATTAGCTTTTACAGAACAATTTACACCTACATAGTAATCACGCCTTGTAATAGTGTAATCACCTGTGACAAGCTTGGTTGGCATGTCCAGATTTATAACATCACCAGCACCACCACCGGGCCCTGCTAAGGATATTTTACCTACCCACTCTTCTAAGAACTTTATTTTTTTCTTAACATCATTTAAAGATCTTATATCGATATGAGGATCTGGCTGCTGATATGAATCCGCTTTTTCTTCCAGCTTAACTTCTTTTGTTATATGACTTGCAACTTTATCTATTAGCGTTTCGGAGGGTGGCTTGGTTGTGGGGGGTTGACTGGTTTCGACTGCTTGCTCGGTTTGTGGTTGTACCAACTCATTTGTTTCCTCCTTGTATACATTTAGAACTTCATCTAAAGTGGGTGGCTTAGGAAACTCAATATGTTTTTTCTCAGGTAAAGGTCTTGTATGTGAAGCTTCAACTATATCATTTAATGCATTACCTCTAACCGACTCAAGTATTTCATTTTGCAATTTCTCATACTTATCCACTTCTTCCAGCAAGGTGTTGTCAATAGGCTGGTTCATAGCCTTAGCCCATTTAACAAACATCTGCTTTTCTTTTATAGTCTTCATCTAGTTACTTCAGGGTATACTGTAACGATACCTTCATAAACACGTTCAACAACATTAGCTGAGCTGATGATCTCTACATCATAAACATGTCTACCAGGTTTTAGGTTTGCAGTAACGGCATCTGACAAGAAGAGTGTTACGTTACCTGATAAAGGGGTTCCAATAGTTGCGGTGAATGCGGTAGAGTTAGCAGAATAGTATGAACGTCTCATTTGAGAACGTGCTGTATAACCGGTTAAATCTCTAACTGAATTTGAGTTATCTTTTACTGTAACATTGGCAGAGAACGTAGCTCCCTGGTCAATGAATAGATTATATGCGATTGACATTTTGGTACCTTAGTATGGATTTTCTATTGCCTTGCCTGTAAAATTCCAATGTGGACCGATCAAGTTAAGTCTCTCTGGCTAAGAAATTAGCACGACTGAATTCCTGGCGATCAACAAGTTTAGTTGGTCTATTGTTTCTTACTACCACATATCCTTCGGGTTTAGACGAGGTACCGTTAATGGTATGTTCGTATTTGGGTTTGGCTGATAGCGCATGAACTAGTTCGTCTTTAGCACCCTGTAAATGTTTATGCATATTTAGTACATGCGTAAAGCTTGCTTTATTCTTTTCAATATGGCTTAACTGATCATTCATTGTAGCTGTTTTTTGATCAATTGACTTTTGCGTTTTAACCTTAGATATGTCTTTAAGGTGTCTTGATTTAACATGCTCCATGTAGTCTTCAACACTAGGAGCTTTGCTATCTCTAATTGATTTGTTGATAAAAGTAGAGAGGTGGTCTTCGTGACCTTGAATATGTTTAAAGGCTTTAGATGTATTCTTATCTTTAAAGAAGTTTGTAGCAGCACCCATATGATGTCTAAAGTTCATACTCTGCTCAGTTGACATCTTAGCACCTTCAACATCGTTTCTGTTATCTATCATGTGCACATCTTGATGTTTTCCAAAATGAGAAAGATCAGGGGCGTAATCAGGTTTTAAATTCTCAAACTTATTACCGTGGTACGCTGTATGTACGACAATACCCACTTTAGACTTTTCAATATTCTTACCTTCATCTGAACCGTGCGATGTCGAATAGGTAATAGTGTTAGGTGTAAAGTGATATTTACCACCGTGGCTGACAATATCACCACGAGGGTTAGACGAAGACTTGACACCTGAATGCATTAGGTCGCCTTGGAAGATACCTTTTTTAGGTGTAACTTTTGGAAGATGTTGTAAAGCGGTTTTAAGTTTTTGTACTAATCCAGGTTGATGACCGTGATTAGCTTCTATGTCTTTTTCAGAGAAATTTAACTTAGGGTTCTTGTTCCAAGCAGACTTTGTAGTTACAAAGAACTTACCGGTTTCAGGATGATGACCGAATACAACGGATGGTGATCCATCGTACTTAGTCATGATAGTGGTTTTATTTTTCTTATCGGATAGTTGCTCATGCACATCATTTAAATTATGGAAAGCATGAGTAAATCCATCTTCACCATAATGAATAATATGATCTTCTGCGTGCTCAAGATGAGTCAAACGCTCTTCTGAAGCTGCTTCTGTTAGATATTGTTTGAAATTCATTTAAGGAACGTTTCCTTTAATTTATCAATCTGTTTGCTTTTTATAAGTTGCTCTGCGAGATTAAACTTGTCTACCGCTGATTGAGCTACTCTATTATTAGGCCAAATAGCAGCACGTGCGTTGGAGAATCCGCCTTGATTAAGACCCTGTCCTTCTGATTTATATACCATTAAAACAGGTTTATATATTTCATCATTTTGTGATCTTTTAAGCATATTAGGTTCCAGAATAGGGTTAAGCTCAAAATGATATTGACCATCTAATGTGTAGTAGCCTTGTTCATACTTAAATTTAATATCCCCATCTACTAAGGCGTGAACATTGTTAATACCAAAAGAAGAAGAAGGTGAATAATCTTTACCAAATTTTACTTTGTAACCTACGTACTCATTAGTAATAGGGTTACCGAAATATGAACCTTTTTTTAAATCATTAAAATTAAATCTACCGTTTTGATCTGGTACAAGACCAAGATTTGCAAATATATTTTCAACACGTGCTACAAAATTTTCAAAAATAGGCTTACCCCTTACATCATGTCTTGTTTTTATCCCTAAGTCACCAGCCCAGCCACCATACTGTTGAAAATTAGCAGGACCTGCACCCTTTTTCAATGACAGGTAAATTACTGGTTTATTTTGATAGTAAAAAGCAGCATCAGCTTTAGGGGTAGCTGGTACCTTTTTAAATTCGTCAACCTTATATATTTCTTTACCTAGCTTTATTGCAATAGACTCACCATTTCTTTTTAGTTGAGCTAACTCAGAAGAAGTTTGAATAATTTGTGCTGATTCAGCTTGCACACTCTTATCAATCTCCGTTAATACATCATTACGTCTGAATAATATATAATAACCTGCTGACAGTATAACTAATTTCTGTTTATTAATAATACCAGGGTTAGAAACTAACTTCAAAAACTCATCTAAAAAATCACCTCTAAATTCCCCTTTAAACCCGGTAAGTAATCCTGTGATACCTTCTACTTTAATATCTTTTATAGAACTAGAACCTACTCTAAAAGCAACACTCTTACCGAAAAAAACTACCTTAACCGGTACACGATACGATTCAATTTGAGACAAAGCGCTATCTAATTCTCCGAGCTTCTTTCTCAGAGAAGTGATAATTGTCTTCCTTGGAGATAGTGCCGCAGCAATACTATCAATATCGATTTTCTTTTCCATTACAATATTTATACTATAAAAAACCCCTCTTTCGAGGGGCTTGTAATTGAAAATCTTACATTATCTGTCGTAGTCAACAATATGAATTAGCTTATCACCCATCCATGGAGAGCCGTTCTCATGAGGTTCTAAGTTTTCATTCATGTGTTTAAATTCATCATATGTGATCTCACGAATGCCGATAATATCTTCACCAATATGTTTCTGTGAAAACTCAGGAGCTTCTTCACATACTACTGTATCACCTGCATGTTCTGCTTCTTTACAATCAATAACGTAACGGATACGGAAGGTACTAATTGTCTCTACTAGGTATAAAGGCATAATAAAAACCCAGCGGTTTCCCGCCGGGTACCAGTTAGATTACTGGAACATCTGGCTACCACCAACAGCGTAAGCTGCAGCAACCATAGCCCGTGAAGGCTTGCCAAGACGGTAAGCTGTCTTACCATTCTTAGCGGTGTTGCTATAGATGGAGTAGCCCTGAGCACGAAGCTCAGAAACACGAGCAGCTACCGAGCTCTCGGTAGAACCGAACAAGCCAGCGATCTGACCTGCGGTGAACTGCTTACCAGAACGAAGAACGTTCAACACTTTAGTTTGCAATGACATAGTCACTCCTAAAAGCCCCGCCACAAGAAAAGTAACGTAGGCGGCGGTCATTCCTACGTTACCGTTAGATTAAGCTGCTGCGAGTTCTTTAATACTCTCTAGCTCTTTATCTTCTTCAACTTCTGAGATTTTAATTATAGGCGCTTTCTTGGTTACTGTCAACTTCTTTTGGGACATTACATACCCGATATCGAAGTGAAAAGCTTTGAATTCGTCTAACGTAAGAAGATACTTACACGCTTCTTCTTTAGTCATTTCGTTAGGAAGGTCGATTAGTTGAATATCTGTATCGCCCTGTTTTTGTAGATTTTTGATACGTAGGATTTTATCAGAGCAAAAGCGAACCTTTACTTGATCCTTACATCTTGAAACACCTGCTACTGTGAACTTGCTCATATTACCTCCATTATAAATTAAACACCCAAACCTTGCCCTGCCATAAGATAATTAGTTACCTTAGTAACCATAAAGTCTTTAGATGTAGCTTTTAGCAAGATACTGGTAAAGGTATCTTTCTTAAGAGGGTCACCTGCCGACTTCTGAATAATACCAATACAGGTATTACGAAACGTATTGATATCTTCGTTACGATATGCTTCGAAAAGCGATTCCATACCTTCAGTACCAATAGTATCTACTTTTACACGTTGTCTTGAGTTTGTCTGTGTCATATTTCCTCCTTAGATGTTCATTATAGACCAAACAGGAGATAAATGCCATAGTTACTTTAAATCTTCGACAGTAATTTTACCTTCATCAATTAACGCATTGGCAAGTTCAACTGCCCCTTTTAATTTACCCGCTTTGTAACATAGTGAACATGCTAGAAGTAGTAACAAAATTTCTGTAATGTTAAGCCAAGAATAATCCATTTAGTCCTTAGAGTAAGTTACATATGGAAGCCATTTATAAGTTTTCTTTAAAAGTAACTTACGAATGTATGACCAATCTTCGTGTTTAAAAGTATTACGATAATAATTATATGAGTCTAATTTACGTCTTTTACTTATTGAGGATAAAACAAAGTAGGGATTGAAGTAGGGGTAATGAAACTTTATTTCCATGGCGATATCATGTGCATAAGCATCAATCTCATCTAAACATGAAAGGTAATTCTGCTCGTCGTCAATGCTACCTTGTTGAAGCGATCTTAGGTCAATAGGTTCATATTCAAAATTATTTTCTCTGAATTGATTTTGATACTTATGAATTAATTCATGCTGGCAAGCTTGGGAAATATGAAACTTAAATTTATCCCATTCTCTTTCCTCGAGATAGAATCTCTTATTCGTTGAAAAGTGAAGTACTATGTAACATCTGTCGTTATTTGAATCGTAAATACCTCCTACACTGTAATCAAATACATCGTAGTTTTTAAACGTTTCATATTTAAAGGTTATTGGTAGATTTTGTTTTTTAAATTCGCAATTTAACACCGCTGTAATGCGACGAAATGTATTAACACCCAACAGGGAGTACTTTATGTTGCTAAGAGCACCATCTATTGCGAACCCTAAAAACATTATACATCCTTTTAAACCTTTATACCAGAAAAGTCTTTTGGTTTCGCCTTTAGAAATTTAGCAAAATTAATCTCTGGCTCATCATCGTCAACAGCAAAACCTGGTCCTGAATCAGCTAGTTTCTGAGCTGTCTGTTCAAGATCATATAACTTCATCTTAGCACGATCTACACCAATAACAAAACGTTTATGGAACGAAGGATCATTGTAACGATTCTTCAACTGCTTTACCATAATCTGATTAAGTTGCTCTAGTTCTTCTGTAGTTATAAGCGCAAACATAAAGTCTGCTGTTGCAGGTAGTCCGAATGATTCGGATGTATCTGTCAGATCTACATCAGTATTCGAAAAACCAGATCTCGTCGTCTGAGTAGCTGACACGATAGGTAAGTTAAATTCTACAGCAAGACCACGCAACTCTTCTGCTATGGCTTTAACATATGTATAAGAATTTACACTTCCACCTGGTTTAAATCTTGACGATGTACAAATGTTCAAGTAGTCAATAAATATAATCTCAGGTACAAAAGATCTCTTTAGAGCTAACTCGTTAAGTAAAGATTTAAAGTGTCCTGAGTGTGCTGAAGAAGTCGGGTATTCTTTTATAATTAACTTACCGTGTGACTTATCTGAAATCTTCTTTACTCTACTTTCAAACATCTGTTTAGGTAGATCTTTTATTTGATCCATCTCGATATTAAGTAGATTTGCATCAATACGTTCGGCAATACGTTCTTCTGCCATTTCCATAGTAATGTATAGAACATTCTTACCTTGACTCAACGTACTTGCAGCTACGTGGCACATAAACAAAGATTTACCGACACCCGTACCTGCTAAAGCAATATTAAGTGTCTTGTTAGGCAAACCACCTTTTGTAATCTTATTGAAAAGATCAAGATCAAAAGGTACTCGTGTCTCTACATTATGATAAGAGTCATACCGGTTAGATACATCCTCAAAATAATCGTGGCCCACAGAAGAATCAAAACATACTCCTAATGCTTCTTGTAGTAATGAAGGTATACCATCTTTATTTGTTGTCTTATCGGTACCTTCCAATACACCAATAGATTTTAAAATAGCATTGTATACAGCCTTGTCTCTGCAAAACTTCTCAGTCTCAGATACTAACCAGTTAGTATCGATATCTTGGTAATCTTGAAGTTCTTTAATTAAGTTACTTGCATCTGAATAGGCTTGCTCTTTAACATTAGTATTTTGTAAGGATAACTCCAGGATTTCAACAGTAGGAGTCTTATTATACTTCTGTATAAATTGAGAGATTAAATCAAAAACAGATCGATCAGTAAGATCTGTAAAATATTCTTTAACTAAGAACGGTAATACTTTGCGTGCATAAGGTTCGTTATGAACCAGATTTTTCAGAATGGTTGTCTCTAGTCTCATTTGCTTCCAGGGCTTCTCTAAGAACATCTTCTATAATTATAGATAACAAACCTTTAAACTCCTCACTTTGTATTTCTTCTGAGGTGATAACAGCAGGTCTATGAATAAGATGGTAATCTAGACTAATATTACCTTCTTCACTCTCTACAAATTCAATCTCTTTAAACTGTACGATAGTGTCTTTGTAGTAACCGTCAATAATTTCTACACCCCAGCTCTCATCTTGAAACCAGGGTTTAAATAACTTGTTTCTATACCCCTTATTAGGAGTAATGTCCCCGTCCTCGAAGAAATTAACCTCATGTGTAATTCTTCTACCCATTATGTCTCTACCTTATCATACTCTGCGTTAATATCTTCCCATTCCTCAGATAGATCACTGCCTATCAAATCCGATGAAGAGATTTGGTACTTACTAGATACAAAGTCGGAAAACTCTTGCTTCTTTAAAATAGGTAACCAGAAGTCCTTAGTCATTGTATCTTTCAGTCTATACTTTGCTTCATCTCCTTTACGTTGATACCAACCGTTGGATGGTTTAGTTACAAACCCACCCTCTAAAGCTACATCCAGGAGACCAGACCATCTACTAATACCACCTTCAAAACTTACATCAATAGCAATTTTAGATTTCTCTTTTACATAACGTGATTTCTCAACGTTAATAATAAAGCTATAACCGATCAATTCAGAACCATCTTTATCCTGCTGACGACCGATAATGTAAATATTATCAGCGGAGTAGTAAACACCCGTACCACCAGAAACAATATCTCTAGGATATAAACCAATCTCTTTATAGGTATGATTAACCACTACCATAGGAATATCCTTCATGGTCAAATGTGGTGTTACCATTCTGAATAATGACTTGAGTTGCTTAGCCCTTGACATATCAGCTACTGACTTACCGTCAATAGCATCTTCTACTTCTTTTCTAGATGCTAAATTACCAACAGAATCAACGATGATGATAACGTGATCCCCGCGCTCAATATTGCTAAGTTGAGCCATTGAGTCGTGCTTAAGTTGCTCAATATCGGTGATAGGAGTATGGACCACTCTCTTCGTATCAATGCCAAAGCTATCAAAGTAAGACTGAGGAGACCCAAACTCGCTATCATAAAAAAGAATAGCTGCATCATCGTATTTTTCCAGGTATGACTTTGCTAGTAGTAATGCAAAGGCGGTTTTAAAATGCTTAGAGGGTCCAGCAAACACTGTTAACCCAGGAGTAAGGCCGCCGTCAAGACGGCCCGAAAGTGCAACATTGATCATCGGAACTGACGTTTGTATCAGGTCCTTAGAATTAAAAAACTTGGAATCAGATAGTATATCTGTCTCTTTAATAGTAGTATTTTTTTTCAACTTGTCCAAAAGACTCATAATAACCTCGTATGTATTTTGTATTATCTTGTATTATAGAGTATAAAGTTCTGTATATCAATTGCACCAGCTTTGTTTCGCTTCACCGTAATACTCTCTTGCATAACCATTTTGAATAAGCATTTGACGAAGGCTTTGCCCGTCTAAAATTACATCACCTAACACTCTACCACCAAACTTATCCCAGTCCATTAATAGCACTTGACGCTTTAACGACTTAGCAACAGCGTTTTTAGTAAACTCAGACGCTGCCTTACCTTTCGCGTCTTCAGCGGGGCATTGTGCGCGATGACCTTTTTCTGGAGTATCAACCCCGAACACTCTCACTGCGAGTTCTTTAGGTAGTGGGTCAGGAAGCCAGTTAGCCTGAAACGCTACGGTGTCTCCATCTTTAACGCGTGTAATGGTTACATCATAAAGTACGCCTGGTTTCTGTTTACCTTGAGCAAATGTAAGGAGGGGTAAGAATGCTAGTAAAAGTAATAATTTTTTCATACAAATAATCCTTCTAATGTGGCTTGTTCTTTTATATTCCACCCAACACATTTTAATAATGAATTAAGCGGTTCTAGAAACGACTTTTCAAACATAGTTTCATAATCTACATATTCACGAAGTCTAAGTTCTTTTGGAATAACCGAATTGAAAGTAATTACATGGGTACTGTAAGGATTCGGCTCCTTCAAATAAACGAACTTAATTTTGTCACCTTCTTGAATAAACTGATATTGTTTTTCAAGTTCTCTACTACGTATTAAATGATTATATATCAAGGCACCCCTCACATGAATCGGAGTACCTTTTCGGAAGATACTAGTCTTATCGCTATACTCTTTCAACCCATTAACACTTCGTGGAAAAGATATCTCCTCTGGTTCTAACTTTCTCCACTCACTTTCCAGTTTATTTACAAAAGCTCTTAGCGTTTCTTCATCTTTAGTTAGAACAATACTTACCGCTTCTTTAAGAGCTTTACGTACAGGAGCGGGTGTCGATGACCGAACAATCTCCATACCCAACACTTTGAGTTTAGGTGGGTCGTAAACAACACCCTCTGCATTGTGTACGTTTAATGCATAGCGTTTTTTAGCAATCCAAACACCCCGATCAGCGATTACTTCTCTTTTGAACTTGATTTTCTTTTGGTAGGCGTTGAGGTAGTTTGAGACTTCGTCGCAGGTTGCGTTGATAGTAGGCTCGATTCTGGTACTGCAATAGTGGTCAATTTGTTCCACAAGTCCGGTCGTTGGTCCATCTTTGCCGACATTTTTGACATAATTACCCAAGGTAAAATAGGTAGAATCAGTATCAGAATAAAAAGAATAATCAATTCCATTTGTTTTACACTCCTTATTAATAAATTCGTTAAGTTTGTTGGCGACCGATCTAATAATAAATTGACCGGTCATGGTAATACCTTCAGCCACTCGTATATCATAGTATCTAAAGTAAATGTTACCCATGGCACCGTAAAGCGAGTTCATCAAAATCTTCGCTGCCATCTGTTTAGAATTTAAACTAGATACCTCTTTTAGATATTTTTCATCTTTTGTTTCTTCGTACAACGTCTGCATCTCTAACATGAGCTTCTTAGCTTTCTGCCGTTCAGCAAAATAAAATTCAATCAGCTCAGGAAAGATACCTTTCTTTTCTCTACTAAAACATTGACCGTTAGCAGTCATTGCATAGTTTTTCTCTTTTAAATTATCAGTTATGAACTCTCTATCGAGTAATTTTTGTATCGATCTTTCGTCATCTGCTAAGTACTTTTGACCGTTAATTAATGTCTCAGGAGACATATTCCAGGACATAATTATGGAAGGATACAGCGAAGTAGCGTCAAAAGATACTACCCAATCATACTGACCAGGTACAGGTTCTTTAACGTACGCACCCATAATCTGTCTATCACTTTCCGGGTCCACTCCTGGTGGATTATGTACTATGATGTCTCGCTTTAACAACGCATTATACAGTATACAGTCCCAGGTGCGAACTGAAGAGAAGATATCTAAAAAGTTACACTTAGCATCATACGCCATAGTCAAGATAAGATTAATAAGCTTCATCTTATCTTCTAGTTCATCAACTAGTCTTACGTCTGTAATATTATAGTCTACGAATAATTCCCAATCTTTTGTATAGAATTCTTTGAATGATCCATAGTTATGTTTGATCTTCTGCTTACCTAACTCTTCTTTAGAGATATAATCTAGAGAATAAGACTCTTGAACCTTATATGAGAATTTCTTATATAGATCCATGTAATCCAGCACTGAGATACCATGCCAGTCGCAAGCCATCACTGTCCTACCTCTGGAGAATGGGACTTCTCTAAACTGGACCATCCCCCAGGGTGAGCATTCGCTAAGTGAATCCTTACCTAATACTCGTTCAATTCGGGAAGATAAATATGCAATATCGAATAGTTGAACGTTCCATCCAGTTATAATATCTGGATAATCCTTTTTAAGATGGTCAATAAACTTACGTAATAAATCGAATTCATCATTACATTGAATATATTCTGAATCTTCGGTTTTGCACAAGTAGGGTTTACAACCAAAAGACAAAGATCTCTTGGTATTAAAATCTTGTACGGTAATCAGCAAGATCTCTTCTTGAGCAGTTCGAGGGTCAGGAAAGCCATACTCAGTAGATGTTTCTATATCAATGGTCACAATTTTCATATGTGACGTATCAAACTTTATAATACCTGGAAAAAGTTTGCTAATGAATTGATATACGAAATTAGTATTTCCATAGATTGGAAAGTTACTAACTTCCTTATAATTCTTAATGAAATCTCTAGCTTCGTTGAGACTGTCGAATCTTATTCTTTCGAGATTCTCACCTGTAAGAGATTTATATTTTGTCTCTTTACCTGAACGAACGAAGAGTGAGGGCTTGAAAGGTATTTTTTCATTTATGCGTTTACCGTCGTGAACACCACGAAAGTAAACGAAATTGCCGCGAGTAACAATATTGGTATAGTATAGCATATTTTAGATTATATAGGATATTTATGTACTAAACAATAGAGAAGGGTAAATGGATCCGCTAACACTTTTTGCCTTAGCAAATGGTGCGGTGCAAGCAGTAAAAAAAGGATGTGAATTATATAAAGAACTCTCCGGGGTAGCCGGGGATGTAAAAGGGGTACTAGACGATTTAGAGTCACAGTTTAACTCTCGTCATAAAGATAAACCCCCTACTATAGCTGAGAAGAACCAATACGTAGAAGAAAAAAATCGAATAATAGAATTAAGTAAAAAACAACCTAACGACATTTACACTACCATTGGAGAAGAGTTAGGTGTTTACTTTGAAAATTATGCTAAGTGCACCGCTATATTTGAAGAAGAAGAAAAACATGCTCAAGAAGTTTATACAGGAGAAACAAGTCTAGGAAAAAGAGCTTTACAACGTGTTTTAATGCAAAGTAGGCTTACGGCTATGCAAGCAGAGTTACGTGAGCTTATGGTTTACAACTGCCCTACAGAATTAGGTGATCTATACACCCGTGTAGAGAAAATGATGGAGAAGATGAAAAAGGAACAGGCAGTTGCATGGACTAAAAAAAGAGCTGCAGATAAAATTGCTGCAGCGAAAAGAAAGAAAAGATTAGAGCATATAAAATGTAACGCGTACAAATACGGCATAGCTTTCGTTCTTACAATGTACTTAAGCTGGCTTGTGTGGGCAGTAGTTCAGGTTAGAATTGAAAATAATCCTGAACTAGGTATTTGTCTACTCCCAAAAGGAACTTGGCCATACCAGCACTACAACAACTTAAAGTGGGTCGACTGCGAACCCGAATACTTAATTTTAAAGGAACGAAAATGAATATCTTGCTCTTTGCTATATTGTTCTTAATGTCAATATTAAATGCCGGCGCTGAACCATTAAGACTAAAGGTTACACCAGTAGGTAACGAACAATTTATATCATATGATGAAAATGATTGGTACTTTGTAGCTAAAGAATCTAACTATAACGTTTATCTTGCAAAAGGTGAAGTAGAAAATAAAAACGGATACTTTATGATACAATCACTTACATCTTATGATGGTCATGAAATCTATAGCTATATGGAAAAACCTGTAAAGAGAGTTTATACTTACGGTGCGTTAGATTGTGCAAATAAACAACTCTACTTACTAGGTAGTTTATATTCTGCAGAAGATGATACAGTACAATATCTACAGTACCATGAAATGGGTACTTGGATAGCCGATCTTGCAGCAGAAGGTACTGCTAGAAACGAGGTTTACAAAGCAATTTGTAATACATCTATATAATGGTTGCGAGGATAGGATTCGAACCTATGACCTCTGGATTATGAGTCCAGCGCGCTACCTCTGCGCCACCCCGCGACTGACTATCACCCGGTTCGACTCTGTAGTTATCTTCTACAGAGTCGGGTGTAGATACTTCTAAAACAATCCCCTCTTCTATACAATAAAGTTGATGAGGAGTCAAAGGGGGATTATGTACTATATCCCCCTCCACTGCTTCTTTTGAATACCGGTCGGCTGTATCTGTATCGATCCAGGTAACTATAAACTTACCTTTAAGAATGTACCAGGTTTCTTCTTTTTGAGCATGAAAATGCATTGAGAATTTAGCACCTGTTTTAAAGTGCATAAATTTACTACAGTATTTATCGGAGGTAACCCATATATCTTCGTACCCCCAACCTTTTTCAACTTTACCGCTTAATCGCGCCATGGAAACTTACCCTTATACTTTTCTTCCATCTTAGCATTACCCTGTAGGAAGAACTCTGGCTGTACCGAACCTTGATTACCACCACAACGATAATTCAAAGTGTATTTACTAGTACAACCGAAGTTTTTATGCTTAAAGTGATCTTTAAGGATAGTAAAGAAGCGCCTATCAGCACCCCAACCATGATGCCACAGATAACCTACCTGGTTAAAGAACTCTGTCTTATAACAGTAAGAGCTAGTATCAACTAAAAACGCATCATCATTTACCCATACAGGCCATCTACCTAAAGATTCACAATTATCATCACAAACATAATTACCATGCTCATCATGAATACGTCTTAGTGAATAAACATAATCAAAATTAAAACGTTTCAATTCATCTAAACAAATTTCAACGTGATCTGGTTGATACCAGTTATCTTGATCTAAAAAAAGCATATAATCATGGTTAACTAGATGACTGAAGCCAGCCATAACTCTATGACCATAAAAACCATCACCACCGGTATTGTAAGGTAAATAACATACATCAATACGGTCATCATTAAACTCAGAAACAATAGTTTCTACTTCATGTTTAAATTTTTTACCGTCACATACAAGTAAAAGGTCTACATCTACCGTTTGATGCAGTACCGATTTAATTGCATTACTTACAATTTCATTCCCTGTCGTAGGGATAATAACAAGAGCTTTATCTAGTCCCATAATCCTTGATAATACTTTCCAAATAGTCTTAAACCGTTAGAGATACGATCTTGCATCTCTTGACGGGCTTTCCAATCACAGGTGCGATTACCTAAAATTTCCATACTCTTTAAATTAGGATCTTCTGTATCTATAAACTTTATTTCACCCAATTCACCAGACCAAAATTGCTCATCCCAGTCTTCGTTTAATACACATTCAAAGGCAAAAATCATCTCGTTAAGAACCCAATCCCAACGACGATGAGTTATATCCCAAGAATCTTTCTCATATTTTTCATGATCCTCAAATTTCAATTCTAATTGAGATGACCAATCTTCGTGGCCAACTATGCGAAGTTCTTTAGGAACATCCTCTAAATCAACTTGTGGTGAACCATGCTTAGTATCCCTAAGCTGAATAAGCATTGGTAAAATAATTAAAGCAAGCGTATGATCCATTGACCAGGTATCATACTTATCAATCTTTATTTTAATCTTACGTTTTTTCTTACTTTCTACCCAATGGCAGAAACGAGTAAGCCCTGGAATATTTTTATCTAACCAGGTGCCAAAGTCGTGAACACGGTCGTCATTAAATCTGTCCATCCAGAAAAGAAGCTTCTCAGCTATCTGATATGGTCCAATCCAATTACGATACGGGCCTATCGTTACTTTCATCTCGTTCCTTTTTAGTAGCGTTTCTAACTATTAAATTACCGTTTTCCATATCGAAGTTAATAGTATCACCTTCACGCCAATCGTTTTCTTCTAAAAATTCAGGACTGAATTCTAGAATCCAGTCCCCAGAGCCATCTTCAGCTTCTATAAGTTTACCTGGTGGGTTTTTCATTAGTAACCTAGCTTCTTTGAATCAAATACTAATTCTTTATCAGGAGTTGTTTCTTTAATAACATCCAACATCATTTCGACTATGTAGAGCTCGTCCTCTTTACCTTTCTTCCTAAGGTAATACATACAATCATTAAGATAAGAAATAATCTCACGTCGATAAGAGTTACGAATATTAGCTCTTGCTTCTTTCATAAAATAACCTCAATCAAAATTATACAATGTAGGTCTATTATTATCTACTGCTTTAATTAAATTATCCACCGTTACTTTAAAGTCACCTGTATGTAAGATACCGATACCACCGGCGCTAAACCATTCTTCTATGTTAGACCGTTTATCATCTATCAGTATATCACCTGGTTTAGCCCATTTCTGCTTGTCTCTAGAATAAGGACCGTAATTAACTTTAAAACCTGGAAAGTACTTATCTAACCACATCTTCTTATCTAGTGCAGCGGAAGGCATGGTAGTTGCTCGAGGTACAGCTGTAAGAAACTCTACTTTAAACCTTGTTGAGAAACTTTTAGCTGCCGCAACGAGCATAGTTGATTCTTCAATTAAAGGTAACTTAAAGTAAAAATTTTCTACAGAAGTAAGTGTATCCCATTCTTCGGAAGAAAGATCTTTTTCATTCCAGCCGATCTCACGACCTAAAAGGTCAGAAGCGAACTTATTGAAGTCCGCTACCACTCCATCCATATCTAAGTAGATGGTGCGTATCATCTTTCACTCCATTTAGTTTCATTCAAAGGTTGAGGAACAACTACACATACAACATCAACTACAGTTTCTATTCTATCCCAGAATACATGATTAGTAGGAACATAGTAACAAACTTGTTGTGGGGTTGTAGTAGCTACTGCGGCCGAAACAGCAGTAGCAGCTACGGTTTTAGAGAGCACTAATGGCATAATATAGAAAAAGAGTTTACTGCACGCAGACCATTACTTCGTTACGAACCATACCTGTTAAAGGGTCACGAACGGGTACCAGACAGTTATAAGTCTGCTGAAAATAGTTCTGTATGGGAGTATGGTACACCGTCCTAGGAGGAAGTGTAGCAAGGCCACCAGGACCGTAGACCTGAGGTGGATAGGCGTAAGGTTGTTGTGATTTAGTAATCACAGAACCAAGAACTACACCACCCACCAAAGGTAAAATCCAGTCACTGGCTACAGCATTTCCTGTAACACCAGCAAACAATAACGTAACAATTAACTTTTTCATAACATCTCCTTAGTTAGTAAAGATATTATAGATGCAAGCATACCAAAAATCAATCGTTACTTTTTATTAACTTTTTGATAACTTTTAATGCTTCTTTACGCATTAAAAACGAGCGTGTATCTGATGGTTTATGGACCTTAATATATTCCACACCATCAATAAAAGTAACTGTATTGTAATCTTCACAAATCCACTCTTCTGTATTAAGCGGATTTTGCAATCTTACTTTTAGCTTTTTCATGGAGTAACAATACCACCCTTTTTAACTACTTTAAGACCAGAACCAAAGTTTTCATTATACTGATCATAAAGGTCATCTACAGGATCTTCCACCCACATTACAAAAGTTTTCTTAAGTATAACTGAATGAGTTTTAGAGATTGTACCGAATGGAAAGAGAGCTACCTGAAACTTACTGCTGTCAGAATCGGGAGGCATGGGGATAACATTGACACGGACAGGTGTTTTGAGCTTGTAGTTATCACTATCTACATCTTCAATGTCAGTAATAAGTTCTTCACCTGTTGTTAGTTTGATATACTTTATCATTTAAAAACCTTTCAATATAGTCATGAGCTACTTCTTCATCATAAAACATTTTTATGTGAGTACTAATTATACGCTCATTATGAAAAAAAACCAATATCTGATCATCAAAGGAACTGGCTTTGATTAGCCAGTCCCCCAACATTACGGTCTGTAATGTTGCCAGATACATTTACTGAGAAAGTTCCTCAGTTAAAAGCTGCTTCTCACTTTTAGTGGTAATAATATCTTCTTCGCTCTTAACTTCGATCTTACGAGGCTTCTTATGCTCAGGAATGATTCTCTCCAAAGCAATTTTAAGCATACCGTTAAGTAGTGCTGCATCTTTGAGCTCAATTTGGTCATCAATAGCAAACACTCTAGTAAATGCACGGTTGGCAATACCCTTCCATAAGAAGTTGTCACCATCATCCTTAGCATTACCCTTGACAATAATTTTATTATCCTCTAGAGTAATTTCAATATCTGATTTAGCAAAACCAGCAACGGCTAGCTCAATCACATATTTGTTTTCATCTGCCTTACGAATATTGTAAGGCGGATAGTTAGGGATGTTTTTGGCAATCTCGTCATGCATTTTAGCCATGCGATTAAAATGATCATCGAAACCAACAAAGAACTTATCAAAGTCCTTAGTTAATGAGCCAAAATCTTTAGGTGTAGTTTGTAACAACCAGTTCATTATTTTGCCTCCTTATTAAAAGTTTTTTCAACTACTGCTTTTGCTGCAGCACCAGTTACATCATACCAAGTTTTTGTAACTTGTTTTGTAAAAGATGTTTGAGCATCAACAAATTGTTGAAGAGGCTTGCGAACTGTTTCTTCTTTGATGAAGGTGTTTAGCCAAGCAGACTTGCTTGACTGAATGGCATCGATAGCCATGTCAGCGTAATACAACATAGTTTTCTCCTTGTTAAGCGAGTTGTAGTCAGTAAAACCTATCCAATTGGCATAGGTCGGACAGTTTTGATCTCCTTGTCCAGGGAGGTTCCCCATCCCGAGGAATCCGATATTATATATGCTTATTCTTCGTAATCCAGTTTCTTCTTACCAATATTATACTTAGTTTGAAGTTCCCAGTCATCCTTATCCTTGAAGGCAATTACTTTAATCTGCGATAAAGGTGCAAGATCTGAGAAGTTATTTGGGTTTAAAATTTTTACTAGACCCCAGTCAGACAATAATTTTGCAATAGTATTACGTCTTTGTAAATCGTTATCGGTTAAATCTGTACTCTTACCGTCTAATGCAAATAATTCCTTAAAGTGTACAATGTAATATTTACCTTGCTTATGTAATATATGACAGGATTGATATAAAATTTTATCTTTCCTAGATGCAACCCCTATTCTAGTTAGCGTTTCACGTACTTTAAGAAAATCATCTGGCTGCACTAAAGTTACTTCTAATGGCGTGTAGCCTGGAATATCTACACGAAAAAAATCATTTGACATCACTTCCACCCTTTTTTAATTTTTGTTTTAAATGATCTATCTGTGAATCGGATAGAATAGAAAGGGCTTGGCGAGCTTTTTCAGTGCTGTAACCATAGTAATCTTTAACTATATCTATCGCTTCAATTCTCTGAGCCTTGATCCATTTATTGAATCTCTTACGTGGCCTGATGATATTTATAAGAAAATCAAATTGCAGTTTCTTATCCAGATGCGGTCTTGAATTCATCTCGTTTGCTTGAATTACCGTATCTGAACCGAAGGATAGACCTTTATTAATAACGTACGAATTGTACTGTTTTTCTGACCATTCATCTACAATAAGATTATCTTTGCCAAACGAGATAGCATTGATAAAATCAAACGGAGAAATAGCAGGTGGTTTTTCTTCCACTTGCTTGATAACCTCTACTGGTTTTCCGAATACATCATTAATATCGGTCATGCTCGAAGCACCCAGTCTTCCGCTTTATCCTCTGCCTCTTGTAAACGATCACAAAAATATTCCATTGACGTTTCAAAGTAACTATCAAAGCATGTTACTCTGTAAGCATCACCTCTGGCTAATACTAGGGCCGTTCTTTGACCGTCATCAGACGTATGTTTGCTGATTTCTTTAACACTCATTTTACCTCCACCGATGCCATTATTTCAGTTAGACATGCAATTAAGTTAATCTCTTGGTCGCTCACAAATGCAGATTTATACTGATAGTCTGCAATAGTAAGTACCAGGTTAGGAACTTGATTAGTTAGTGGTAGAACATTATCGTATATTTTTCTGAATAGGGTAGCAGGATCATTGTCCATGTTGTTAGCTACCCATGTTCGCATTTTTTTCCAATCTTTTTCTTTTAGTGAACTAATCAGTTCCTCAATATTAGCATCACCTGTGCTAGTTAGTATACCTTCATCAATAGCACCTATTTGAGAATAACGTTGCAACTCATTTAGTGTCCTGCGGAAGTCAGGGAAAAATTTCTCTACTACTCTAGCTACTACTACTTTACTATAAGTTACATTCTCCTTAGCGAGAATATTAGTTACTCTTTCAAAAAACTCTGCAGCAATTTTTTGCTTTTCATTTTTAGGAATCTTAAATTCTACTACAGCACATCTACTATGAAGTGCAGGTATAATTCTATTTTTTAGATTACAAGTAAGAATGAACCTACAATTATTAGCGAACTCTTCCATAAACCGTCTCAAAGCCGGTTGAGTGGAGTTAGGATTTAAATAATCTGCTTCATCTAATATAACAACCTTAGTATTACCCGTGAACGAGATTGTAGATGCAAAGTCTTTAATCTTAGTTCTAAGAACATCAATACCAGATTCTTCTGATCCATTAATAATGATGTAATCTGTCTTTAGTTCTTCGCATAATGCACGTGCAATTGTTGTCTTACCTGTACCTGCAGTACCAGTTAGAAGTAAGTTCTGTATTTCACCTGACTTTGCAAATTGATGAAATATAGCTTTTAAATTTTTAGGTAAGATACATTCAGAAATAGTTTTGGGTCTATATTCCTCTACCCATAAAAAATGTTTTTCCATAATTAAAGAATTGAATCAGGTTCACAGGCAATCCAATACTGAAGCTGTCTTGACATATGCTTGAAGTATAAAAATTTAGCTTTACCTTTAGGAATCTTTGATACTGATACTTCATATGCATCAGGAATCACTTTAAGATTTTCAACAGCAATAAAGACATCAAATGGTTCAAAGCATGTACCTACTTCTTTCTTAAAGTTAGAAGAAGTAGGGTTCTTTCTATCACCTACAGATAAAACTACTGACTGATCTCTACTGGTAACTGAGATAGATGGCGCACTAGTAATAGAAGCGGCTTTCATAATCATCTGTACATCTTCAGCTGTCAAAGTAAACCTATAAACGTCTACTTGATCGATAGTACCTGTAGGTGCCGCAACTACTGTCTCGGGATCTGAATAAAAATATTCGAACTTACCAGCCGGGCTACTAATAGACACGGACTTATCGTTAAATTCTACTTCTTGATTTTCAACAATAGTCATCATTGCTAGTAACGAGTTTAGTTCGTAAATAGCAAATTCGTTAGGTATTGTTTCTTTGATCTGAGCTTTTGCAAACACACTTCTTGACGCTGAGATAGTACTAATCATATCCCCAGGTCTAAAAAGCATGTTCATATTAATTGAAGCAAAGTTTTTTAGTAATGCGAGTGTCTCGCTACTTATTTTCATAATGTATCCTCTTCGGGTATTTGAAATTCTTCCATTGGTAGGAAAACGCAATTTCTGTCACGGTAATATTGTTTGTTATAATAATACGTAATGTGTTTGTCACCTTCTTTAATTAAAGACTTATCCCATAAAACGAGAACCTCTTTGTTGAGAAGATCCCCTATCACCGAAATACCTGTAATGGTAGAAAGTAAGGGGTTAGGAGATGCCTTGATCAAACCGGCATTGAATGCAACAGTATTATTATAATCTAAAAAGTGGCATTTATCTAGCGGAAATTTTCCTGTCGATGCTAGAAAATTTGTAGATGATTTGTCGCCTACCAGATACTTGTCCTGGATTGGCTCTACATCAGGTACATTAAGAACAAAACTATTATCTATTTCAAAATCTATATTGTACCTGGCTTTAAAATCCTGTTCTAGTCTAAGAGTTTCGAAAGGAACATTAGGGTCGGCTTTAAAGTTGTCGAATCGAGAAATAGTTTGATAACTATCATCAATAGCTGCTTCGTATTCAAACTTAAACGCAGCAATACAATCCTGCATATGCATGAACTCTTTAAGCCCGTTGAATACCATCATGTCGTTTCTTACAACGAGGGAAATTTTGTGTCCGGTAGATTTGTAGATACCGGATAGGACGGGTAATACGTTTAAAGTTTGACTGAGCTTACCGCTCGATGTCATGAAAATTCTAATCATAATTAAAATACCACAAAAAGTAAATTATATAAGTTTATGCTCAACTACTCCATTATATTTGTCAATACAGTACTGTCTCTCCTTTGCGTCTAGCTCTCTTAAGTCAGGTCTCCTAAATGCTGAGTCGCCATGATCTCTAAAACAAACTAAAATTTCATTAAGTAGAATTGGATCACCGTAATGATAATAAGAACGATAGAAATATTCACCATCTACTATCCATACTAAGTTTTCATCCATCTCTAACGCACATTCTCGTCTAACAGTATAGTTGGATGGATTACCTGTTGTGTTATCACCATTCACATGCTTATTACCATACCATGGAAGCCTAGCATCGTAATATTTTGATTTATCTTCTGAGCAGTGTATAAAACCTGAAATTAACCACTTGTTATTAGGATTGTTTTTAAAATTTTCGTTTATAATATGCAGAGCATTTTGATTAACAAAAAAATCATCCATGTAAAGTAGTTTTAAAAGTTCTCCTTTAGCATATTTAATTCCATGATTGACATTATTAGCTGCATTCTTTACATTAGAAGTATTCCTAACGTATGTTATATCTAAAACTTTTTCAAAAACTTTAACAATGTCTAAATTTGAGTCATCCGTGCTTTGATCTGAAATAACTACTTCAAAATCTTTAAATGTTTGCTCAGATAAGTTTGAAAGATACTGAATAAGAAACTTTTCATTCAAGTTATCTTTCATTCTGTATACAGGGCATACTATAGAAAATCTAGGCATTAAACTACCTCAGCTTTAGAAAAGTAGTTGGTGTAAAATTCATGGTAAAGTCTATCTCGTGTAGTAATATGCTCTCTACCAAACCCTTGTGCTTTGTCGCTTTCAGGTATACGTGTCTGGATTTGTAGTTTACGAGTTAAAGTCTGCTCATTAAACGGTGACCAACCATACCAAAGAATTTCAAGTTCATCTGTAGTGGGGTCTGTATCGTAATGTCTACCTAACGGGTATTTTATATTTTTTTGTTTATGAATACACCTTGGTCTTCTATTTTTAAAACCAGGGGTAGAGTTATACTTAATACCATGAGGTTTTTGTTCTACTAATGATAAGTTATGATTAGGCTGCGTCAATGGATCTTTATCTACCATAGTATGACAAGGCAGGATAAAAGAATCAGCCGACGCTTTGTCTAAAATATCAAAATTACCTCTAATAAATTCAGTAGTGTTTAGACAAATACGCCAGCCATCAATATTTTTTTCAATATCCATTACTTCTTCGTCAATCAACCTAGCATCAAACATTTCATTTCTAGACGGGATGATTGTCCAGTCAGGACATATCTGTTTGATGATTTCAACTGACCGATCTGTAGATGCGTAGTCAATTAAGATACCGTGATAAAAGTATTTCTTATGATGATTTAACCACCAGGGTAAGAGATACTCTTCGTTATAAAAATGAGTAATAATAGTTCTGTACATAATTAATTTTCTAATATCTTTACTTCAGGAAAATATCTAAGAAATATAACGTCTTTACTCTTACGGTTCAATACTTTAGTTCGTATCTCATCAAAGAAGTTCCATGCCAGAGGCACAATACATACTTTTGTTTCTTCCTGCAATATAGCATCTGGATGTTTAATTAAAATCTTTGACCCGGGTGAATACAGACCTTGCTTAAGAGGATTATCATCTACAATATAATCTAAGTTAAACTTTGCAAAATTTAAGAATGTATTACCTTTAGCTGCTGCACCATAACCAATCATCTTGTAACCGTCTCTCTTTAATTGTAGAATCTTATCCGAAGTAGCTTGAGCTATTTCTTTACAATTTTTTGCATACCTTAACATCTTAAAGTATGTTAGATCCTCTTCAGGGGTATATGAAGCCTCGGAAGATTCTTTACCTAAGACGAAAACAAAACTAGTACCGTGTACAGGTGTTCTCTGTATATCAATAAGTTTTAACCCTGCCCTTTTAGCTAATGCATGAAATGATTTCTCACTAAAGAAAGAGATATGCTCATGATAGATAGTATCGAATTCGTTATTCCTTACCATATTAGCTTGAGAAGTCTGAATGAAAATTCTACCATTATCTGACAAATTATTCTTACATATCTCTAAAAACTCTTTAGGGTAAGTATTATGTGCAAATACGTTTTGTGCAATAATTATATCAAACTTAGTATTCAACTTACCTATAGAATCTTCTGTAAGATAGTCACAGACGATATTATGGTTTTTAGAGCTTAGTGGATATAAGTTCACAGCAGGGTCAATGCCAAAAGTACTATATCCCTTTACTTTAAATGAATCTAATTGCGTGCCATCATTACAAGCAATATCAAGAACAGTCTTACCATCAACGTATTGCTTAGAAAAATCTACAAACCAATCAAAATAATCTTTAAGTGTCTTTGTTGTACCACTAACGTACAGATAATTTTTAAATAGTAAATCAGGGTTAACTGAATGAGTAAGTTGTATGTGAGTACAGTCGTGGCAGTAGTTGATAGCTAGAGGATACACCCATTCAGCTTCGTTAATATAATTTAAGTAGCTATTAGCTAGAGGTTGATTATTGAGATCCAGTATTTTTTCTAGATTTGTACCATTACAACATAAACAATGTGTAAGCTCTTCACAGTTATTGTGGTCAACACTAATAATATTACTAACCTCTTCTTTAGAAGATTCATTCCAACGTCTATGAGACCCGGCTACGTAATGTATACCCATTATTTCATTGTCGTCGTTTTTAAAATAACAACAACCATAGTTTTGAGAGTCTGTCTTCCAGTTTAAGGTTTTAATATTATTATCTAGAATGTGTTTTCTAATTCTATAACCTACCTCAACGAAACCTTCAGCTTTATTTGTATTAACTTCTTCCGGGGTAATTACCCAGCTTTGACTAGTAGCTAATTCTCTAGTATAGTAAGCACCAAAGCAGCAAGGAATATTTTCGAAGTTCTTAGGGTTAATATTGACCCAGGCTTTAGTATCTTTACCATCATTGTACTCGCAGCCTACAGCTTGATACCCCTCAGCAAACTTCTTAAAAACATACTCATGAATATTATTGGACAGGAAGAAGAAATCGGAATCAATAATACCAACAATATCGGAAGTACAATGCTTTAACCCTTCATTAATAGCATGGCCGTGAGATACACCATCAAATGTAGGAACACTATCTAATAAAACTAGTTTATCGATGATAGGGTCGACATCAATAGTTTGTTTATTTTCGTTTGGTGTGTTATCTACAACGATTAACCTATAATCTTTCTTTGGTAATCTAGTCTTAAAGTTTTTAACTTGAAGATCTAAAAGATCATAATTGTTGTAAATTACAATAAGGTAATCAATCATATTTAAAATAACTGTCTCGTTTTACTGGGTTACATTTATCTTGTCTGATATTATTAATTAAGTTGAGAATAATTTCTTCTTCTGTTTCTAAAAATTGAAAATTATACCTATATTTAAACTTATCGGAGTTTATAGAAAAGTTGTAAGGGTGAGATGTACTACCTAAATCAACCAGCTGCGCGTCTGTAATGGTACATACTTTTTTAGCTACATCTTCTACTGTTGTATTAAAAGAAGAAAGATTGTATATTCCTGAGCTAGGTTTATCCACTACAATTGCATTTACAGCATTACAAAGGTCATTGATACCCAAAATAGGTCTGTTAATTTCTTTATTGCTTATGAAAACTTGTCTTCTTAGATACGAAGACCAAACCATAGAGTTAATCATTAGGTCAATTCTTAAAGTACTAGATACACCGTTTACAGTACCGAATCTTAATCCCGTAATGTATCTACCTTCAGCCATATGTTTAATTGCTAACAAATCTAAAGCTGATTTAGTAAGATCGTAGTTGTTTACATAATCAAACGAGGTATCGGACTCTACGTAAATCTTTTCGTTTCTATTACCGTAAACAGATGAGCTGCTTGCGTAGATAACCGGGATGCTAGGATTAATTTTCTTTAAGAGATTGTCAAAGTTGCGAACATTATTATTCCATGGAGAGGACAAATCTCCAATACACATCTGTACACTAGAATGGCCTGCTAGTAAAATTATATGTGTAAATTGATTTAAAAACTCTGGTGATAGGTTATTGTAATCATCGTCTCTTTTACCTATAGGTATAGCAGAAATATTTTTATCATGAAAGTATTTGGTTAAAGCACTTCCGATGTATCCGTGCCCACCTATGATCAATATATTCATTTAAAATTGTTCAGTGTATAAATAATGTGTTCTTTATCTTGTGACGATACCCACCACCCATTAGGAATACATATCTGAGTATCAGTAAAAGAATCTACACCTGGTAGAATACCTTCGCTGAAGTGAATAGTGCTATCGTAATGATCATTTCTAAAATGAACTGGGCTTGATGCTATGCCATTATCTTGAAGATATTTTGTAAACCTGTCTTTGTGACCTGCTTTTACATGCATGCTGAATAACCAGTAGGAGCATGTCTCATCCCAAGTGGGTAGGGTTAGTAATTCATTTTTAACCCTGTTAATATAATCATAAGAGTTTAGTCTACTAGCTAGTACAGAGTTTCTAGCTTCAGGTATATTTGTAATACCAATGGATGCATTAACATCATTCATATGATATTTGAAACCTACCTGTGTAATGTTTTGCGTACATCTGAAGGATTCATTTTTAGTACGGTCTAGTCCATACCACCTTAAAATTCTTGCATCAGCTTCTTTATCTGCAGGGCAAATTAGAATACCTCCATCTGCTGTAGTCAAAAACTTGATTGCTTGAAAACTATAACAGATGTAATCACCACGTACAACATCTTTATCGTTGAATACATCCCAGCAATGTGCAGCATCTTCAATTACAGGTACACCAAATGTTTTAAGTGTACTATAGTCACAAAATTTACCAGCCCAGTTAACTGCTACAATGGCTTTTGTTTTATCTGTGATTAGCTTTTTAACAGATTCGGGATCAATAAGACCTGTAATAGGGTCTATATCAGCCCAGCGAATTCTAGCTTTGCGATGAATAATGTGAACGTTAGATGCAAAGCAAGTTTGAGGTGTTGTAATAACCTCATCACCGGGTTCAACTTTACAAAGTTCTAAAGCAAGATCAATTGCCGATGTACAGGAGTTAACTGTTACCGGTCTGGTTTTACACTTTAATTCTTTCTGAAGTAGATCTTCAAACTCTTCTACTACTGGCCCTTGCCCTACGAATCCTGAGCTTAATACCTTAGCAACCTTGTCAGCTGCTTTGTCTGACATACCGACTTTAAATAACGGAATCATACCTGTACTCCATAGAAAAGATTCTATCGTTCACCTCACCTGTTGTAACAAACCCTAGCTTCTCGTATGTTTTAAGAGCACGCGTATTTGTTTTAAGAACTTCTAGTCTTATAGGTAGTTGTTTATTACAATTATCGATCAAGAACTTAAATAAAGGTGTTCCTAAACCCTTATCTCTATAGTCTGGTGTCAAACCTCCTGTAAGGAGGTATTGATCTTCTTCTAAATGTATGACACCAAACCCTGCATTAACTACAACCGCACCATGCTCGATAGCATAAGCAATATATAGTTCATATTTTTTAAACGCAGTTTTAAACCACTCAGCCTGCTGCTCAGGAGTAATATATTCCGTACTACGTGTCATGTAGTCTTTACATTCATTACGAATAGTACGCAATATCTCAGCTTCTGCAGGGGTGGTTACTCGTTTAAACACTAGCATAAAAATACCTCATTAAATTTTTTCATCACCTTGTCTGGACTAAACTCTGCTACTCTTTGAGTCCAGTCTTGTTTAATGTCTTTAATATTTTTTAAGATATAAAAGAAGTCATCCTCATTATTATATAAGGTATCGCTATTTTTTAACATATCTAAATGGTTTTTGTCATGACCACCATTCCATGCAATTACCGGTTTGTTTAGATACAGAAATTCTGCAATAGATAGTCCAAAAGACTCACCTCTATATCTTGCATGTATCATTGCATCACATGTATTAATGAAATTAGCTTTCTTCTGTAGATCGTGAATTTCGTTAATGAACTTAATGTTAGGGTGATCTGAAAAAGGCTGGGTACCTACAAATAAAAATACATAACGGTCGTCAGTATTAACTAATTTGAGAATACTATCTCTAACAGACTCAATATCAAATGTAAAGTAACCACCATACCTACCAATCACTATTTTATCTTTAGGAATATCTAAGTACCCTTTAAAGTCCCCATTAGGTTCTGGTAACTTAACAATATGTGGTACGTAAGGTATCTCTCCCTGTGACATCTCATCAGATAACCATTTAGAGATATACGCATACCTATCTCCATGAGGTTGATTAAACTGAAATACCGAATGTACTGCAGTCTTACAGTTAGTTGGTAAAGGTTCTTTTTGCCCTGAACGAATAAAGTAAGCGAGATCAATTTGCTCTTTAGAAATAATAGCTTCTAAATCGCCTTCTCTATACCCAATTACATTAAAGTCTTTTTTAAGACGATCAATAACTGCTTGCTCTGAACCCATATCTTTCTCATAACCTAGGCTATGATTGTAAGCTATGACAGATTCATTACCAAATATTTCCTGATTGTAGCGAGCATAGTCTGTTATGGCAACAGTTGTACCCCTGTAGTTTAATGTATTAGCATGAAATAAAATTTTCATCTAACTATTTTTCCTTTGTAGTTAAACGTTGTTGAAGATGTCATATGTTCGGTTGAGAAGGTATTGTTAATAATTTCACTACATCGCTTAACAAATAACTCAATATTTTGAGCCATACGTGACTGATAAAGATGATAGACGGTATCTTCAAAGACTGTACCAATACCGTAGTAACCAAGGTTACTTAAGGGCCATAACCCCTCACCAGGTTCCCCTTCAAAGTAAGTTGGTCGTAATGCCCGGTAACGAATGCCTTTTTCTTCTGCAATATAACTTATTTCTTCTGCTGTATCTGATCGATATGTTTCTGTAAATGAAGGGCAGTTTAATTCATTATAAAGTTTGGTAGGCATCACGTAGAAACCTGGTGCTGCATAGATGTGACTTTTAGGTGGTATATGATTGGATACTTGTGCGATACCTACAAACGTATTATTCTTATACGCGTATCTAATAATGTCCAAAACTTTTTGCTTATCTAGTATAACACAATCTGGTTCAATAGTTACTACTACATCTGATTTAGATTCACTATGAATCACCTGCATCCAGGTGCCATGATTCCAATTAAGGTTATGGTAATTGACAGGTATGTCAAAATGCTTCATAACTGACTTATGAGCATCTAACATATCTTTATTGACGTTGTCCCAATGCAGGGAATTAAATTCTACTTTCATTAAGCTCCTCCTCACTACATTATATATAGGCAACAAGAAAAGCGCCACTTAATTTATTTTTTTAAGTATAACCATTCACTGTGACTACCATTGACCTTGTTAAAGTAGCTTTCAAATGTTTCAGCTGGAAAGAGTAAATTATATGTTTTAAAGCTTTTTTTCATAAAGATTTCGTTAAAAGCTTTTTGCCATTCTTGATTATAAACTAATTTATTAAAGAATATATCTTTTTCAGAGTTATTGTTAGGTAGTTGAAAGAGAGAAATTATATATTCAAGATTGCAAAATTTAAATACATTACATACATATAAAAAATTGCTTTCATTAATTTTAATATTATTTTTTGCTAGTTTAAAGAAGCGAAATATGTTATGGAAATGTTTAGACTCATCTATTAAGAGTTTATGAAAAAACTTCTTAATATCCTCATCTTGTGTATGTTTATAGATCAAATACAGACATGTCCAAAAGTTACATTCACCGAGATGGTAGAAAAGCAGCACATCCAATAATGGATATCGATCGACGAATTCTTTAGAAAAATCTTCCAGATATTGTTTTCGCTCTTTTGTAATATTGAAATTAATTTTTTTAGATAAAAAATCTTCTAACAATAATGAATGACCACGTTCCTCTTCACTCATCTCTTGTAAGAAATGTTGTAGGGTTGTAATGTGGTCTAAACCGATAGTATTAATATCACTTAAATAATTTTTGTTTTTAATGTTTTCAGAAATAAGTGAGTAAACTAAAGTGGCTTGATATTCCCCTACATATAGATAGTTAACAAGTTCTGCAAAAAAGTTTTTTTCGAACTGCGAGAATTCGTCACCAAAATATTTTTTCAGGTCATCAGAAAAAATAGATTCTTTTAAAGAAAGAGGATTAGATAAGTTCATTTTAAAAAATGGGCCTTTCGGCCCATTAACTTTAAGTATCTGACAAGTGTTTATCCAAAGCTTTTTGATAACGATTAGCATGACTACGTTCTGCTTTAGCTAATGTCTCAAACCAGTCGGCTACTTCATCAAAACCTTCTTCACGTGCAGTTTTAGCCATACCAGGATACATGTCTGAATACTCATGTGTCTCTCCTGCAATAGCTGCTTCTAGCATTTGACGGGCATTCTTTGCTGGCATGCTGGTACCAGGTTCACCAGCTCCACCCTCAATCAAGTACTCCATATGACCATGGGCGTGACCAGTTTCACCTTCAGCTGTAGAACGGAACAATGCTGCTAGATCATTCTCACCTGCAATGTCACATTGGTTTGCAAAATACAAATAACGGCGGTTAGCCATCGATTCACCCGCAAAAGCTTCTTTCAAACATTCTGCAGTTTTAGTTCCTTTTAAACTACTCATAATATCTCCTTAATGTAAATGGTACCCGGAGCCGGACTCGAACCGGCACGCCTTTCGGCGAAGGATTTTAAGTCCTTTGTGTCTACCATTTCACCACCCGGGCATTGGTGCCGGTTGCAGGACTCGAACCCACCACCTGATGATTACAAATCAACTGCTCTACCTGATGAGCTAAACCGGCTTATGCTGCTAACAACTCTTTAAGCCTATCTGCAGCGTAACTTGCTGCAAATGCATTAGGTTTAACAAGAGGCACTACGTTACATACACCTCTAATATAACCTACGGCTTGTTGTATAACAATACTACTATTATAGTGTTCATCGGGATTAATATCCAGATGTATCTCTACATTCCGGTCCCCGATTACGTCTACTAACTTCTGATACATCTCTGCTACTTTGTAAACTTCATTCATTAAACGTAATGACGGTTTACTTGCTTTAGCATCATAATCTACTTCTGTTTGTACCTCTCCAAAAATTTTACAACCATGTCTACCATCAATATGAACTACTACTGCTAATGTGTAATCTGCGTACCATATTTTACCTACTTTATATCGATCAGAATCAGCACCAATGTAAATTTTTGTTTCAGGGCTTTGCTTATCAATAAAAGCTTTTACTTCTTCGATATCTAACTGTCTACGCACGATTACTCCTTATTGGAGCGGAGTAGGAGAATCGAACTCCTCGCTTTAGCTTGGAAGGCTAAGGTATTACCACTATACGAACTCCGCGTTTATGTAAAAAATGTTTCAATAATTTCCGGTTTTAGTATACCAGGTTTCTGACCATGTTTATCATAGTCGGGATGAAGAACTAGTGCCCAAGCTTTTTCAACAGCGTCTGGAATTAAGTAATCATAATCGTTACCAAAAAAAGCTGTTCCTTTAAGCATTTCAATACACTGATCTTTATTTTCCGCTATAACAGCCCACATACCACCATACTCAGATGACGGAAAAGGTACCCAGTAATTACCAATGTAAATTTTCATATTAACCTTTCTTATTGCTCTTACTCATTATGATGGCCTCGGTGTACGGAGTTGAACCGCAAACCTTTGGTTTTGGAGACCACTGCTCTGCCAATTGAGCTACACCGAGATAGAATTTTGTCTTTCATTGTAGTGTAAATCCGCATGACAATTACGACATAATGGGATACACTTATTAAATTCTTTTTCAAATACTTCACGAGAACGCTCTTTAAAAAACTTAGGTATTAACCCTTCTTTTAAGGAGCTATCGACATGATGAAAATCTATACACCAATGTCTATTTTCGTTACATTTAGTACATTTAAATTTACTTTTAAATTCAATCCAGCTTTTACGTAACATCTTATTACGCCCAGCTGTGCGTTTCAAGTATAACTCTTTATTATTCTGATAATGTGTTTCAGCATATGTTTTTCTAGCACATGCTTTGCAATATGGATAAACCCGTTTAGAATTTTTATAAAATTCAGTTATTTCTTTTTCTTCGTTACACCTGTTACATTGTTTCATAATCGTCTCCAAACTATTTTATTTATTTATAATTTGGAGACTTTTGACTACTCCGGAATCTTTTTAATAAGAGGATTATCAATAGGTTCATCTACATAAGCACCTATCTCATCACTAATTCTCATCATTTCATCTAAAGCTTTTTCTCTTTTTTTATTTCCAAATATTCTATCCCAGTTATTGATAAACGTTTCTTGATCAACGCTATACGGCCTGGGTTTACTTCCTTTACCACTCATACATTCTCCTTACCATGCCCAAGTTACTACAGTATACCTGACACCTTCAGTAACTTCACTTACTAAATGTGGAAACAAAAAATTAGAAGGAAATATAACGACTTGCCCCTTACCTAGTTTTATTTTTGTATCACCAAAAAATATTAAATCACCACCCTTAAAATTATCATTCAATAACCCTACAGCAGAAAGAACAGGTATACCTTTACGTGTACCATCAAACATATCATGAATGTGGTCACAGTGTTCTCTCATTAAAGTATTTTTCTCATATCTGTTAAATCTGAGAGGACGAGATTGATTATAACTAGAGTACCATGGAAAATTTAAATCCTCCAAATACAAACTCATCGTTCTATTAATTTGTCTCTCAAGATAACTAGTATAGCTGATACTATCATGAGAAATAGAAAGCTCTTTATCATAACTTGCATAGGTATTACTAGCACTGTTATAGAATTTATGTTGTAACCACTCTACATTAGATAACTCATAAACTATTTCA